TCCCATCCCTGATAACACTGAGTTCCAGTGGAGATGTAGAGATGTAAGTACTGAGTCTGAAGTAGGTCTGTAGTCTGAAGTACAGACGTTTAAAACACTAGATATCTACATACAGACACCTACTATCACATACCCACTAGAAGGAAATGCTTTCATCAATCAACAAGATTCATTTTTATCTGATAACTACTCTGTAATAAATTCGGTAGAAACACATGCAGCTAGCTATTGGATGATTAAAAATTCATCTGGTACTATAGTTTACCAAACCGACAGAGATACTGTTAATTTAAAATCATGGATGCCTCCAAATGGTGTGATTATTTTAGGTGACACGTATACAGTTTATGTTCGCTATGAAGGTAGTTATGGTACTTTAAGCGAATGGAGTATAGCCAGAACATTTATAGGTTCTGGTATACCTTTTGGCAAGTATATGGCTATAAATCATGCTAATAATCCATACATAACTATTTATGGACGTGACATAGACACATTTACAAAACTTCCAAATCCAACATCTCTACCAATTGGACCAACAAGCTCGGATGATAGAACAGATATTGTATTTAGTTCTGATGGGGTTTATTTAGTAGTTATAGCATCGTTGCCTCGAATTTCTATATATAAAAGAACAGGTGATAGTTTTAATTTATTATCTGGTCCTGATGTTATTCCTAGTAGTTTTGTGTATAAAGCTAGTTTTACAAATGATAATGTTTATCTGGCCGTTAGTCATAATTCGTCACCTTATATAAATATCTACAAGCGCTCAGATGATGTATTCACTAAGTTAGCTAATCCATCAATACTACCTACTGGTGCAGGCAATGCAGTAAGTTTTTACGGTTGACGATAAAAAATAAAACACTCTCTACCAGACTGCTTAGATAGCAGTCTGGTAGAGATGTCATGTCATTTACTTTGATAGGTGCTGAGATATTCCATCATCCAATCATACTGCGGTAGTCTAATGATCTTACAGTTATCAGGTTGTCCGTAGTAGTAATAATGCTCCAACTGTAATCGGCTCTCTCTCAGCATTTTTAACAGATCAGGATGCTGTTGAAGCTTCATGTCAATAGCTAGCAAGATCTCTTTGTTAAAATCTTCTACATGAACTTTAGGATATCGCATACCTGCTTTTTTAGCTTGATATCCATATAGCTCTCTTAGATCTTCATGACACTGACCTGACTTCAACCAGTACCAGAACCCCTCTACACTAGCAAACTTCCCATATCGATCATGCTCAAAAGGTGTATGGGCTAGATTGCTTAAGAGTCTGCCCAATTCAGTTCTGCCTCGACTATATACGTTGATGTGATTCACACCATCTGTTACAGGTGTGACATGGTCTTTACTATCATTCAATGACTCCCATGTTTTCACTATCACATCCCCATGACACGGTACTGGTTTACAGAAACATACTAACTGACTATCAGACTTCAACCGTTTCAAAGCTCCCATCACTACAGGATCTCTGTTATCGATTTTATCTTTAAGCCATCTAGCATACATCTCTATCACTTCTAAACGAGTACCATGTTGTCCTATCACATATGGATTACCCAGTACTGAACCTCTCCCTATATATACTGCATCAGCAGGTATATGATCTTTGTACTTGTTAAGAACTTGCATGTAGTTACTGATCAGTAGGTGTTTTGTCGTTAGCTCTGTTCTTATGTATGAAAGTATACATATTAATAAAACCAGCAGTAGCTAACGTATCTTTGATAACGAACATCGCATAGTTGACAACTGTTTTATCTACTCCAGTGTCAGCTATTTTGATATATACCCTAAAGTGATGTTTATTGTTGCACCATATTAGCTTGTAATCTGGCATGGATTTCCATTTACTCTTGATGACGATGCAAGTGTGGTCATCGTTGGTATCAATATGTGTGTTCTTAAGTTGCTCTAGTGACTCAAGCATCTTGAAGATTTTATATTGAGTACTACTACGTACACTGCGAATACTCTTATCGTTTTTAGTCATGGTCATAGTCCTATAGGTGATCTGAGTTCTTTGATACTAGCTGCTCTGCCTGTGAGAAGTTCTACTTTACGTTTATGATAGTCTACTTGTTTAGGTATGGCTTCATTATACATATAGTAGAACTTAACATCTCTATCCGGTAGCTTTCTGAGACGTCCCATCACTTGTAGATTAGATGGAGAGCTAGCTATGCTGTTGGTGAGTATGACTGCCCTCAATCCAGGTATGTCGATAGCTGTACCTGATGAGATGATGGTGGTTACACGGATTTGTGCATCGATTACATTTTCATAAGGATCTTGTTCACAATATCTCCTCACATCAAAGTCTGGATATTTATGTTTGAGGTAGTTGGTGATCTTATCGCACATAGCTACACTGCTGGCATAGATGGCTAGCTTATCACCTGACTGAAACTCTTCCATATAAGACATCTGGACTAGATGATCGATGATCTTCATATACTGACTAGTCAGATGTGGTTTACTGAGTATGGATTTCTCATATGCATTATGAGAATATACGTTTGATCCCCATTCAGTAGTTCTGAGTTTAGCACTCATGGCATCCATAGTAGGATACCCGATAGCATATACATGTATGTATTTCTCCATGTCTTGGTTCTCAAACCTGACTTCATGAGGATACATGATTTTGTGTATGCGTTCTACTGTATAGTTGTCTGTAATGAGGGTGGCTGTTAGTCCTATGAGTCGCTCTACATGACTATATAACAACATCTTAAACATGGCATGGATGTGCTGGTGTGTTTCATCTATCAACACAGTACCTACACCTAGCAACGGCCATAGGTAATCAGGCAATATTCCATACTCATCAGTAATCACATCGCTATCAGATGTTTCATATGCAGTGATAAAGTTTTGCAATGTCCTAGATGAAATGATGATAAACGGACTAGCTAATGTGCCATCTTGAGCTAATGATATCAGTCCTTTAAGTTGTGCTGATCCTTGCACTACCATGATGTCAGTGGGTTTGATATTGAGGATGTTGACGATATCGCCGCACCACTTCTCTATGTAAGTAGGTAGGATCACGATGGCTGTACGTTTACCTAGTCTACTTACTGATGTCAGTCCCACTACAGTTTTACCACCACCCGTACGGATAGCTATAAGCTTAGATCTCTGACCATCTTTAGCTGTGGTAAAGTCTACAGCTGGTATTTGTTGGTTGCGTAGCTCCCACCCTTTTCTGACAGGTACTGATATATCAGCAGTGATAGGCATTTCATGTTTATGTATTGTGATCTGCGATCGATCTATTTGTTTCTTATTCAGATACCATAACAAATGAGGAAGCTGGTTGATATGAAACCTATATTCGTGTTTTAGCTGAGTGGCAAACACTTTACCAGGTTGCAACACTTGACCTTGTCCAGGTATCTTGACAAAAGTTTTTAGTGTATATAAGCTCAGAAAGCCTTCCAAACATTCAGCCAGCCAATGCGGAGGTTGTCTGATGACTATGAAATGACTATATTGCTCTATGATGACTGCCATCAGAACTACTCCTTGAAAAAAATACCCCTCTATACTAGCAGGGGTAAATAGTCTATTTTTTATGTGCTGCCAATACTTCTGCTGGCGCGATGAATACATCCATCACATGATCGTTACGGTTCTCTGGGAAGAAAGATGCTGGATCTAGAATCACGTTAGTTTGTGACTCATATGCATATGCTGCAGACAAAGAGCGCCCATGTATGATGGGGTCGGTAACACCCAACCCAGCTGTAGGGGTATTACGACCTAGTGCAAAGTTATCATTATTGACATCTTGACACATGACTGCATACACGATAACTTCCAAACACGCGATATTCACAAACAGTTTAGAGTTAACTAGTTCAAACAGTTCGATCAAAGTAGCCTTAGGAGAATCAGGCTTACCTCTAGACGTAATGTCTTTAACCCTAGACTCTACGATTTTAGAGATCTCACTAGCGTGTTTGGCGAAACTGTACTCCTTCTGAGGTAGTCTCAATATGGGCTTGTTGAAATCCCATTTGTCAAAACTAAACAAAAAGTTGTTGTTCTCATCTGTCTCCCAATGATGGATTTTAAGATGTTGTAGAAACTCAGATGTTAGAACAGCTTTACGACCATGTTGAGATACGATGATAGGATGCCGCTCACGACTGTTCTCATCGCCGATCATCACTTCAACTACTTCGATGGCAGAAATGCGACTAGGATTGATATCATCAACATCATCTACCAACATGATGTCAGTTAGACCATAAGCTTCACCACTAGCCGCCACTAGCTTTAATCCTTTATTTTTCCACTCCGGTAGTACCAGATAAGCATCTCCTTTATTACTAATCTTAAAGAATCTACGCCCTACTTCAGTCAGTATGATGGCTTCTGACGTACTACTAGCCATCAAGTGCTTGGTAGAGAGCACAGACTGAGTACTCTGTTGTGTCATCATGGCTGATGTGATGTGACCTAGGTTGGCATGGGGTGAAATGTTATCTGCCAATCCACCGAAACACACAGCGCATACTCCACGACTATCGTGATAATGACAACCCAATACAGTTCTGATTTTGATAGTGCGATCAACTAAATGATAGTCAGTTTTACCAATACGTTTCAGCGTATCAGTTTCTTCATCCAGATAGTACTTGCCATTCATGAATACCAAGTCGCCCGGATAGACTACCACATCGTTAACACGCTCTTCACCACGAATACGCCAAATCAGATAATCATCGCTACCACAATCTCCCATTCTAATGTTGGAATCTACGTCTACAGTGCCGAGATCTCCACGCTCGATATACTCAACTGCCATCGTCATCAACTGTAGTCTACGTGCAAAGTATTCGCTGTTCTGCAATGGGGCTTCTGCAAAATACAGAGACTTACTAGCTGCCCTAGACTCCAGTGAGAGATTATACAGGGTCAACATACCTTTGGTGAAGCTGCGTAGAATCGGTACTGGCATATCATCGCCATCTACTTCAGTCACAAAGCCACGAGGACCCACACATTGTAAAACTTGGTTATGTTTCACTACATCTGCACGTGTGAATAGTGCTAGGCTATTACCAGAGAGGCTAGGATCGGTTTTTAATACCCTCCCTATGGTATCGTATACCTTTTCGATAGAAACAGGCGTAGGGGTCAGATTATCCGTATCTGCTTTGATCTCAGGATGATCTATTACTTGAATGAAGTCCAAGATATCCAAAGACGTTACATAAGCCTCCAACTTTTGAGTGAGGTCGTTGTAAATGTTATTGGTGACTTCATACACCATCTTGGTCAGTTCATTACGCAGTGCTGGTGTGTGCAACTGATAATAATTAACCACATCCCAATACACATACTCCATGAGTTTGATATGAGTACCGGCATTAAAAGTCTTGCCGTTCAACACATGTTTGACATGGTGGCATGGCAACATGGGAGTATTGGGATAACGTCTGTGGAAATCCCATACGTAAGAACTAAACAAGATCTCTTTGTCATTAGTATCGACCACTGTCCCATCATCAAACTGTAGCTGGTGAGGACCGCGACTAATCAAACTCCATAGTTGTTCTGTAGAGTGTTTGAGTAGATCTCTGGCATTATACATGTTGGTTCCTTGCCTGTTTAGATCAAATCAAGTTCGATCTCTAGTTCTTCTAGCGTGTTATCAATATGTGCTTCAATCCTGACTACCTGTCTAATCTCCTTTTCTAGATCCTTAACCAGCTTTTTAGCAGCATTATTCAGATCTTTATTATTAGCTGCTAATTGCATAACGTTTTTGATACGGCGATTCCTGATTTCTTTTTCCAACTTAAGTTTGAAAATCTGAAGTTCCGGAAGAGGCATTTTTTGCATATCTTTAACTTTCACGGCACATCTCCTATAGTCCTCCACACCTTCTATAAGAAGGGTGGAGGTTATGTTTTTTAACAGTGTCTAAGTCATAGCGGTAGTACCAGACTCATGTAGTATATATGTGTTCATGCTTAGTTCAGAATAGCTACTTCGCCTTTGGTTTTGCATGGTGCTATCTCGAGTAGTTGTATAGTCTGACCAGGTTGAATTACGTAATCGTCACCGTCTACTATTTTCAATGCATGAACGCTGCGAAAAGTAACAGATCTACTTTTGACTATGAAAATAAATTTATTGCTTAGATTAGCATAAACGTGATGATCATCAGGGTTTATTACGTCATAAGGTATAGATTTAAGATGTATGTATAGAGACTCATTGATGATCTTAGGGTAAAAAATTATCTTACCCTCTTTAGTACTTACAAACTTTTTAGTATTAAATAAGCCCCAACTAACGATATCTGATTGTTTAACGGCATGACGATTAAAAGCATTGGCAAAATCTTTAGCTGTTAACATCTACGTCACCATCTTTTAAACATAGGTTGATTAGCTACATGAGGATGTAGAATGGAAAGTACAGCCATACGGAAATTAGCTTGCATGCGTTTACGTTTAGGTAGAGTAGTATCTCTTAGACATTCATTGGTCTCTACCATGACTTGCTCTACAGATAACCATTGATAAACATCGTGATCATTTTCAGATCCATATCTACCATCGGTATTGAATGACAGTGACTGGCATTTAACGGCATATTGAGCTTCTTGATGCCAGCCTTGTTCTTTTAACCAGATATCATCTCTGACATCTAATACCCAATCACCACTAGGTGTGATGATCTCAGGACATTCACCAGACCATCCGGCTTCTTCAGATAATTCTCTCAAACCGGCTAACTCTATAGACTCATTGACATCTATACCGCCGCCAGGTAGAGATGGGAGGTGATTATAACCATTAGAGATAGCCAACAACATATCATCCTTGTAACAATATGTCTCAACTCTATGTCTGCGTTTTAAACCGTTGTGATATGTAGCTTTTTCCATGTTATACCTTTAGTGTGTTATGATAATACCACCAGATGTATGGATAAATGAAAAAAAAAATCACTCCTACCCAAGCCTAGATGGCCGGGTAGGATGAGGATATTAAACTCCACTAAACATGCCGTACAACAACATGCCGGCAAACGTAACCGCCATGACAACCAGGCGGATATTACCGTTGCCGTTTTCGTTGGCTTTCTTGAGAGTTTTGAACATGGTAAATCTCCAACTAGAATACCGTCTAGTGAGCGTAAGTCCTAAGCGATAATGCTAGGTCTCATGTACTATATATGTGACTATGTGAAAATCAGACAAAAAAAAAAACACCCTCTGTACTAGCAGGGTGATGATGGTGTTAATTACGATACCAGTCAGGTAGTTTTTCCACTTTAGACCCACGGAACATCTCATGCATGTCAGTGACGTTGCTGACATCCCACTGGGAGATGTCGCCTTGAAACTGGCTACCTTCAAACATCCTGTACATGTTAGCGACATGGCTGACATCCCACTGACTGATGTCCCCATCGAACTTACTAATGTAAAACATACCGCTCATGGTAGTTACACTGCTGACGTTCCACTTGGAGATATCACCTTGGAACTGACTATTGTCAAACATATACGACATGCTGGTCACGTTGCTGACATCCCACTGGGAGATATCTCCGTCGAACTGACTGTTTGCAAACATCCCGCGCATGTCAGTGACGTTGGAGACATTCCATTGGGAGATGTCTCCATTGAACTGACTGTTTGCAAACATACCACACATGTTGGTTACATTGGAGACATCCCACTGACTGATATCGCCGTTGAAAGGACTACCGATAAACATCCCATGCATGTTGGTCACATGGCCGACATCCCACTTGGAGATGTCACCGTTGAACTGACTACCGTAGAACATCCCACGCATATCGACGACGTTTGAAACATCCCACTTGGAGATGTCGCCTTGAAACTGACTGTTTGCAAACATATGTGACATGCTGGTGACATTACTAACATCCCACTGGGAGATATCACTTTGTAACGGATTACAAGCAAACATATTGCTCATATCGGTTACGGTTGATACATTCCAGCCAGAGATATCACCGTTGAACTGACTGCCTTCAAACATCCCATACATGCTGGTTACGTTAGAGACATTCCATTTACTGATGTCGCCGTTGAACTGACTGTCGTAGAACATCCACGCCATGCTGGTTACCTGACCGACATCCCATTTGGAGATGTCTCTGTTGAACTGACTTTCGGCAAACATCCAAGACATGTCGGTCACATTGCTAACGTCCCACTGACCGATATCGCCACTGAACTGACTCCTGCCAAACATATGCGACATATCAGTGACGTTGCTGACATTCCATTGACTGACATCACCTTGGAACTGACTACCGTAAAACATCCCCCGCATATCAACGACGTTTGAAACATCCCAAGCAGAGATGTCTCCTTGGAACAGACTATAAGCAAACATAGTGCTCATGTCAGTGACGTTAGAAACATCCCACTGACCGATATTGTTATTGAAGCGACTATAAGCAAACATATCGCTCATGTTGGTGACATGACTAACGTTCCAATGGGAGATGTCTCCATTGAACTCGCTGTCTTTAAACATCCATGACATATCAGTGACATTACTGACATCCCACTGACTGATATCACCGTTAAACTTAGAAGCATGAAAAATCATTGACATGTCAGTGATAGCCGACACATCCAGATAGTTCAGATCAGCATCCACAGCTGACTCACGAATGATATCGATCAGCTGTTCGCGAGTGATGACTTTGATAGTGGTGGTCATGATAAAAGCTCCTCGGTTGATTAAGTACCTAAGCGATAGTGTTAGGTCTCATGTACTATATATGTGACTATGTGAAAATCAGACAAAAAAAAACACCCTCTGTACTAGCAGGGTGGTGATAGTGTCATTCACGATACCAGTCAGGCAGTTTTTCCACTTTAGACTCACGGAACATCCCACGCATGTTAGTAAGACGACTAACGTTCCAGTAGGAGATGTCTCCGCTGAACTGACTGACGTAAAACATCCATGCCATGTCAGTGACGTTGGAGACATCCCATTGGGAGATATCGCCGTTGAACTGACTGATGTAAAACATCCATGACATGTCAGTGACATGGCTGACATCCCAGTGGGAGATATCACCGTTGAACTTACTGTCTTCGAACATCCCATGCATGTTGGTCACGTTGCCGACATCCCACTGGGAGATGTCTCCATCGAACTGACTGCCATAGAACATCCATGACATATCAGTGATACCTGATACATCCAGATGGTTCAGATCGGCATCGACAGGTGAGTTACGGATGATCTCAATCAAATCTTCACGTGAGGCGACTTTGATAGTGGTAGTCATTTTATCCTCTATTTTTAAGATATGAATCGATGTAGTCACAAGCTTCTTTAATAGTATTAAACCTTTTGAGATAAGGTCCAGTATGCTTGACAACTACATCTCCATCTGCAAAAAATCCCAGACTTACAGGTACTTCACCAGTCATCATACTGATGTCATTGTTCTTGATGAACTTCTGCAGTCTGTTCAACGTCCTCACTGACATCTTCTACTCCATTGAGAGGATCTGTGATGTACATACGTTTGAACATAGCAAAACGTTTACCATGCTCAAGAGCCAGTCGGTCACACTCTGTTTTAGCAGCAGGGTATGTGAAATGCCATTTAGGAGTCTTGCTGAAATTGTAAGACTTATTATTCCTAACTTCAGCGATCACCCACACTCCCATGGATTTAACAGCACCATTAAACACAGCTTTCTCATACATCAAAAAACCACGATACAAACTAACTACTTTTTTATCCTTGAATCTTCCACATTCATCCTTAGCTAAAGTTTCAGGTTTATAACCCTTGGTCAACAAGATACTTTCAAACAGTTCACGAGTATTTTTATTGGACATTGAGATACTCCTTCAATTCAGGTAGTATGTAAGTCATGATATACTCCCTAGCTTTTTTATCTACGTCGCTGAAATGACCGCTACTTACGAACATTTCAATGACAGTGCTTGGATTTTCTAATATTTCAAAACTATATGTTGTGATGTTTTTAGTATAATCATTCAGTATGTCTCTAAATGATCTTACGCCATTAGCATCTACACACATAGTCTCTTCAGTCAACTCATTGCCTATGACACAGAAAGCATGTATCAGTCCTTCTACAAGTATTTTACCATGTCTACCAATACATCCGGTATCCCTAGTTTCAGTGATTATACCTATCTTAAGATAGGTCATGTCATTTAGGACATAAGCAAACTCATTACAGTCGCCATGTAAAAAGGCTTCCTTGATCGAGATCATCATTCATCTATTTGAAAACGACTATACTCCATCTCATCAGCTGCATGCTGATTCAAGATCTCAGCTACTACAGTTTCAGTATTGTCATCATTAAACCGAAGTATCAGCTGGAATTCAGGTTCTCCATGTTGCACTGTAGTAGCCATTGTGCCTTGATTTAAACCAGTTACGATATCATCAACAGTTAGATCAGGTTCCAGAATGTTGATACGCTGGATAATAGATCCAACTACATCAAAACAAATAGTGTGTTCATTCATGATAGATTCACCAAGTTGATTAATTCATCGACAGTATTGATTTGTTCTACATCATCTAAAAACACTTGTTTGAACTTAGACATGGTATCTACAACACCATCTTCCAATCCATTTCTAGGTTGAACAACTATAGGAAAGTTAACACAAGCCCATGTAAAGTGTTCAGGCAATATTCCATACCCAAAGTTATAGCTATCAGTAAAAAAGTATTTCTCGAACACATGTGACAGTACAAAATATATGTAAGGTTGAACATCTACAGTTAATGCATATGTTTCTGTAGTGGTTAAAACACCCTTACAAGGTTTTTTGACAGTCTGAAAAAGTTGTTCTTTGGTGATCATAATAAGTCCCTCAGATAGTCGTTAAAATATCTACACAGATGATATCTTTCAAAACTACAGTTTTATCATTCAAATCGATACATAGTCTAGGTTTAAGCTTAGATGTTTTGTTATCAAACATTTCACAAATGATGTTTATGTCGACACCCCACGCGCCACGCACAGTAGCATATATCTTATTTTCTTTTTCATCATATCTGAGATTCTCGGCATAAAAAATACTTTTATGTAGAGCTTGCAAACAGGCAACCTTTGCCAATGTTTCTTTGTTATAGCCTTGGAAATCAGGTCGTTCACAAACAACATGAATTACTTTTTTATCGATAAATGCATTGGCTACTTTTTCAGCATTCAAATCGACGAGTTTATTAAATTCCTTTAGCGTTTCAGCAATATCGTTGAAATCAACAAAAACGATCTCATTGTTTGACATTTTGAAGTTCCTTATATATCAGAACGGCAATAAAAAAGACCCCAGTTCCATAAGGAACCAGGGTCATCGAGGTGTTGGTGGGCGGCGTGAGATTCGAACTCACTATCTCCGGTTTATGAGACCGGTGCTTGTACCAGGCTTAAGCTTCCCGCCCTTCGGTGACAGATATGTTCATACTGTCAGTCTACTCTTACAGAACAATACGTTGACCATATCAACGTTACGAGTAGTGCTTATTAAAACTGTTTAGTTTGGCCAACGAGACTTGAACTCGTACGGGTTACCCCGGCGGATTTTAAGTCCGCTCATCACACTATAGCTTTCGCTACCTCTTTCGAGTTTGTGCGCTGGACTATATCTTCATCCTCGAATATTTCGATAGGATGCTGGGCGCTCTAGCTGGTTATTAAGAGGACTAAACCTCTCCAGTAGTCTCTGCACTTTCTTAGACTGTAGTCTAAGCTTAGCTCAGTATTAGCATCGGCGTAACCCGTTAAGCCTTCACTGAATTCACCCAGTTTTTCAATGTCATTACTGACAAAGGACACAATTTTTTATGTCTACCAATTCCATCATGGCCAATCTAAACACTCTTATATCAATCTAAATTCTAAATCTTCTTCTATAAATACACCATTTGTAATAAGTTTTTTCCATAAAGTTATATATTTTACAACTGAAAATCTTGCAGCTTCTTTGATACTGTTAACTATAAATATTTTATTTGTTTTTATATTTTTAATGGTGACCAATCTAGCTAAATTACCAGTGCCAAGTTCTTTAATTGTATTGATCGGTGAAATATGCCATTCTGATTCATCGTCGTATTTGAAAATATAAAAACTTTTATGAAATTTACCAGAGTTACCTTTTTCTAAATGTTTCCAAAAAGTAGGTTTACATATGCCAAAATAATCAGCGCAAGCTTTTGCACTATTAAATAGTTTTTCTTTTCCTGTAAGTAAACATTTAGCCAATACTGGTTTGTCTTTTGGATGCAAACCGCTTAATCTCGAATGTATAACATTTTCTTTTCCGTCAACCCATTCAAGATTTAATTTATTATTATTTAATCTGTTACCGTCGATGTGATTAACTTGTAAATCATTAAAAGATTTATCTAAATGTCTGGATGGTCTTCCTACAAAAGTTCTAGCTATTAATCTAGATAACTTAAAATTTTTTGGTTTATTGCCAGGATCACTTATTACAAATTGAATATTTTTTGAAGGATGCAACCATCCTTTTAAAATTTTACCAGTTTTTATATTTAACACAAGACCATTTTCACTAACGGCTATTTTATCATTATCAGGATAGTGATAAAATCCGTCATAATTAGGAACTGGTTTCGGTGTAACTAACTCTAAATCATCGGGATCATTTATTCGAACTACTTCAAATAAGCTTTCCACCACACTCCCATCACTAATGATACTTTGAAATATTGGCCTCGCACGGAGGACTCGAACCTACCAGTCTACGGCTTAGAAGGCCGTTGCATTATCCAATTATGCTAGTGCGAGGTATGGAGCCGATAGCCGGATTCGAACCGACGTCTGCAGATTACAAATCAGCTGCTCTACCAATTGAGCTATATCGGCGTGTTATGTGGCGGGAGGTGATAGCATCGAACTATTAGCCATTCACATGGCTACTACGGTTTTCAAGACCGTTCGAGGAGCCAACCTCAGCACCTCCCAAATAAATGTAAAGACATGGCTGGGCTCGAACCAGCGACATTCCACGGCGGAGTCTACCATCTGACCTACATGTCTTTACTGTCTACCGTGTTTAGACATCTTGCTCTACTGTTGTTTCTCTCCATGTTATGTGTAATGGCTATAAATTTTTATCTACTACCAATCAGTGACATTATGTCCAGCAATAAATGTCTGATAGTGATAATGGGCGTTATCAAGTTCCTTTTGAACTGAAGGGATGAGTTCATGGATTTTAGCTTTGAGCGCAGTGTATGACCTGAACCCATGAAAGATGACTACCTTATAGATATATCGACAATCATCATCAGTAGCATATTCCAATCGAACTACATCGATGATCTTCATGGTGCATAGGATAGAGATCAGGATGTTTTGTTTCAAATGCACTCTGGCCTCATACCAGCGACGACCGATGGGCTTGGAAACCAGTTCCAGTAGTCGATAAACAGACCAGTTGATTTCCAGTTTATCGGTACTGGGGCTTTTCAGATAGTCGTATACTACTTGAGCATATGTGCGGTTGAAAACAGCACCGATGACAAACCCCAACAGCATTCCAATGATAATACTAGACATTTTAGACTCCTTATGATGAAAGTACATATATCCATTTACTATATATGCGATCATGCTAAAATCAGACAGCGAACTTAAGCTCTTCTGGTATCTCTGGTGATCATGTCATTCACGATACCAGTCAGGCAGTGTCGTCATGGCTGAGCCATGAAACATCAGTGACATGTCGGTGACCTTAGACACATCCCACTTGGAGATGTCTCCTTGGAACTGACTACCACGAAACATCCATGACATATCAGTTACATTAGATACGTCCCATTTGGAGATGTCGCCATTAAACTGACTGTCATAGAACAGCCATGACATGTCAGTGACCTTAGACACGTCCCACTGGGAGATGTCTCCTTGGAACTGACTGTAAGCAAACATCACTGACATGTTAATGACACTAGAGACATCCCAGCTACTGATGTCTCCTTGGAACCGACTACCACGAAACATCCCACACATGTCAGTTACATTAGACACGTTCCACTGTGAGATATCGCCTTGGAACTGACTGTCGTAGAACATCCCACACATGTCGGTGACCTTAGACACATCCCACTGGGAGATGTCACCGTTGAACTGACTGTCATTAAAAACACCGGACATGTCGACGACGCTACTGACATCAAGGTGGTTGAGATCGGCATCTACCGGTGACGACTGGATGATGTCGATCAACTGTTCACGTGACGTGACTTTAATAGTTTGCATTTTGAAAGCTCCTTATGTGACTTCAGGTAGGTCCACACGACCTTTCATTTCTTTTTCTAGTCTGATAGTAGAAATGATATCTCTGGATAGCTGACTAGGGATCTTAGCTACTAGTTGCTTACATACTTGTAGACAGATATTGGTTTGATCTATTAGCATTTCATCGATAGGTAGTTTATTATACATGACCTCATGTAGTTTTATCATGGGGGAGATATCTAACTGCATAGATGTGCGCATGCAATAGATCTCTATGAACCTAGCATATATCTTCAAACCAGCTTCAAATGACTGAGTCACACCTGTCAGATCTCGATAGATGTATATACCGAACTCATCTACTTCTACCTCACCTGTAGCAACTAGTTTTTTAAGTGCGTTTTCGATAGGTGTAAAAGTATTGCTGGCTATGATCATCCCAGGTATATATACTGGTTTAGGACGATATTTCTTTTTAGGTTTGCTCATTGTAGATAGACTGGATAAATTCTTTAACTTGTGGTCGGATGACTTCTACGATTTTACCGATTTGCAAATACAAACTGCGTACTTGCTCTGATTTCTCATCTGTGAAAAACTTATTGTAATACAGACCAGATACTACTAGATAATTACCTAGTAGTATGGTTAGCTCATATGGTTTAGATGTAAAGTCTGTAGGATAGCCTTGTTTATACAATACATCAAGCTCTTCTGGTCTATTGGTTTCAGTAGCGCGGATAGCTTCCTTCATAGCTTCTCCGGGATACTTGTTATGCAGTTGAACTTCAGCATCGACGATATGTTCGGCTAGTAGTTCTACTAGTTTGATGTCTATGTTATTACCTAATATACTTAATAGAAAATGAATTGTGGTAGTTTTGATATTCAGATATGTATTTGCATGTTTAGCGCTGAGATAAGTTTGCATGGTGATTAATCCTTAGATTCTTTTTTAACGATCAGACGACGCACTGTGCTAGAAACACCAGGGAAAACATTTCTGATACTACCTAGTAGTTCATGTCTGACTTTATTCCTCAGGTTGAAACCACTATCTGAATTGGTAGGGTCTGTCAGATATGTTAGTTGTCTGTGGTTGGCATATTCGATGATTTGATGTTTGGGTGTGATGAGTAGAGGTCTATAGACGTTGCGGTTATTGTAATTGAGTAGCTTAGATGCCCCTTGCATAGATGACATCACATACCATTCAACTGCATCTTCGAGATGATGTCCTGTCAAGACTGGTAGAGACTGAAGCTGAAAAATATCATCCCTCTCCCTAGACCAATATGCTTCCTTGGAAAGCTTCTCAGTTTTGGGTTTGATTTTCTTGACTAGCAGAGTAAGTCTGTGTTTTTTAGCTACATGTGTAGCAAAGGAAACTTCCTCTTTAGCATAGTCATCTAGATGATCTACTACCAGTAGAGTAGGTTTACGATTACGAGTAATCAGTAGATCAGTCAGAACCATAGAATCCATACCACCAGAGAACGCCACAATGACTTTCTCCGGCTGAGATCTAAAGAAGTGAATCTTTTTCATTTGTTAGTTCCCCTTGTTGTCTTGGTCATACTTGCTTTAGTGTCTTTGGTCTCTTTGACCAACTTGACGATCATGATGCTCATACCCATGATAATAGCTGCAAGCATTAGGATGATAGCTACTAAAATTTCCATGGTATATATACACGTATGTGTTTAGTGAATCGTTACTGGTTTAGTTTTGCCAGTGCTAGGATCTAATTCTACATATACTACTTTGGCATTAGCCAACATGTCTTTAACGAAGTCTGTGTTTTTGATATGATCAAATACGATATCGATATGCTGCCTAGTTTGAATGGCTTTAATGATATCAGCATGAGAAATCTTCATGATATTAGACATGTAACCGACAATAGTGTATTCTGTATCGTCTTTAAATGTCTTACTGAATTCTTGGATTATAGGTAATAGATGATGTCCTACTAGTTCTTCAAGCTGGAAGTTCTTATTTACATATGCATCAATGATGAAGAACTTAGCATTGTCATTAAAATACTGTTCGATCAAAACCATTTTAAATCTCCATGTGTGAATGATGAGCCAGAGTACTCATATGGTAAATATGGGTTAGCATCTAATTCAGATCATGCGGTCTTATGAATTGATGCCATTAATTTCACCTGTCACTGTGTTACAGTGACAGGGTAATCTTTACGAGCATCTGATAGATTAGTCAAACATATGAACATATCTACATGTTTTGAAATCACCTAAAGGCAGTTTATCCTTTTGAGAGAGTGATGCCTGTTTGTCCTTGATACTTGCCTTGACGGTCTGCGTAACTTGTTTTACAATATTCATCACTTTCAAAGAAAATGAATTGAGAGATGCCTTGGTTAGCATAAACTTTAAGTGGTAGTGTGGAAGCATTGGCTATCTCAATCACTACCTGACCTGAAAAACCAGCTTCGATAGGTGTGACATTAACTATAGCAGCACAATTTTCTACTACTACTCCTGATGATAGTACGAAGTTACCGGTTTCAGGAGATGTCAGGCAATATACATCATGAGTACCAGGTAGAGCTTTAACCTCCACTACTGACACTGCAGGTGTATTATAAGCAGGAGCATGGAACAAGTCTCCAGATAACAACTGATCAGCACGCTTTACAGTATGATCCCACATACAGAAACGATGGTCTGGAGTAACGTCTACGTAATCAAAATTACTGAGATGTACTCGTAGTACAGACTCATGTCCTACTAGTCTGGGTGCTACTAGATCTACTTCTTTGATCACACCTACAGCATCTAGACCATAGCCTCGATAAGTCTTGGTAAAATCCATATCCTTAAATGCAATATGTGTACCGTCAACTAATTTAACTAGAGTGTCTCCAGTAAAACAGCGTGCGTATGTAGACTTACCTACACAAATCACAGAAACATTCTTAGGGATATTGAAATACTCATTAGTATGTCCCAGGATGTAACTGTTAGGAGGAATAATACAGAAATCGCCTTCGTGATTTACAAAACAATCTTCTTGTATATTTAGAGGGTCAATCAATGCATTTTTAGCATTGGTAAAGATTTTAAAATGCCTAGCTAATGTAACGTCATATCCGTAGCTGGTTACACCATATGACAAAATCTTCTTACCATCTTGATAACATACTTGATGGTCTACAAAAGGACTGATCATAGGTAGCCAACTATCATCTGAATCGATAGGACGAGTACACTTTTCGATAATCCACTTATCACTCTTAATCATTTTAAAACTCCATATATGAGGAACCAGAAGATGATCTCAGTATATAAAAAAATAGATCTTGTGGTTGTCTACTAGAGGAATGAAAATGCGAATCTTGATGGTTGTACTCACGATGATGTTTAGTAGTTTAGCAAATGCTGATTTAAGCTTAGATCCTAGATGGTGTGGTGTAGTAGTTAGAAACGAAGATGGTTCTATCAAACGTAGTTCTGCTGTACTGAGGGCATTTCAGATCATTCACCCATGTCCTGTTACTGGTAGTAGAACTGGATCATGTCCTGGCTGGAGTATAGATCACACTATAGCTTTAGCATGTGGTGGATGTGACGACATACACAATTTACAGTGGATGCCTGTAGCTATAAAATCATGCAAAGATCCTTATTGTAAAGATAGATATGAAAGAAACATAATATATGTACCAGATAACGTACCTGGACTTAATTCTAAAGGCTGTAATCCTAAACTAGTTAACGAATAAAAAAAAAAATACACCACTCCAACCTACATGGTGGAGTGGTGGTGTATTTATTCTTTATACCAGTCAGGTAGTTTTTCTGTTTTGGAATTATTAAACATCCAAGACATGTTAGTGACACGGGTAACGTCCCACTTGGAGATATCACCTCGGAATTGACTATTTCCAAACATACATGACATACTGGTTACATTAGAGACATCCCAGTGTGAGACGTCGCCGTTAAACTGACTGTCATAAAACATCCCACACATATTGGTCACATGACTAACGTCCCACTGGCTGATGTTTCCAGTGAACTTACTATAACCAAACATCCATGCCATGTTAATGACACTGGCTACATCCCACCGAGAGATATCACCTCGGAATTCACTATTGGCAAACATGGCAGACATATTAGTGACACTACCCACGTTCCAGTGACTAATATCTCCATTGAATTCACTATCACAGAACATACCATTCATGTTAGTGACACTGCCAACATCCCAAGCAGAGATATCACCTCGGAATTCACTGTGAGCAAACATGTTATTCATGTTGACGACATTGCTCACATCCCAGCCAGAGATGTTACCGTTAAACTGGCTACTGTAAAACATATCTGACATGTCAGTGATGTCTGACACATCGAGATGGTTCAGATCAGCATCCACGGATGAAGACTGGATGATCTTGTTCAGTTGTTCACGGGTGGTGACTTTGATAGTGGTGGTCATGATAAAAACTCCTTGATTGTTTGAGTAAGTAAGCGATAGTGCTCATGTACTATATATGTGACTGTATGAAAACCAGACATCAGTACCACCCTCTGTACTAACAGGGTGGTGTTGGCGTCACTCGCGATACCAGTCAGGCAGTTTTTCTAACTTAGCTCTAGTAAACATCCCACGCATGTTAGTCACATGACTGACATCCCACTGAGAAATATCGCCTTGGAACTGACTGCTGTAAAACATATACGACATGTTAGTCACATGACTAACATCCCATTGGGAGATATCGCCATTGAAATGACTATCGGCGAACATCCCTCTCGTGGTTTTTACGTGACATACATCCCACTGACTGACATCACCTCGAAACTGACTATTTGCAAACATCCATGACATGTCGGTGACACTAGACACGTCCCATTGGGAGATGTCGCCATTAAACTTACTGTGGGCAAACATCAGCGACATATCAGTGACCTTAGACACGTTCCACTGGGAGATGTCTCCTTGGAACTGACTGCCATAGAACATCCCACACATGTCGGTGACATTAGACACGTTCCACTGGGAGATGTCACCGTTGAACTTACTGTAAGCAAACATCTCCCGCATATCGGTTACATTAGACACGTCCAGATGGTTGAGATCTGCATCCACAGGTGCTGACTTAATGATCTCGATCAGCTGATCACGTGAGGTGACTTTGATAACTGCGGTCATGATAGAAGCTCCTTGTGTAGATAATGAGCATTAGTACTCATATACCATATATGTAACTGTATGAAAATCAGATACCGTAGAAGCTAGGGGATTTATTACGAGTACCTGACTTGTCAAACTGGTAGTGTAAATCACAACACCAAGCGTGTATAGTATCATTCACGTGACCGGCATCACGAAACACTCTCATCTTAATGTAACTATCTGGTTCTACATATACACTAGGTATGGCTTTGTCAGAAGTCACCTCGGTGATCACATGCAAGCCTTGAGAAGCTTGTGTGATAGTGTGTTCCTGATATACCACAACTGGTTCATGAAAAACTTGTTGTTGGTGACCTTTAGCTACCGTATATTCAAATCCCCATCTAACAGTACCTGTGGCATCAGTCATGTGTAGTCCCATAGTGCCTCTGATATCATCTTTCATACAATACATCACGTGCGGCTCTAATATACTAGGCAGTATGTTGACTTTCCTGAATCGGATGTCTGTGACAACCATGACAGTCAGACCAGATATCCTAGTTTGTTATGGTTCATCTGTACTCCTTGCTTTACCAGACTTCTACAGATTCGAAAAATATCTCTACGTCACATTGATCACCGGTTAGTGAGTTATCGAGACTTTCAAACTTCAATCTGAATAGATCTGTGTTGGCTATAGTCAAACTAGTGATGCCTTTCTTAGACTTGATAGATACACGCATAATGACATGTTTTGTCATCCAGAAGCTCTCTTCGGATATCCAGCTATCATTTTCATAAACCATCTTCGGTTTATAGTAGTGATTATCAGATAACCTGAGAGCATCAAACCCTCCTATAAGGGGTTTAAACTCGGCTAGTTGACTTTCTGTGACTGGTGTGATATATGGAATAAATGCGCCGCCTATATTGACAGTAGAGAGCGTTTTAGACAGTTCTAAGATCTGATGCTTATGCTCTGTAAGTTCTTTAGGTAGATACTCAATATATCCTGGTGTGGGTTGATATACATAATGGGGAGTCTGACACTGGTCAAATATCCAGTCTGCTGATTTAATCACATTACACCTCCAGTCAGTCGATAGAAATCATTTAGTTTTAAAGTGATCTCATCTCGCACTTCACCATTTTCAGTTTCGAACATTTTTTTAATTTTTATAAGTATTTCAAATTGTTTTTTTGATAGATCATTAGCATGCATTAATGCATCAAAAGCTTCACTTTCTATCAACACGCTATCTTTTTCTACATGAGTAGCTGTAAACTTAGTCATGTAGTTTCTCCATTGTATCGATAAGCAACATGTTAACCACAGAGTTAAAACCTTGTTGTTGAATCATTTCATCTGTGTGTGGTAGCAAATCTACACACACTCCTCGATAATCACTTACCAGATCTACCAGTCTATGTTTGGTTTGTCGAATAGCTGCTTTTTGAACATGAGTAAACTCTACGTCTAGCGCTTGAACATCTAACTTATCTAAAGTGTTATCGCATAATGAGATATAACGAAATTCTTCCATGCAGTTAAGATGAGATTTGATGGAAAGTACTTCATATTGACAAGCTGCTTCTAGTAGTTCATGATCTAGCATGACGTGATCCTGTTTGGTTTACCATTTTATGTTTATGAGTGTTAAAAAATATACAATATTAACAATATCAGAAATCCTTTGACTACATATCTTACTAGGACAGCTTGAGCTATGTTAGAACTATTTCAAAGGGTGGTTAGCAACCCCAACGCTCAACGCATGCCTGGAGAGTTCGATTATATAAAAGGCATATATCTTAGAGAACTCTTAGGCATACAAGACTATTATCAAAATAGAGTCTATGCCACTCGCAACCAACACATACTGGTGAGACTACTCACACACATAGACACACCTCATCACTACGATCTAGATAGATTTGTAGAAAGCACCAGAGCACGAGCACCTTATATAGCCAAAGCTTTTAAGTTCACTAGTGAGATAGAAAAAGGTATCATACATCCTGGTCACTTTTATGGACATAGCAACCCAGAGATACTGTTATACGAAGACAGTTACTTTGATGCTACGTATGCTGAAAAGAACTGGAAACGCATCACTGCTGTCAATACCATATGGCACCCTAGAAGTGATCTAGGTTTCATGTTAGGTAATGGTAGGGTAAGTAGCAGTGATACTGGTTTATCGATTATTAGTATCAACATCCCAATGCTGGCTGTACAATTCAGATGCTTCATGCGTGAACAAATGATCAAACAGTCTACCGGTAGTGCTGGTGTGTTAGGCATAACTCATTTTGTACATATGTATGTATTACCCAATATGTTATACAAACACACTGATTTAGTGGTATTCAACAGGATGATCAGATTGTTTTATGGGATAGAGATGGGAGAAGCTAAGTTTAAACATCCTTTCCCTATAGCTAATTATGAGAATAAACTAGATAATCTGTTATCTAAAATAGTAGATGACTATGTAGGCAGGAGTATGTCTTACGAGTGGTTACTTACAGCCATGCCTGCATTCTCATCTATGGATGGTAGAGAAGCTTTAGAGATGCCTGATATAGGTCCTACTAGACAAGTCTGGTGGGCTATGATGGTAAGTAGGTTGATGGTGATGAAGTTCTTGATAGATCTAGGTGGTGAAAAATCTGTCAAGTATAACCGTCAATATATCAACCGCATGCAGCGTGATATCAAACGTCTTAAGAGAGATAATGTTTTGAGTGATATCATGGATGTTGATATGTATGCTAGTTATAACACACTGATGGAAGATCTACTGTCTGTATGAAAAAAAAAAACCATCTGTCCACCCAAGCCATCAAGGCCGGGTGGACAGATGTGTATATCAGAGACCTGGTTGTGTGGCTTTGATATCGACTAATGATATACCGTCGCCAGATGCAGCAACAGGATACCAGTCAGGCAGTTTTGTCATGACAGAACCATCAAACATCCTATTCATGTAGGTGGCACTAGAGACATCCCACTTGGAGATATCTCCTTGGAACTGACTGTAGGCAAACACCCCACACATATCAACCACATTGCTGACATCCCACTGGGAGATATCACCGTTGAACCGACTACCACAGAACGTCCCACACATATCAGTGACACTAGAGACATCCCACTGGGAGATATCGCCTTGGAACTGACTACCACAGAACATACCACGCATATCAGTGACACTAGAGACATCCCACTTGGAGATATCTCCTTGGAACTGACTGTAGGCAAACACCCCACACATATCAGTGACATTACTGACATCCCACCGACTGATGTCGCCTTGGAACTGACTGTAGGTAAACATCCGTGACATGTCTGTAACACCACTGACGTCCCACTGGGAGATGTCACCGTTGAACAGGCTAGTGTTAAACATGTATCGCATGTCAGTCACGCTACTCACGTTCCACTGGGAGATATCGCCATTGAAATCACTGTTGTAGAACATCGACGACATGTTAATGACCTTAGACACATCCCACAGACTGATGTTACCGTTGAACTGACTGTTGTAAAACAGCCATGACATGTCAGTGATACTACTGACGTCAAGGTGGTTGAGATCGGCATCTACCGGTGAGGACTGGATGATCTTGATCAGTTGATCACGTGAGGTGACTTTGATGGTTTGCATGTTGGAAGCTCCTTAAGCTTTATACCAGTCAGGCACTGTCGTCATGACAGAACCACGAAACATCAGTGACATGTCGGTGACCTTAGACACGCCCCACTGGGAGATATCACTGTTGAACTGACTGTAAGCAAACATTGCCCACATATAACTGACCTTAGACACGTCCCACTGGGAGATGTCGCCATGGAACTGACTGTGAGCAAACATCCATGACATGTCTGTAACACTAGAGACATCCCACTGAGAGATGTCACTTTGGAACTGACTGTTAAAAAACATTGACGACATATCAGTAACACTAGAGACATCCCAGCTACTGATGTCTCCTTGGAACTGACTAACACGAAACATCCAACGCATATCATTTACATTAGATACGTCCCATTGGGAGATGTCGCCATTAAACTGACTGTCATGGAACAGCCATGACATGTCAGTGATGTCTGACACATCCAGGTGGTTGAGATCTGCATCTACCGGTGCTGACTTGATGATCTCGATCAGTTGATCACGTGAGGTGACTTTGATGGTTTGCATTTTACACTCCTTAACAGAGAGCCTTTATAGGCTCTCCATATAAATATTTTACCAATGTTTAGAAACGGCTTGATGACCGATCAGTTCTACATCTTTAGCAAATGTCTTAGCCGACTCCACTGCTTCAAGTTCACACTTAGCTAACACATAGATGTCTTCATGTGTTTTGGTTTTGGTAATCATGCCATGTAGTTTATACAATCTCATATCTCATCCTTTCCTATATACGGGTCGCCATCCTTGGCACATGACGAAGTGTTTGAACAGTTGTAATGGTTTTGAACCGCCTAGTGGTATGATGTTGCGATCTACTGCTTCTTGAATATTACCAGGTTGGTTGCTAGCTAGGATGTTTTTTACCATCTGACGATGTGTAAATGGATTGTTAGCACGATCCATCATCTCAGCTATAGCTTCACGCCCACAATACCCAGAATAGATCCGACCTTCAGTCTCGCCGATGTTTCTAACAGGTGAGTTATGCCAAGGTCTCATGTACTTCTCAGACTTAGTCATAGGGGCTAGCACACCGAAGTGTTGCAGTCTACCAGATGCCACAGCAGACCAATCATCAGCGATCTTCTCTAGCAACATGAAATACATCGGTCCGATACGTACATTGGTTTTAGTGGTTACACGCTGACCAGAGTCACCTACATAACTGACTGGACCATAAGTCTGTGGGTAATAACGCTCCAGATCCTTGACGATATCTGTGGTCTCCTTTTGATTATCAGGAGGTACAAACAAATAAATACCGTGCACGACAATACTAGCCAAATGGTCTAGTTTTTGTTGATCATTCAGACCTACTGTAAACTGATATTGCTTCTCGCTGATGAGTTTATAAAAACCTAACAGATATTGAAAAGCATCATGGACCAGCTGTGGGTTTTGTTGGTAGATAGTCTCCAATGATTTCAGTACTCGGTTTTCCTTTTGTCCATATACTTTCAGCATATCTCTGATACGCTTACTAGTATCCCTACATGCAGCGCCGAAGTAGATCTCATATAGACGACCTAAGTTCATGCGCGATACTGTAGATGCAGCATCCATGACGATGTCTGCACGGTTACCATCGGCATCCACAGGCATGTTTTCTGGTTTTTCAACTGCACATATGACGCCTTTGTCGCCATGGAGTGCCGAGAGCTTGAATCCTACGCTAGATTTGATCTCATATTCGATAACGAATTCGATGTGGTAGTCGTCTAGAGGATTCTTGCGATACTCCAGTGATAGAGATTGTGTTTTCTTACCTAGAGGTATTTGGTCTAGATAAGTCATAGCCTCGATGACCAACTGGTGAAAGTTAGGTTCTAGAGGTAGATGATCTTGCCCATACTTCTTACGTCGCTCTGCCCTCAGTCGATGTTCGATATCCAGCACCTGTTTATAAAACCTAGTTAGTGATCTGGAATACTTGTCAGCGAAAGTTCCCATACCGGAAGGCGTAGGTGTGACTGGGTTGTCTTTATGATAGACTTTAACCGATACTACTTTACCACCTGGACCTCTGGCATATACAGCTTTGTCAAAAGTATAATCAGGCTCTTGCGTATCGAACACACTCATATCTATAGGCGCTAGATCAGGATCAAACTCCCGCAAGATCATCACTACACCATCATCGCGTATGTAATCTCCAATTTCAGGATATGGTTTATACTTACCTTTATCAGGATAGATGTTGAGAGGGAAGTCGTTCTTACCGAACTCTACTGTCCTGCGTTCGTAGATGTTGAAAGATAGTTTATCCAACACATCTTCAGAGATCAAAATTCCATCTTCAGCTACTGCTGGATGTGACATCAAAGCGATATTAAGCTCTTTACCAAACTTGTATCCTCCGTTTTCTGAGATAGCAGGAGAGTCCATCAATACTGTATCTTTCTCAATAATAGATCCAGGTACTAGACGATTGATATGCTGTGTAGGCTTAAGCTGATAACCAAAATACTGGTGATGTGAAATAAACCTAGGGATCATGAAACTCCCTATCTCATGCGTTTCCATATTCTCATAGATCACATAAGACTCACAATTATCTGGAATGCTATCCTCTGCTACGCTCCTAGGATAGAGATCGAGGATTTGAATGATCTTACCAGTAGCAGGCATCCTGACAGCGAATGTATGTTTGCCTAGTTCTACTTCAGCACCTGTCTGGATACGCTTCTCATCTCCATACTTGAGAGTTAGTTTTTGTGAGAAGTGCGATCCGAACATCACCAAACGTGGCGATGAGTTATGTTGAACGAATGAGTTCAGTGCGTGAACTCCCAATAGTTCTGGATGTAGCTCATTTTTAAACATGGCTTTATTGGCTCCTTGTGACGTACTACATTTTTTAAATATGGGTTTTAGAAGGATTCTAACATGCAGATACACCAACTAGCAGATTCAACAGGTAGTCATATTTACTATGATCCTAACTACCATGTGTGGTATGAGAGTTTTAAACCTTATATGGATAATAAACTATCTGCTCTCAATATAGAACCGGCTATAGCATATAAGTATCAAGGTGATTTTTATGGTTTATTAGATCACTTAAGTATCCCTAAGCAATACCATCGCTCTGTCATGGTGGTTAATGGTTTAACTAACTCTACTGATTACGATGGTGAAAAGACTGTGGTGATCGTGCCTGATTATAACTTTCTAGACATGTTAAAAAGTCTATATGTCACCTCACTTAAACACTTCTAAAAAAATAGACCAGACTATCTCTCGGTGTGAGGGATGGTCTGGTCTGATGCTTAATTACTTAACGCCAAGGAGGTTGGTATCCAGGCTGCATCTGTTGTGTGGGATAATGGGACATCATAGGTTGCATGGGTTGTCCATACTGAGGAACCATGTTAGGCATCATACCTGGCATCATAGGCTGCATACCTTGTGGGTATTGTGGCACCATGGGAGTCATGTTAGGTTGAGACCAACCAGGAGCTCTTTGAGCCATCATGGGAGGCATCATCTGCTGCTGCATGTAAGGCGGAGGTGGTACGTATGCGGTAGCAGGATTACTAGCGAGCAGTTCCTTGACAGACATATGTTGATTGGGTTGCTTGGGAGCTACAGGTACTGGCTGTTGAGCTTGAGGGACTTGATACTGAACTGGTTGCATGCATGCATTCTGCTCAACCTGCACTGTAGGTACAGGAGCAGAATGGGTGGACTCTTCTGCTTTAGGAGAACCTTCATTGCCTGCTTGAGTAGGAATATGTAGGATAGAATTAGAAAGACTATCCAGATCCCCCATAGCCTCTACCCAATCACTAGCAAACTCCAGATCCTCAGATCCATCAATATACTCACCATACAACCTAGTGAGGTCATTGTAACAAGCTGCTACTTTCATAGCAGACGAGAGCAGACAATCCATGTAAGGTGCTACACGACTGTCTGAACCGCTGCTATAAGCATCCTGCTGATCAACTTCAGGATACATAAACTTATACAGCTTGATATAAGTATCGCGATCCCTATTACGGATCTTAACACCATGGACCTTCTCATCGCCAGCTACCAGCATCTCATAGATAGGGAAAGTCACTACACACACTCGTGCATGCTTTTTCCCCATCAGAACACCACCACGTCTGGTATAGAAACTGATGAATGTTTTATAAGGATCTGCCTTACTAGCATTCAAAATGATCTTCATGAAGTTCTCTAGGGATTTGTTATCCACATCACCGAGAGACACTACGAGATCAGTCTGTTCACTAGTCAGGTTCTTCTGCAGGTCAGGACTAGCTGCTACGTTCAACAAATACTGCGAGATAGAAGCAGCTGCTACGTTCAGTCTGAGAGTCAGAGTGTTGCGGTAAGTCTTGAATACTTCTGACTCGCCGCGCATCAGATTCTCACGCAGGGGATGGAAAATGACTTTGTCGATGGCATTCCTGAGATGTTCTCTGGTAGGCATGACTACATGTTTACCATCTACCAGAAAAGGCACTCGTTTGTCATTGATGACCGAGTGAATATAACCTTCTTTGTTGACTTCACACTTGGCGAAATTCAACAAGTCTTCATACAGCTTCAAAAGCTTTTCACACATTTTTAATCTCCTTTAAATGCCTTGTGCTACTGTAAAGCCACCTTGGGCTTGAGTAGCTGTGTTGACTTCCTCTGACACATATGCTACTAGCTGGTTCATGTCGTTAGTGATGTGACTGTAGTGATCTTGATTGTGTGTCACTACAGGCATGAAGAGAGCATCGCAGAATGACGGTACTGCAAAAGTCACCATGGGTTCAACACCCAGAGACAGAGTGATCCAGGTCTCACCGAATAGATCACACTTCATATCCAACATATAACTGTCCTGACCGTTCATAGTCAGATCAGTGATGATCTCGGATTCCAGCTGGTGACGGAACAGTTCGATATTTCTCCGCATATCGAGGTTGGTGGTAGACTTCACATCAATAAACGTAGTATTGACACGTCCCATGGCGTCATGGTTAGTAGAACGGAAATGCACATTCTGAATCATGAACTGCATCATCATACCAGGGATGGCTGCTGCCAGCATGCTAGCCATCTGAGTAGTACGGTCAGAACCAGTCCAGTACTGAGCAGACATAGCGTCCTGACCACCACTTACTTTCACTACATCGCCTCGTGTGAAAAACTGAGTTTTGCTATCCACGCTAGGATCGATAGTTGCCAGATCTCTCCAGTTAAATCGGTTAGTCATGAACTGCTTGATCTGTGCCAGTCGCTGGAAGAAGAAGTTCTGATGTACGGAAGGTTCAGCTGTGATGTGAAGTACTCGACTCAGGATATCATCATGTCCTTGACCAAATTGTGCTAGATCCTGACCTACCATATAGGAGTTGACAATCTCTCCTACATATGCAGAAGGGATGTTGTTGGCACGCTTGCTGTGATTAGGCTTAGATCCTAGGTTAGATCTGAAATCGATACCTCCAGCCATACCAGCAGCTTCTGCACCACCAGTCAAGAAACTAGCCTGCATGCCTTTGTAGATATCTTCAGGACGCAGACCATATGTAACATCGTGGTAAGTCTGCATTGTACCATCCACACCAGTATAGACTTGAGCAGAGTCCTCAATTTTATCTACATACTGATAACCAGTAGGAGTCAGCATAGGTAGACGGTTAACTGTGGTATAGGAGTTGATGATAAACTCCATATTAGGGTCTACAGCGCCATTCATACCTACACCGCTATGGTTGGTATACCCTTGCAGATAATAGATCCCTGTAGTGCCTGTAGATAGGCTATAACCGATCTCGATCGTGAACCGAATACGGCGCTCATTCCAACCATTGACGATGTTGATGGCTTGTTGCGGTGCGGCCGAAGGAGCCGCGATGTTAGCAGAGATACCTGACAATAGCGAACTCGTCACATGCTTGCTACCGGTATTAACGATACGATCTACCAGAGTGTTCAGAACAGGGCCATTGATATTGGTCTCATACGGACGAGCAAACATCTGGTTATAACGACCAGTTTCCACCATCAGAACACGATTGACTACTAGTTGAGTGATAGCATGCATTTTAAAACTCCTTATTTCCAAGTACGCTTACCGATTTCGATAATAAAATTGGCTAGTGTGATTTTGATATCATAGGGTATGGCCAGCTTTCTATTAAGATTACCGAAAGCTTCTTCTACCATTACATCATCTGCCGTAATGGTCCACGGTGTAGCCGACAACAAACTAACAAACCTATCTATGGATTCTGTCACTAGGTTGTGAGTTTTATAACCGCCTTTCTTACCTCCAGATGTACGCTGATATGGATAGATCTCATCCAGTTCTTTAATGATATCTTTAGGGATGGCTGCTTTGCTATCCGTGCTAGACATCACCATGCCTTCTGTGATCTTCATCGGGTGTGCTGTAGACAACATGGATAGAAACTTATGTCCTCTAGCCCACAACACAGCTTGCAATACACCCAAACACTGAACTATGTGTTGGTTATCGATATACATCAAACCCCTAGGACTCACTACAGGTTTAAATACCCACCTCAGCAGAATAACCTGTAGATCCATGACTCGCTGGTTATACAGTCGCTTACATGTCTCCTGAGATCTATAAAACAAATCATCAGTCATCTGTCCTGTCAGGCGATACGCTATAGACTTCACATCTGACAGAGAATGCTCAATCTCAACAATCTCACCAATAGAGATTGAGTGTCTTACACGGTAACGCTCAAACGACGATAACTTGTTCTCCTGATCTCCAGCATCGTCATCGCTAGATTTGTTTTTAACCTTTTGTTCATTGTCCATGTCGTCTGGTCTAGCTGTAGTAGACACATATGCATGGATGAATGTTACAATGTTAGCCTTCTGATCCAAACCACGGATATCAGATATCATCAACCTTCTGATGATGGTTTTAGCCAATACCCATACAGGAAAGTCTTCAGATGAGATACCATCGATGATAGCCGTATGGTTGTATCGATCAGATGAAATAGTCTTGTCGATATAAACCACCAGTTTGTCATATGCCTTACTATGACAGATCTCAGCACCATAGACCAAAGCAAATGCTTCATACTCCTTGAAGCGAGTGCCGTGTTCACGACGCATCATGGAGATGTATTCCCCCCATATAGGCATCATGGTTCTGAATATCAAAGTCATAGCTACCAGATCTACGTACTCTCCTTTAACATAGGTTTGTTCCGGTGTGTTCTGTGTATCTACGTCATATTTGAACTTTTCACCGAAGTTATTGGGGATGCTGATATTGGATCGAAAGAATATCCAATTCCTCATATGGTCAAAACTATGCTGACCTAGCAGAGCTACCGATGCTTGATTGAGGTCATCCAACATAGCTTGCTTGCTGGATGGTGTATCGAAAACAGTCTTCAGTCTCTGATATAGTGCAAAAATCTGATCTTGGTGTTCAGGTTTAAGCTCAGTCCAATAAGCATTAATCTGTTCAAAAAGATCAAACTCTTTGTTGAGAGCGTTGCGACCGTAGTAAGACACATTGAAATTTACTTGTTGATCGTTATGATGGATAACAATCTCAGGTACACCTATGGGTTGGTCGACGTTGATTACTTCAGCACGCATGATAGCTCCTTGTGGTTGGTGCTCACTTATTAAATATGGCACCTTATTCTTTTCTGATCCTGCTGTCAAGATACCTGCTCCCGTATCACAGGGAGCAGGCATCAGAACATTTATTTAGTACGGGATGTCAAAATCACTATCGTTACCTTTGGCTGCAGGTTGTTTAAACGATGAGCTATTAGCTGCTTGAGGTTTGGGCTCAGAACTCACAGCCATGCTATATGCAGACATGATATTCCTCAGAGTCATCAAGTAAGCACCAGCCGTGAGTTTAGATAGATCGGTTTCAGACATCTTGTTACCATCTTTACCATAGAAATCCATGAACTTGCTAGTACGGAATTCAAAGACGATCTTCGGATGCTTTTCATGAGTCATGCTGATCCAAACGATCCCTTCAGCATTCTTACCTACATAGACTTCACCTAGCAGTTTGGTTTTATCAGTAGGTTTATCGTTCTCATACACAGCACCGCGACATACGACTTTGAATTTCTCTCCGGGTTCTGCGCGGATAGCTTGTTCTAGCATGCTTAGTAGAATACTGAAAGAACCAGGATCGAATGGGCAGTAGATGATCCCGTCCTTACCTTCAGCGCCTACACCTGTAAACACAGTGATACGGAACATGCCATCACGCCCGCCGAACTGCATACGAGCACGCTTACCAGGTTCAGGAGAGTCAGCAAACAAAGCCAGTTTTTCAAAATCAGTGATCTTACCACGAAGGTTGTTCATGATATACTCCTTGAGTTGTTTTTGAGATGATTCATTAGATGTGTCTGAGGTGTATTTTTTTAACTGAGTTTCGTATACACTTCAAACAAGTATCTCTCTTTGAGATCCATATCTAGATAATACCTGACTTTACTCTCAGTAGTCAGAGGTGTCCAGTTGCGCTGATGTGCTATATCCAATATAGTTTTCCTATATCCGTGTGTCATGGGTTTAATAAGAGTATGGTCACCAAAAATCATCAGTAGGGGTTTGATGAACGGCAGTACCGACATATCCATCTCACCTACAGGGTAATATTTGGTATACCAGTGACTACGTGACTTGACTAAACCTGTATGGCTCTCTAACAGATCTAGTTTTTGAAAGTCTTTATAACTTAGTAGATCATAAGGACAGTGTGTAAAAATCAGCCCTTTACTCATACTAGGAGGTTCTACTAGCTTTTTAACCTCTAGTATATCTACACTGGATATCTTTTTCAGTCTCTGATAAGTATTAAGCATCAGTTCGTGATACAGTTTTTGATTGACTGTATTAGGTGTTCTGAACTGTACTTGTCTGGCTAATAGTATATCCTTAATCAGTTTTTCATATGTAGGATAGTAGTAACAGACCTCCACTGTAGACTGAGACTCTTCCTTGATGGAAGAGCTCAATATGTCAATTTCTTGCTGTAGTGTTTCAGCTAGACCATTAGGTTCTGCCATGGGTTTAAGCTGTGGGGATAATGCGCCTACCAGGTTTCTGAAGAGAGTTTGGATGTTGATCCATACTTGAGTGTATTTGTGTATATCTTGTTTGTTATATATGCGAGATGGATCATAAGGAGGCAATTGGCCTGTCAGTACAGTCTCAAAAGCTAAAGATGTACCTATACTGACAGGTAGTGCAGATATAGATCTTTCACTATACATACGATCCATGTTATCACTCCTTCAGTGCATGCATGGTAGTATCCATAAATGACCAGTGTTGATCTGTGAATGTGTATTTTGGTGCGATGGTGTCTTTTAACAGATAATCGATGTTATCAGGAGTGATCGAGAAACTCTGATAGTCATCTAGATCTCCTATGTCGACAATACTAGTAGTCTCTACGTCCTCACCTTGTTTACTGACTTGATATAACAGATATCTCTTTTTGATTTCATCGTAGTAGCTAAAACCTAGATGGTCTTTACTACCTTTGAGTCGAATAAAGCTACCTGCAGGATATTTCAGTATGCGTTTATCTAGATACTCAAATAACTCATCTATAGTTTTACCTTTGAGCTTGATGGTCTTGAAAACCATGGCTTGTGTGTTTTCTATGAAGTGATGTTGTCGCGTACCATTGTTACGTATTTCCGACCATACCAGACCTTTGGGTTCTTCTTCCCCATGTGACAATCTGTCAAAAGATCCTTGAGCTATGATACGTTCATTGACGCTATGTGTATGTACATGCCCTATATGGATGTAGTGTCTAGTGATATCTAGATAACTATTCTCACAGTGTCTAGGGATGCTAGCAGGAGCATGTTGAAGTTGATAGTTAAACTGTCCATGCATGATGGAGATGTCGACTTGTTCTATACCCTTATCTGCCATCAGAGACTGAACTTGTCTAAATGTTTCATCTGTAGACTCATGCCACTCATCAGGCACATATAGAACATGTATGTTCAAGTCGCTCATATGTTCTATATGCAAAGCAGGTATATAAGCATAGTCTAGTTCTATGCCAGATATCTCCTTGATGGTTTGTATATGACTAGATTGTTTCCAGTCATGACTAGGAGTACCTTCTAGTACTCTTAGTCTAATATCATGTTTGCTACACCATCTCAACAACCAATATATCCCTATGTTGATATCTTGAACATCAGACATAGAATTGTCTAGCAGTCTGTCAAACAGATCACCTGCTATAAAAACTATATCTAGTTCACTAGCTGATAGTTGTGAAAGAGTATGTTTGAGATTACTGAGTATGTTGGTTGTAGGATTACGACGATGTCCTAGATGTACGTCGGACAACACTAAATATTTAATCGTAGATTTCATCATGGGTGATGTTGGATACAGACTGCATGGATGCTTGTGCTGGTTGACTAGCATGGGCTATGCCATATCTACTAAAGATAGACATCCAGCGTTGACGATTATAATCAGTAGACGTCATAGTGTCCACCATGTTGTTAAACTTCTGTCCTAGTGAGTTAGTTAAAAACCTATCACCTAACACAGGTAAGTTACTAGACATCATAGCAGCCTGATCAGTGATGTTCTTAAAAGACATCACATTTTCACGACTACGTATATCTATGAATGAAGTATCAAATACTCCAGGCACATAGTACAAAACATTCCAGTTATTATCGATGATAGCTACTTCAGCCATAGGTGAACCAGCTACAGAAATCCATTCAGCCATCAAACCAGGACGACTAGATAGATCAATCTGCCCAGCAAAATATGGTAGAAAATACTGTACGAAAATATGCTCAGGTAGTTTAGAGCATACTTCATTAGCCTTCTCTACCAAAGCAGGAAATATTACATTGAGGGCATTCTCAGAGTCCCTCATGAAGTTCTCTCTGAGTTGCTTCTGTGCTTCACTTAATGCATCAAACGTAGTAGTCATTTAAACACCTCATTTCAAACTAAAAAGGACTGCGATAGATCATCGCCGTAGTTACTCAAAGTGATTACATTTTCAATCTTGCTATCTTTAACATTCAACATACGACCCAGACTATACTCTTTACCACTATGATCAACTATCCTCATGTAGAGATAAAGTTCATACTGGTTAGGGTTATCCGGATGTTCCTTAGCTGTACAATCAGACTCAGCTACAGGAAAGTAATGACCAAAATAATTATTCAATGTTAAAGATAACATCCTAGCTATTTTACTAGGATCACCTTGATTATCTTGTATCACTTTAGCAAATGAGCTAACTTGATCTTTATAGATATATGTTTGTGAATAGTCGGATAGAAAAAAATGACTGAACAAGTAATCTATCTGTTTAGCTGGGTAGTCAACCCATCCATCTTCCGATAAAGCAGGTAGTACTATAGTCATATTACACCCATCCTAAAGATAGCATGATTTTTTCTGCTACTAGATACCATGCATAAAAAGGTATAAAACAAGCAAATATGGTTGACCATGCCCCTTTAGCTAGCACCACTCCAGCTATCCAGAATATCATAATTATAAACATTATAGTAGTAGCCGATACCATATGTTTTTCATCATCATCGTCATCATACATAATACATCTCCTCTAAGATAAAATCTCATAGTATGCTACATGTCTGGTAATACTTAACCACATAGCTAGCCAGGACCATATAGGTCCCAGCTAGCTAGATATCAATCAACCCATCTTACCACCATATGGATTAGTAGGATCTTCCTGACGAGCTTTAGCATACATCTCTAGAATATCCCAAGTGCGTAAGATATCTACACGCTCATTCCATTCTAGTTCACGATCACCATCTACCAGATCATCAGGATACAGATGCACCACCCACTCTTCACCATCGTCTACATCTACACCCACACCATGCATCACACGTCGATAATCATAGTGTTCTACACCTACTCCAGTATGGAGATCAGCATAAGTTTCACCATAACCATCTAGTAGTTGACGTTGATATAGACTACGGATATCAGGTTGAGCCATGATCCATCTTTGCATAACCGGAGTAGCCGCCTGAAGCTCTTCCAGTGTTTCAAGAGATCGAACCATGTTAGGATGGAAGTAAGCCTTGGCTGTTCTGATGGCTGCTTTAGCTTGTCTGATTAGATCATTGTTCTGTGCGTATTCGAATAGTTGTTTGGCTCCTTGCATGAATGTATTACCAGCTTCAGTTAAGGTTTCGGTAAACCTATTGAACTGATTCTGTAGGTACATGGTGTTGATAGGTGATTGCTCTGGATATAAGAGCAGATCAAACGCCTCAGGTCCTGCTTGTATGACTTGGACCATTTATGCTCCTATGCTGTTTGAAACCAGTTAGCAATAGTACTAACTACTGGTTTAGGTAGGGCTACGTTACTACTGATGGCTCTTGGAGTATTAGCTTCAAAAACATTATAATGAGGATCTAGAGGTTCCCAGAGATCTCCTAGTTTTTCATCGATAGCTAACATGACATTTAAAGCGTCGCCGTCAAACCTGTTGTCCAGTATGGTCGCTACTCATACCCGGTGTGCTAAGACACCCGCCTGTACTTTCATACAGGAGCAGATCATATCTTCATCCTCGACATAACTCGGTAGGATGTCTCCCATTTCTTCCTCGCTTGAGGATCTACTCGGAGCTACCCGATGATCGTTGAACGTTCTTCCGTGTCAAGGGAATTTACCCTTATATTTTAAACAGCCTTGGGACTGTCACGAAAGCTTCGCTGCTGATTACCCAATTCAGAATGTTTTCAAACCATCACGCCCATGTTTTCACATCACGTTGTGGTCATTCTGACTCTAAGGGAATTCCAGCAATTAAGGAGAAAACTATACTAGCATTACTGCTAGCAAGGACCTTTACTCAGATAATCAATTTTAAACCGTTGTCTCCATATCCCATTATTTCTGGAAAGATGGGACTGGACGGTGTTTTTACTTTCGCCAATCAAATTTGCAAACTGTTCTACAGAACTATATGTTTCCTGTTCATTTGTTTGCATGTCAGTTACAAGTATCGAAAGAGGTTTCCTACTTGGAAGGACAAAGTTTTTATATTTTTGTTCCTTTGTCTTACGCCTATCTTCCGATTTATTCTTGAGGTAGTCATTCAGATAATTCAGAGGATATATTTTCCAATTATCAGTTGAAATTTCGACTCGATGTAATTCACGAGCTTTCTTTTTCATTTTACTGAGAGATGCAGAAGATATATTTAAATACTCTCCTGCATCAGAAAGACTGGAAAATAGTGTAATTTTATTTTTTGATTCCTCTACTACAGCAACATCTGAACTTGAGTTAAAACATTTCCAGTAATTATATTCTTCAGGTTCTGGCCATCTTTCATTTTGTTTTATTAAAAGATAGCGATCTAGAAAAATCGCTTCCTTTCTTTTTCGATGGATATAGCTATGAACTCTACTTGGATTAATGCCAAATTTTCTAGCACAATCTCCATAGCTATAAAACTCCATAACTTCGCCTGTTTCTAAATCTTTACATAGAAGAGCGATATTGTCATCGCGCAATCCACTTACGTAGGCGTGTATGGAATTCCCTTGGAATGTTGTCCATTCCAAGTTTTCAACCCTATTATCCCAGATTTTCCCATTTTTATGATTCACTACTAATCTAACAGAATCATTGTAAATGGGTTTTTCGATAAACGTTTCAGCAATTAAACTATGGGCGTGTGTTTTATTAATCCAAACATAACACCTCTTTGCCTCTCGTTCTTCTGGAAGACTCCTGGAAATTACCTCTGAATCCTTATAACTATATACAATACCTTCTCTATTAACAGAAAAAGGCTGATTGGGTACTTTGTAAAAACCTTCCATGAATGAACATGGAACTAAATCATTATCTGGTTTAAGCATTTTTCACACCATGAAATTAAACTTCCATAGTATGAGATAAATACCCAAACATTGATCAGCATTAGGCGCTCGAACACACAAAATGCTCATACCTATCGTGTTGTCATTTGGATCTGTCTTCACATGAGTGATATTCATTCTCTGTGCGCTACCTTGAAGCAGAGAAGGGTTTCTTTGCAAGATACACACCAGTGATCCTTTAGGACTTTCGGCTATGATCTCCTTCATAAACTGATCTAGCATGACATTATAGTTATGTACATGACCATGCAGGATGCCTATCGCATCATTAAGAGCATATCCCAGTTTTAACATTTTAGATAGCAGGTGATCGCGTAGTACCGTAACACCCACTCCCCAAGGAATATGAATCTCATTGTATGCATGAGCTTTAGTCAGACTAGTGATGACTGCTCGAAATGAAAAGTGGGTACGTGATCCAAATATGTGTTTACGAAATAGCCCTGGTTTGGGAGATACGTTCTTAGAGATAAATGTCTCATAGAAGACTCCCAGTCTAGAGATACATTTAGCTGTTCTATTCTCTCTCACTCTAACATGGTGATTAATGAACTTCCTATCGATAGATGCGATGGATGAAATCACATCTATACCAGCTACGATGGTGTTGTCAACATATCTACCCACATTCGTATTTTCAATCACCAGTAGTGACTTATTGGGTAGTGGGATATAGTCAGAGAAAATTTGGTGTCTGTAAATACCAATGAGTTCTCTAAGATAGTCTCTCTTACCTCTCTTGAGTTTGAAGTCTTTGATAGAAAACAAAACATCCATAACGGTGTCAAAGTTCTCTACAAAGTAATTATAACCTCGCTGTATTCCTGTTGCTAAAATGTTATTAAGTACAGTAGGTTGTTTACGATCTGTGGTGTATGTGGTATCTGTCAACCAATTCATGATCTCATAACCAGACTTCTTGAAACGATGTCTGAGCATAGTGAACACGATGGGGTTCATAAGAGGAGCTACATCTTTAGGTCTTCTAAACCACACTAAAGGCTCTATGTCCTCATCAATTTGTGACTTGACGATGGTTTTACACTCTGGGCACTCATAGCGTACTTCAAACTCTCCACGGGTTTGACCGCATTGACAAGATGGTAAGATAGACAACATGTCACTGCTATATCGAGTAGTGATCAGTTGTTTGATATACTCACGTTCATCTTCCGTAGTGTTAGGCAGATCATTGATGATGATGGGTGGTTCTTTGAGTTGATAAAACATCTCATTGAAGTTGATGAGTTCTTGATATATAGGCATGACATACTCCTTGCGTTGTACTACATGTTTTAAATATGGGTCTCTAGTGAGATCAGATGTTTCAGATATGTCTTAGCTTTACAAGTAGTGACGAAAATATCATTGAACTCACAGTTATAGAACGTACGTCTTATCTTCGTACCATGGGTAGTACTGAACACACTGACATAAACAGTTTCAATAATCTGTTTATCGTGATAGATAGTATACGATATGTCAAGATGGTGATGTTGGTTACTATATGTAGCTGTGACTACGATTCTGTCTATTTGAAAATCTATTGATGTGATGTGGTAGTTATTGGATTTGAGTGTGTCTACTAACTTTTGTGCTCTTTTGATCTTAGTGTCTGTGAGTTTCATAGCTTTCCTAGATGTAAAAAAATACACCTACCAGAGACCCGAAGGTCTCCAGTAGATGCAGGTGATATATATTTATTTCTTAGTACCGATGGTACAGATTGCCTTGATTGTACATCTGCGGGTTGTAAGTACCGAAGCCAGTCATACCGAAGTTCTGACCAGGAGCCATCAGTGCAGTGTTGACGAAGCCAGCCACGCCACGCTGAGAGTTGAAATCCAGCGAAGAGTACGGAGTCTTCACCTGCGGCACCAGACCAGCATCAGTGCACCCACGACCCAGAGCAGTCAGGAACGGGGCACTGAACGTGACACGGCTAGCGAAGCCCTTGAACACAGCAGTCATGTTCGTGAGGGTCTCGATCATCTTCTTACGACCAGCCAGACGCATGGGTAGCGGATACTGCACGCGCAGGAAGGTATCGCTCCAGTCACGCAGATACTCAGGACTGTTACGACCGATGATGTTAGCCACAGCCAGGTAGTCGATGTCGCGAATGTCACGACGATTACCAGACTTGTCAGTCCAGTAGCCCAGATGTACGCGGTTATACAGGTCGTCAAACATCGGCGTACCTGCTGCGAAGTGCTTGGCGAAGTTACCATTCGTGAGCTCCATAGCTGCACGATAGATCACATCGATAGCTGCTTGCGAACCGTTGGCTGCATCACGGAACACGCTGGTATACCAAGTCTGAGGACCACAATCCGGAACATCGATCGAGATCATCAGACCCGGACGAACCAAGCTGCTGATGAAGCGACCTAGGTCATCACTACCAAACTCACGACCCTTGGTATCCGGCGGAACGCCATAGCCAGTCTGGTTGTTTTCGAGGTTACCCTCGATGTTCAGAGCACCGACGTCATACATGTCGATGTCCTTACCAGTCGTAGCAGACGGACGGAACGACTGAATCCAGTTACCGTCGTTATTCAGTGTCAGTGACGATGCCAGAGCCAGTAGTACCATACCAGGCGTATAGCCGATGTTAGTAGCGAGGTTGGTGATGACAAGACGCGAAGCGAACTTCTGAGTCATGCCCGGCACAGGTTGAGCCCAGGGGTTTTGCTGAGCTTGCATCGGTGCGTAAAGCAGATCCAGAAAGCCAGAGATCTCCGAGATCGACATGTCACGATCGTTAGAGTTGACAGACTGGTTTTGATTCTGACCAGGCTTCTGGCTACGGAACTGCACCAACACGTCGCTACGCATCGGTGCACCAACGGCATCGTCGATCTGATGACGGTTGAAACCGATATCGATGATCAGCGAAGTGCCACGTCCGTCTTCAGTGATGTTCATATCGCGGAAGTTCGGGTCACGAGCATCCACTTCAGTACCACCAGCCAGAGCAGCATTACGAGCCAGCAGATGCATATGAACCGGATTGTTCGGATCAAACTCTTCCGGGATCACGCAACCGTCAACGATCACCACAGTGGTGTTCGGAAACGCTTTACTGACACGTTCGTTGACGATCTTGACGAGTTCACCATCAAAAGCATCGCCGGTAACGCGCATGATCTCCACTTGCACGTTGTTGATGTTGTCAAAGATCGGGTTGAGTTTTTCACCGGTGGCTTCGACGATCATCACATGTACGGCGGTGATGTTAGTAGTCTTGCTACGGATGCAGACGGTGATAGCCGAGTAGGCCAGCGAGATCTCATTACCCTTATCAAACACCAACACATCGAGTTGGAACTCAGGGTTGGCAGTCTTGTAGATCGCACCGAGGTTCTCAGAGATCTTGTTCAGATACTCAGAACCGATACCGCGACCGATCGGCGCACCAAACATACCACCTGCCATGAACCCAGTACGGCGTTGTGCAGTACCCTGCTTGCCAGTGCTGGCAGCGTTGTTGCCGTTGTTGGTATTCATGTTAACGTTAGAAGTAATGGCCATTTTTGAAAACTCCTTGCTTATGATTGAAAGTGCACTTTTATACGGATAGGAGCTACCTAATCCATATAGTAAATATAAGTCCATGTTTAACTCAGACACACATCTAGACATGGCGAGTAGGACTTTAAACTCCGCCCAATCCTTACGATCCAGACTGCGTCTAGATCGGATGTTTATCTTTCCAATTGATTAGGACACTGGTAATAATTTTTTCACCGTTTTACAAAAAAGCTCTCCAACATCTTCAGTGATTCAGGGAACTTGATACGACAACCAGCTGCGTGGAAATGTCCACCTCCACCTAGTTCTTTAGCTAGTTTACTCAAATTAACTTTTGAGTCTTTAGCTGATCTAAAACTGATGATCATATCACCGCCAGCATCAATAAAATAACTAGCCGTACAATCAACTCCAATTTTAGGATCAGTGTAAAAAGCTTCAGCTAAATCACTAATATGCTCTGTAGTGTTATAGATGATAAAAGGATGACCTAAGATATTACTGATGGTGTATTTAGGTCTGGAAGATTTAGTAAAAACATTTACTTTGTTGATTTTGGATTGCAGCAGTATCGTACCTTTATGCAAAGCTTCTTCAAGATACTTTTGTGAATGTGCAAGCAGATCCCACGTCTCCATTTTGTTATAGATAGCATCTGAACTCAATACCTCAGCCAAAGCTTTGCTTTCAGGTAGATCATATCTCCATATATCTCGATCTTCTACTAGTTGTAATACATAAGGTACTTCTACTCCTGGATTGAAATACTTCCATGTAAGCACAGCACCAGAATGCTCCATATCGAAATACACGCCAGGAAAATCTTTAAGATCCTCCATAGCGGATTCATGATGGTCAATAACTGTAAGCGACCCTACTTGCTGTCGGATGTTTTCCAGTATGTTCCTAGGATATGAAAAATCTACGATGTAGATATGTGTGTTGATATCCAATACTACATCATCGGGAAAAGGTCTGTCATATTGTACGGAGATGTATTTGGCTTGATCTTTAAATTGACGCCAACATGCATATTTAGCACCAGTTCCATCATTGCAGCTTTCGTGAAAAAGAACGTATGTATTCATGCTGTCACCGGAAGAAGATCGCCATTGTCATCAAAATCATCACGCAAGATGACTAATGTATGATCACTGGAATTTTCCAAAAGCTCTTTGAAAGACGTCCATGGTTTACCGGTATGCTTGTTGATCTTAGGAGCAGCCATAGAGTGAATAGTGGCTGATTTAACCCAATCCGGCATAGCTTGATAGGAGCGATCGAGTTGATCGATTAGTTGTTCGCGAGTTTGTTGATCCATGTTCATACCTTATGATGCATAGCCAAAATAGGCTTATCTAGAGAAAGACCGTCCATAGTTAGACGGATGGCTTTAATAGTGATGTCTGTGGCAGTGATGGTTAGTTGAACACCAAAAACATTGCCTAGTTGATAACTGTCTTCCAACATATCCATCACTTGCTTGATAGGTTGATGGTGAGTCATATAGTCCATCAACCTATCTTTAGCTTCACTGATACTGAAAAGCATATTAAGCATATTCAAAACGCTCCTGCATGCGGCGAACTTGTTCTTCAGGTACTTGATGGATGTTTTGGTAATTTCCAGTAGCTACTTGGATTTCTACCTCATATCCGTATTGTTCAGCCATGAGGATATATGCATCCATCTCCCATAGACGAGTAAATGTATTAGTCACTACTACATTCATCTCATCTTGCATAGCCTGTTTGACATTAGCCTGACACCAAGCATGTGCTTCTTTAATCTGATCTGCTCTCCACGCATATGTTCCATCTTTTTGCATAAAGAACATATCTGCTTCATAGTGAACATAGCTTTGATCGGCATCTGCGATCTGTCGTCCGATAGTAGACTTACCAGATCCAGGAATACCACGCACCAGAATCAGTTTACCCATTTGTTATCCTTATTTAACGATAGTGTTATCATCCATGTAATATATCTGTAGCTATGTTTTTTTCAGAAAAAAACACCCTCTATACTAGCAGGGTGTTGGTAGCATTACCAATACCAGTCTGGTACTTTTTCCATCTTAGAACCTGCAAACATCCATCTCATATCTTCGACACTACCCACATTCCATTGTGAGATATTTCTATTGAATTGGCTATGTCTAAACATACCGCACATATCAGTGACGTTACTGACATTCCACTTGGAGATATCCCCGTTGAACCTAGCAGCGTAAAACATACACGACATATCCCTCACACTACTGACATCCCACTGAGAGATGTCACCATCAAACCGACTGCGGGCAAACATACTACTCATGTCAGTCACACGACTAACATCCCATTGACTGATATCCCCATTGAAGCTGCTATTGTAAAACACATTTGACATATCACTGATGCTGCTCACATCGAGATGGTTGAGATTAGCATCTACTGGTGAAGCACGGATGATTTCGATCAGTTGTTCACGTGATGTAACTTTGTTAGTAACGAGTTGATCGAGATCGTTATCATCGCTACTTTTCAGTGTGGTGATAATGTCATTAATTTGTTTGACGATGAGGTTGAGCTCATTAATGATTTGTTGATTTGTTTTATTCATGTTACTCACCTTGATAATAGTAATTAAAGTACACACCAGGTAGGAAAGGGTGCTTTTTCATTTCCAGCAAACATCCATTTAGTGTCTTTAAGACTACGAATATCCCAGTGTGAGACATCACCATTGAACTGACTATCGGAAAACATACCGCGCATAGCAGTTACACTGCTAACATCCCACTTGGAAAGATCACCTTGAAATTCGCTATCGGCAAACATCCAGGACATATCAGTAACAGCTGATACGTCCCAGTGTGAGATATCGCTGTTGAACTCGCTCTCCCTAAACATACTATACATGTTAGTCACATGACTAACATCCCACTGGGAGATGTTGCCGTTAAACTGACTGTCGTAAAACATCCCACGCATATCGACGACGTTTGAAACATCCCAGTCAGATATATCACCGTNGAACTGACTGCTAGTAAACATCCATGACATATCGGTAACATTGTTGACATCCCATTGACTAATGTCGCCATTGAAGTCGGTATCAGCAAACATGCACGACATGTTAGTCACATGACTGACATCCCATTTAGAGATATCACCTTGGAACTGACTGTTAAAAAACATATACGACATGTCAGTTACCTGACCGACATCCCAACCAGAGACGTCACCTCGGAACTGACTACGGGCAAACATCCCTCGCATATCAGTAACGTTGCTGACATTCCATTTGGAGATGTCGCCTTGGAATGCACTATCACGAAACATATGTGACATGTCAGTGATACTACTCACATCCAGGTGGTTGAGATCGGCATCCACTGGTGAAGCACTAATGATCTCGGTCAATTCTTTACGGGTGTTAACTTTAACGGTGGCGGTCATGATAGAAACTCCTTGGTTGATTGAGTAAGTAAGCGATAGTGCTCATGTACTATATATGTGACTGTATAAAAATCAGTCAGAAAAAAAAAACCACCCTCTATACTAGCAGGGTGATGATGGTCTTACTCATGATGCCAGTCGGGCAATTTTTCTAGTTTAGAACCTGCAAATATCCATCGCATATCAATGACATGGCTAACATCCCACTGGCTGATATCGCCATTGAACCGACTGTTAAAAAACATACACGACATGTCAGTTACCTGACCGACATCCCATTGACTGACATCACCTTGGAACTCACTAACCGCAAACATGTTATTCATGTCTTTTACACTACTGACATTCCATTGTGAGATGTCGCCATTGAACCGACTGTGGGCAAACATCCATGACATATTAGTGGCGTTACTGACATCCCAACTAGAGATGTCACCGTTAAACCGACTAGCAGTAAACATCCCACGCATATCAGTAACGTTGCTGACATTCCACTTGGAGACATCACCGTTAAACTGACTCTTGTAAAACATATATGACATGTTAGTCACATGACTGACATCCCACTGACTGATATCTCCTTGGAACTGACTGTTATAGAACAACATAGACATATCGTTTACAGCTGATACATCCCAGTTAGAGATATCTCCATTGAATACACTGTCGTAAAACATCCCTCGTATATCAGTCACACGGCTGACATCCCAGGCAGAGATATCACCTTGGAACTTACTATTGCAAAACATCCACGACATATCGGTGATACCTGACACATCCAGGTGGTTGAGATCGGCATCCGTAGGCGAAGTACGAATGATCTCCATCAGTTCTTCACGAGTGTTGACTTTGATATTGGCAGTCATGATAAAAGATCCTTTAATGATACTCAGCGCACCCATGATAGGTAGCGCTGAGTATGATTGTCATTCATGTGTTTTAGCTACTTGCAGAGTCATTTCTAACTCTTTCTTGAAACATACATATACAGGCAAAAACCTTTCTCGTGTTTCAGCTACAATATCGTCACCAAGCTGCTTAGCCAAACAATGAAGCTCTTGTTCATACTTCAGAGCTTTCTCTAAGATTGAAATAGCCCAATTAGTCTCCTGCGACATACCCATATAGACACCATGGCGATGTACTTTATCAGACACTTGTCTGATAGCTGATAGACTAGATTGGTAGATCTGTTCTGCCAGCATGATTTTGATTTGTGTTTGTGTATGCATGTTATTGTATAGTCTCATGTGGCATCCGTGTGTTCCATTTATAGCACATATCGGGAGACACTATCAGATGTTTAATGAGACCTGCGTCTTGAGGCCATTGGTGAGCCCATTGAAGAGCATGTTGTTCAGATTTGAGACCGTCTCTAACCAAATGACGATCATCAGGATATAGTAGAGCCCACTGCAAAATGTAGTCGCAATGACTCTTAATCACAGCATGTACCAGATCATATCTCTCTTGAGGAAAAAGTTTACTCCATAACACGGCTAAACGACCAGCATTTCCATTAGAGAGTCCTGTATGAACCTCTTCAATCGATTCAAATTGAAAAAGTTCATTGAGTGCTTTGAGTCCATCTTGAGACCTACGTTTGCTATAGGCTTTCTTGAGAACTTTGACGAAAGGATGTTTATACATGATGTTGGTATATGGAAGTTAGTCCATTGGATATGATAGCTCCAATGTAGACCTATGAACTATGTAGTCCTTACCATCGGCGAATCGTACCATGATGGTTTGAGAAAACATGAGCGCGTGTGAAACTACAGTGCAGTACTGATTACGATACTGCACCATAGGTCCTATATATCTAGCTGAAGTGTTTGCTGATATCATCACATCGACCGCTGACACATTGAGCTTTCACTACACCCACAAGCAGAGCATATGCATCTAATGTTTTTAATGCTAGCTCATAGATTCTATCATCAACCATGACGATTTTACTTTCAAATCCATGATAGAGATCTTCACTATTTTTGTCGGGCGTATATTTGAGCGATTCTTGTAGATATCGACCAACTCCTTCATGTCGGCGGGTGATGAATATTCTTTTATCAATACCTGAATCTGCAACTACTGATTTACCAACAAACAATGAGTTAAAACCAACGTCTGTCGGTAGTTCAACAAATTCAGTTTTGGAAAAATCCAAACGTTCAATCTGGGTATATTCGTATTCTTGATAGCGGATAACTGTCACTTTTATTTCCCCTTAAGCTTTATACCAGTCAGGCAGTGTCGTCATGACAGAACCATCAAACATCTCCTCCATATCTGTAACGCTACTCACGTTCCACTGGGAGATGTCTCCTTGGAACCGACTGTCATAGAACAGCCATGACATGTCAGTGATGTCTGACACATCCAGGTGGTTGAGATCTGCATCTACCGGTGTTGACCGGATGATCTTGATCAACTGTTGACGTGACGTGACTTTGATGGTTTGCATGATAGAAGCCCCTTAAGCTTTATACCAGTCAGGCAGTTTTGTCATGGGAGAACCACGAAACATTTCCCGCATGGCAGTCGCGCTACCGACATCCCACTGGGAGATATCGCCGTTAAATCGACTGTGGGCAAACATCTCCAGCATGTCAGTTACACAACTGACATCCCACTGGGAGACGTCACCTTGGAACTGACTGTTATAAAACATGTATCGCATATTAGTGGCACTAGAGACATCCCACAGACTGATATCGCCGTTGAACTGACTACTGTCAAACATCCCACACATGTCAGTCACGCTACTCACGTTCCACTGGGAGATATCGCCATTGAAATCACTGTTGTAGAACATCGACGACATGTCACTGATGTTTGACACATCCAGATGGTTGAGATCTGCATCTACCGGTGCTGACTTAATGATCGCGATCAGCTGTTCGCGTGAGGTGACTTTGATGGTTTGCATGATAGAAGCTCCTTGTAGAAGTAATGAGCATTAGTACTCATGTATTATATATGTAACTACATAAAGATCAGATACCTGGCGACACTTGCATTCTTAAGAATCTATCATAGTTGATACTATCATTCATAAATGCAGTAGCTTGCCATACTTCACGCAGGTGTGTGTTATATAGTTCTTCTGCATCTGCATACGACTCTACTATATTTTTAAAAGCTCCTAGTTCTTGACCGCCCATCAAGTATGCTTGATCTATCTTGATGATCATGGTGTTATAAATGTATGACTTAACAGCTAGTTCACATAGTTTAGCAAACTGCAATATAGATCGCGGTGATATGTTAGACATATTATCATTATTGGTTAATATACATCTAACATAGTAAACAGATGATATCCTGTTCTGTTCTCTCACCATGATCACGTTATGACCTACTAGCTCTACTTGTGCATTAGCTACAGGAGGCATAGCTGAGTATGAATCAGATATACGTTGAGTAGCCTGTGTGACTGAGTTCATAGATGTAGGTGCTACATGAGCCAGACTGCCCATCATGTTACCATAGCCGTTACCGTAACCTAGATATCCTAGCGATAACACTGAAAGTATGGTTTTGCCTCCAGTTCTTTCAGGTGGTATTACATAGACTGTAGTATGATCATCTATGTATTCTGGATTGATGCCATCTAGTGATATGTTGGTGGTAGTACCGCCTACTAAGTTACAGTCTATCAACACCCTAGGTCTGATAACTTTACTAGATATCAGATCATCTATACTGAGATTGGGGTTACGCCATGATGTATGAGGATCTGTGAAAGTGGCTTTTAGAACATCGTATGGAATAGTATACTTGATGTTATCTAATGCTTTGGCAATAGGATTCATGATTGGTAGTCCTTTTTTAATCATCCATCGGATTGAGTTTCAGGAGCTAATAAAATGAGCATGAATAGAGTTCTGTATGATCCTAAAAACACCCGGCAGTTATCTGGTCTAGCTCCTGTATCACTAGGTGGCACCAGTGCCAGTACGGTACAAGAAGCTCAAGCTAATCTTCAGATCATACCTGCTGTAGAACTAGATAAAGCTAGCGGTGTGGCTCAGTTGGATAGTAGAGCCAAGATCAAAATCACTAACCTCAAGACAGGTCCTGGTGGTGTGGTGTTACTAGACGCTACTGGTAAATTACCTCGTGGCATGATGCCTGTAGGATATGTCAGCATAGAAGGACCTACTACTGGTAAGATCAACACAGTTCTGTCATATACCATCACTGACTATGATGCATATACTGATTACATTCTAACTACTCAACACGGCAGCCTAGCTAGGACTGAAGCTACTCTGACATTTACACCTAATGCTCTAGGTAAGTGTGTATTTTCTGTCAATGATAAACTAGTTACTATCACAGTCACGCCATGATCTCTACACCTCTGCAGACTACATGGTCTGCAGAGGTGGATCTATTATACGTCACTAACTAACCAACCATCTTTAACAAAATACCCTAGAGACTCCAGTACGATTCTATAAACAAGAGTCAAGTCTAGTACGATTTTACGTACATCTAGAGCTTGCAAGATCTCCTTAGGTATCCCATAACTGTTAGCATATGTCGTAGATATATAAAAAGTAGACAGAGTAGATTTATTAAAATCTCCTAACCACTTAGCCATTCTATATCTCAGTTCTATATCCTCAATACTCCCCACCCAGTTATTGAGTTTTGTTTTATTATCCAGCATAGTAGGGATCTTAACCACACTGTAAGGTGGTGGATCGATGGAACCATACTTAGCTGCGAATACATCTTTCCACATAGTGTAATGTTGATAAGTAGATTCAGTAGGCGATAGTGAATATGCCTCTGCTTCTTTGATTTTAGATGACTTGAGATAAGTAGTCTCACCTCGACTGATGGATGTGATGATGCTTTGTTCTACATCTCTAACAGTCTGAACAAAAGTAGCCAGGTCGATATGTTGATTAGAATCTACTCTAGCTAAAATATCTTCCATATGTTGATGAGCTTGTTTGATCAAGGTAGGTGGAGCGGCACTATTCTTCATGTGCACTCCTTTGATCTCCATTTCAGATTTTGGAAATACGTTACCTTCCTGCATCACAGTCCTAGCAGCATAGTGTTTAGCTACGTTAGTAGGCATATGTACAGACCATAGAAATTCATTCTTCATAGCTAGTGCATGAAGTTTGCCATCTATGACATTGATATTAGCTGACAGTATGGCTAGGTTATGTGCGATAGATTGGTTAGCTATGAAAGCTACAGCACCACATACGCCATAAGTGCGTTCACTGATATGTAGTCCACCGAAATACCACAGCATCCAGTCATCTACAGAGAAACATGTAGAATCAGTATCGCTCAATACTACAGAACGACGCATCATCTCTCTGATATAAGCATGACTGGCCGGGATCAGTTTAGATAGGAAAAACGTCCTTATAAATGGCTGATATTCTTTAACTACACGTGTGATGTTTAGGGCAGTAGATACTACTGTATCCAACACTCCTAGACCAGCCATCTTTTTATAGTCTTTACCGTGACCTTGCACTTCAGAAAAACATATTTGATGTGCATAGTTCATGATCTGCTCGTCGATCTTACCAGCTAGTTCTAAAGCATTCTCAACTGGTTCTGTATGTTTAGCTGAGATCTGATCTATCCAACTACGCATAAAAGCTTCGTTGTGTTTACGAATATGGTAAAGATCTCCACTATAAACAAAACTAACTCTTTCGATATCTGACATCTTACCAGCAAAGTCTCTAAGTCTTTGAGTAGACTTAGGATCAGATCCATAAAACCTACTAGACCATTCTATACATGACATCACATCATCTATACTAGGGATATGTAGAGAGTATCTATCCATAGCATCTTGCATAGACTCGACATCGGTCAACTGACAACATGTGATCATGTTATACATCACGATATCTGGATGGTAGTAATGTCTGTTACCCATCACGATACGTTCATTACTAGCATTACCGAATGAGCTTACTGACCTGATAGTAGACGTCAATGTACTATGTGCAGTGGGATTAAACAACACAGATCCAGCACTACCAAATGCCCCAGACATGCTGTTGTTATAGTTCTTCATGTTGGCTTGTTCATTATTCTTCATAGTGAACGCCATATTGTTACCTTCAGCTTTATATTTAAAAGCTTGTTTTTTAGCCGCAGATCGCCTAGCAGTATTCTGTTTAACAAAACCTGATAGCTTGGATACTTTCTTCTTAGGACTGATATAACATGTAAATGTAGGTGCTATGATCAGATCTTCAGCTATAGCAGAATAGATATACTTAGAGAGAGGAATAGTTTCTACGTGCTTATCAGCGCAATCAACTCTCAAAAAGTAATCTACTTCAGGATCTACCATCCCAGGAAACTTACGTTCTTTGACTTGCTGACTAACATATGCATAGCAAGTCTCATAACTATCGCCAGTAGACTTACTCAGATACAAAGCAGTTTGTTCAATATAATGACCTAGCGGATTGATATCGCGTTTATAGTAGTCAACGTCTTGTAGGAACAACCTATCGTCTGACATTTTATAACTCTCCTTAGTCTACTTGATCTAACTACAACAGAAAAAAATACCCTCACCCGGCCTAAGCTGGATGAGGGTACTTAAACCGGTTATTAGCCGGGCAAGGAGACAACATGAAAATCCACTCTCTATCAGCGAACGACATCACTGATCTACTACTTCCATCGTAAACGTATATCCCATACTATTAAGCACGTCACGAACTTTATTTACATCTGTGTCGTCTACATTGACTACAGAGATATTCAGATGTGAAACAGTGATGGCTGTGATGCTATCTTCTACTATCCAAGGATAAGCCAGTACTGTTTTGGTGTTAGATGTAGTCTCTAACAGTACATAACTATATCTGGATAGTTTGTCAGGAGTACCTGCTGGTAACAATGAGAAAATCTGTCTTTGGATGAGATCTACGTTAGCGTATTTCTTAGCTGTCTCGTAGTCTACTATCCCAACTACCTTGACTCTTTTGAAGTTTAACCCAAACAATGCCGGAGCATATGTGGTTAAGTTGTATAAACCATGTATCTCAAACTGCATGATGTACTCCCAATATTAGATAATCAACACTACATTCTTCTACCATTATGGCTAGCTCAGACTTATTTAACCCTACCGTTTTAAGCATGAACCATAACTGCAAAGCTAGCTGTTTGTAGATGATATCGATGTCTTGTTGAACCATCGGATTAGACAGATGATTTAGTCTACTAGTGTTGACTGGGTTCTGTATGGTTATGCTGTATAGATTGAAATCTTCTTCCATCATCTCCAATGCTTGATTGAGTAATTCTTGATAGTTGTTAACTAGTATAGCTGGCAAGTAAGCAACTCCTTGCAAACATGCCATGATAGATGTAGACTGATATACTCCTTGCATATAAGCAGTCCACATCTCACTATTGTCAAATATCACTCTGTTATAAGAAGTCTGCATCTTCTACCCCGTTAACATGCAGTAACACTATACCGTCAGTTATATATCCCGCCATGTTATAGTTCTCAATCTCATCAGGATCATCTATGAATACTCGACTGATCTCTTCTAGGGCATTGCTGATCTCTAATCCAGCTTTACGGAATACGTCTTCTTCATTGATTATTAGATTATCATCTACAAAAGTAGACAACATACCTAGCATGCCTTGATCCATGTATTCTTTCAACTGCTGGTAAAACTCCAACACTCCAGCTACTGGGTCTTGAGCAGCTTCTAGTAGTCGAGTAGGGAACAGATCTACTACTACTGGATTAAAAGGTTCGTATAGACAAGCTAACCTATAGATGATCATAGATTTGATATCTACAGATAGCGGAATGATAACTGCTCTGATAGCACTACGCATATTCTCTCCTGAATACTACTGACCATGGTTCTAGCCAACTCACAAATTTATACTGATCGTCGTAACCCGATAACTTAATAGCTATCACACTATCAGCATTTTCACACATTTGCATCATGGTGATTTCCAGATTATCTAAATGACTAGCTGCCATGTTATCAAAGTTAAGATGATTTTCTAATACTACAAACAATCCATCAGTGTATTGTCCATATGGATAACCATGCATCATGATGATTATCAAATCTCTGACTACAGATTCAGGTAGATGTAATCTATCCACCCATACTCTTAGATCAGAGACATCTATAATGACATACTCAGGTAGTTTCATCTCCATCTTCCTGATGTATCCTATACCAGTCATAAACTCTGAAGTCTATAGTCTTCTCTATGACTAGAGTGGTTCCTACAGTTTTAGTGAAGTAGATAAAATGTTGATCTTTACCTACCCATGACTGAATAGACATGATAAGATCGTCCATCAGTATGTCATATGCTTCCTCATGTATGAGATGTTCGTATTCATCTTTGACTAATCTCTCTAGTTTATAAGGACCACGAGGTGTGGAGGTATATTGTGATAGATTGTAGAGATAGTTATTGATGATAGAGATAGCTACTTTGACGGCAGTAGCAGGTGTCTGTGGTGTGGTAGTGATATATCGTTTTAACTTCCTAAGTTTATCAGGAGTGATGACTATTTCACCATCTTGGTCGACGATAGGGTCTTTAAGACTATAGATCTGATCAAAATCTGTGATCATGAAACCTTTGGTGGTTCTATATTGACCACCTAATCGCATCACAGGTTCTACAGATCCAGGTAGATATATCCCATGTTCGGCTTCCACTAGTCCTACTATGTAAGGATCTTCATCCCATCTCATTACTTCAGATAGGAGATCTACTACCAACACCTCACTAGCATCTAGTAGTTTACTCAAGTCCATCGTCACACTCCTGATTTACGTATCACTACTAACAACAATGTGTTCTGTGCAGTCATGTATTTAACACGCACGACACGACTAAAGCTTAACTGGTGATTGATCAACATATAGTAGATTTGATTATCTACCCACCACTGTAACTCATGTAAACTAGGATCTGCTATATGGTTCAGATCTAGTCTATAAGCGTTGTCGACATAGTTTTCTCCAGTTAACTGATAGATGGCTTTAGTGAGACCATTGCCGATGATAGCGTCATGCCATCTATCTAACAGTTGTGTGTAGTTGTATTCATTAGCTATACCAGGTAGTTCTGTTGATATATAACTGGTGATGTCTTTGATCTCTAACATATAGAGTGTTTCAATATGTTCCATATCCACCTCTAGAAGCCATTAGATAAGTCATAGACAGGTTTTTTACACTTTGTCTATATCTAGATATCAACTGATGATTTTTGTCGTCTCTAATCGCCTAAAAAGAAATACTACTGAGAACCCCATCTAGGAGCTCTCAGTAGCAATCTAGCTTTTACAGAATCACACCCAACTCAGTACTCTCTTCATCTTTACTGATGATGGACTTCTCTACCACAGCACTACGAGCTTCATCGATCTGACGCAACTGCTTCTCCAAACGTTCAATCACATTGTTAAAGTAGTTGGCAATAGTAGCCATGTGGATAGGCATATCTACCTTCACAGCTTCCTTGACAGCAGGCATGACAAAGCCAGTAGCTTGATACTCTACCGGAAGATCGATAGCCGTAGAAGTCTGGTCATCAGTCAGACTCACCACACTCACAACAGCTTGATCTTTCTCTAGATGAATATCTTTACTAGAGAAGTCTACCATAGTCAGCTTAGGATTAAAGCTAGTTACCTTATGATAGTCCAAGAAGTTACGCAGATCGCTCTTATCGAGTTCCTTGTTTTGACCAGAGAAGAACATACTAGTCAACACGATGTTCGTCTCAACTGTTTTATCAACTACACCACGACCAGTCTCACGAGTGTTTTCAGCATAGATCATGTTAACAGGACGACCAGATTTCTCAGAGATCATTGCATAACTCTTAAGAGTCTTAACAGTGTTCTCAGCTTCGATCCTGCTATCAGAACTACCTACACACACCACCATCACACTGACATCTTTTTTCATCAGTTCACTGATCAACACTGGCGATATAACACTTCCACTCGTTATGTTCATTATAGTTCGTTAGGCTATAATCGCGCCATTACGCGCAGCTGTATGTTTCCATACAGACCAGACCATATCATCATCTTGATTCATACAGGCGAGTTAAGTCTACTAACACTAAGATTGGGTATGTTAGTAGCTTTTAAAATGTTTTCTAACGTAATCTCTTTCAGCGGGCGGTCAGTCCCAAATCCGAGATATCTTGCTAAATTCATCATACCGCAAATAATAGTTTCCATACCATCATGCTTAACACGATAAAAACGCATAGGTGCTTTTAATCCAAATTTATTAGATAAAAGCGCCTCTTCAGTATATGGGAACCACGAATAAGGTAAAAAGTCAGATCTTAAACCGAACCCCTTTATTATAGATGTTTTATTTCTGCTCTGACCATATCCTAATGATTGTTGAATTTGTTTGACGGTAATTCGTTTTTCTGAAGGATCACAGTTATTTAAATAAACAACCATTTCTTGTTGATTTTCAAAAATGATTTCTTCTTTTGTGTAATAGTTATAAAGGTAATATTTCGGATTACGTTTACGGTATGGTGTATTTAGATACAATAACCTTTCTTTCATAACTATTTCTTTATCGGTGCTAATATAGCAATCCAAATCATCTTCTGACGTAGATATACAATAACCTAACATTGATATTTTATTTTGATATTTTCCTTTCAGACAACTAAGACATCTAATCCCTGTAAAATAAGTTGCTATTAATATACTTGGATATTGACTAATTTCTTCTGTTAATGTATCATAAACATAAACCGTCCTCCCAAAATTAACAACATTAGGTAAATCAAAAAGACGTGTTTCATCAACAACAGTTACAACATATTTTCCAAGCACTGGATTATTTTTTGAATTCTTTATTAAAGGCACTATTACTGAAAGATAGTTATTTATGCTCTTACAAAAATCTTTCAATGACCTATATTTAGTTTCATTCCTTTCTTCCAAATCATAAACTAAAACAGGACTTGTATTTGGGTTAAGTAAAAGATCATAAGAATGTTGTATATTTTCCTTAACCGTAACCCATTCAAGATTTGTTTGTTGATTATTTAATTTATCACCGTCTTTGTGATTGACTTGTAAAGAAAGATCGTTATTTGGTATAAACGTCTCAGCAACTAATCTATGTATAGTTTTATATTGAATCTTATTAGTATCGTTTCGATAACTTAACCTATAATAACCATACTTATCAATAGATGGTTTGAGAATATGGTTAGTTTGATTATTTTTAAACCTACCTAAATTACTAATCTGATACTTTGTTGAATCCTTAACAAATTTCCAAATTTCTTCCATTCAATCTCCTTAATTTAAAATCACTCGCCTTTAAACAAACCGCCCCAATTGCGGTCACTGATCAAGATGTTTCCCATTTCGAGTCACTTGACTCTACACGCTGGTTAATGCGTTGGTCGTTGAACCTTCCTCTCGCTTACGCAGGGAGGCTTGGCTGCGGATTACCCATTTCAAACATTATCATGAGGACCAGTCATGTTTTTGAATGTTATCATACAGTAGTGTTTTTACTATCCTCAATACTTCCATTACTGGACTGAGCATCATGTTATATTTCTATACATGAGAAGTAACTACTGTCTTTAGGACGTTCCCGCAATTAAGGAACTAACATTACGATATCACTATCGTAACGGGCATTTAGGCGCTAATATGCGCCTGTTTACCACCAGAGGCACTGTGTACTACCATATATAGATCAGCATGACCGATCTTCTGTACAATCTCCTTAGAACGTTCAGCGATCACATGGTAATTACTAGCACGCAACTTACCACTACCATCTAGTCCATCAAACAGATAGACATGATCATCCTTGATATCCTTAGGTAGATTAGATCTAGAAGTATCCAACATGTAGATATCTAGATCAGCAAATCCTTCCCCACTCTTACCGATGAATTTCTTTACACAGTTAACACCAGCACCACCACAACCGATCAGTTTAACGGTAGACATTATAAAGCTCCTTACACAAGTTTTCCAATGGGGTTACTACAAGTACTAAATATGTTACCATATACACAGCCACTAGATGTCGAAGATCGTGCGCGCCACTAATTCAGACTAACACCCAGGTTTATTGTGATCAATTGTTTTTTAGATGTTTGTGATTAACTGTTTAACTGGTGAATAGAGTACACAAACACACAACCGGGTAGTTGTGTGCGTGTGTGGGTTGGGTTTGCTATAGTTGTCAGATAATTTAAGGTTCTAGTAAAATTTTACAGACAGGTTTTAATAAATTGGAACTAGTAATAAAGCGAGATAGACGAGCGTAAATAGAGGGGGGAGAGGGGGCGAAGCCCCCCTTAATTACGCGTGCGCGCGCGAGACACCCTAACAAACCTTTTCTTTTAAGAAAAAAGTGTAATAGTGAGCGTAGCGATCTCTTTTTTCTTAGAAAGCCCAATGCTATGACGGAACCTACCCATAACACGCAAAGCTAAAAAACACGCCACACGGATCATGCTATCTTTTTCTTTTAAAGAAAGAAAGTTATCTTGAGTCACTACGTGACCTCATTTGTCCCCTAGCTGAGCTAGGGGACGGGACCGGATAGACATCTTGTGGACAACATAACATCAGGATCAGATCATGCCTACCATCGATATGAACAAGTATGACAACACTAAAACCACCCCTGAGACTTCATCAGAGCCTCTACAATCCTCTGAAACTCTTCAGGAAGGTCAAGGTATGGTCACGCTATCTGGACCGCTCTCAAAGGTCTATGCTGAAGCCTTAATCGAAGTCATGGGTGACAACACAGCTACCCTTAGCACAGAGACCAACCAGATAGAATCACAAGCCATCCTACTCGTAGATGATCGCGTATCAGAACCCATCAACGCTATTGTCTATGTGACAGATCATGAAAAGATCAGAGAGAATCCATCTGAGACTTTCAGTCAACTTAGAGTAGCTCTAGATGCTCAAGCCAAAAAGAAATACGTAGTGCTAGAGAGTCAAAACTCCATCAGTAGTGTAGAAGGACTCATACATGAGTACGCTATGGAAAACTGTCATCGAGTCTTCTATAGCCGTGAGAGCTTCATCAGGCATATGGCACGATGATCACTATCAAAGAAGTCATGGATGAGATATGGTCTGGTATCAAATTCGATAGCAGACTAGCCAAAAAAGTACATATGTATCGCATAGAGTTCGTAACTAGAAACTCTGAACACATGGCTTTTTTCGGTGGTAACTTGATGGGCGTGCATAAAGTCAGGTTTACACTATCTGACTACAGTAGGTTTTTTGATGTGATGTTAGATGCTGAAGCTGATGCCATAGAACGTCAGATATCTACTATCACTACGATCAATCATGAGTTCAAAATCTCTAGCGATGCTTTGAACCAAACTGTGCTGTACATGATACATAGGTTTTTAACCAGTCCTCTACTCAGTAGTAGTAAGAGGATAGAAGCTGCTGTAGATCTAGGTCTGATATTCGGATATAGGACTATAGCTGCTCTTCTGGTACACTATTTCAAATACCCTATCGATACATATACTGCACAAGCTGTCTATGAAAGATTGAGCGGTAGATATCTGATCAAGAAGCTAGGTACTTGGCAAGATGTTTTTGAATATAGAGCTAAAGAACTGATAGATAGTCATGGTGTGCATTATCAGAACATAGTTAAATATAACGATGACCTAGCTATAGTCAACATACTGAATGATATGCATGGTCGTATCAAGGATATGTTGAAAAATATCTATGCTGAGTTTATCAAAGTACATGAACAGGGTGATAAACTAGGCGTTAATAAATCTACCATGATAGACGCTGATGGCGCTGAGATAGTCAAAGATCGTGTACATGGTTTAGATAACTATAAAACATATATCGAAAACTGCGTAGTGGATAAGAACACATTTATTAAATATGAACTGATCGATGTAGTGAGTAGTGTTGTACCTACAGCTAAAGGTAAATCTTTAGGACTATCTTTAGAATGGATGGTAGAACATGTGACTGGTAAGGGTAGGCAGCATGTGATAGATTTTATAGATCTGTCAATGGTAATGTCATACAACTATCTGCTGAAGAACGAGTATGTCTTACATAGATCTAGAGACATAGTTACTTTAGTAGGTAAGCTAAAAGGGTATATACTGTCTTCTAGAGAGGATAGTGCAGACATGAACAGGTTGAGAGATATAGGTGCAGAGATAGTTAGAAACGCTACTGGTCATCAGAGTGAACAGACTATATCTGCAGTTAGAAATGCTTTATTTTTATATGTGTGTATACGAGCTTATACTAAACATGCATATAGCTGAAAAAAAAAACATCCTGCCCAGCCATGTAGGCTAGGTGGGATGTTTATATCGCTGATTAGACTTTCCAGGTCACACCGTACTGACCGTTATTTTCGAATGTCGCTTGACGAACGCCATTCTTTTCAACCATCAGCAATCCATTGTTTTCAACCAGCGTAACATCAGCCTTCCAGATAGGAAGACTTTCTTCGATGACGCTGCCTCCCTTCATAAGAGTGATGCTGCACCCGTTGTTGACGTAAGTGGTGATTTCCTTAACGGCTTGATCGAAAGTGAGAGTAGCAGACATGGTAAATCTCCAACTAGAATACCGTCTAGTGAGCGTAAGCCATAGCGATAGTGCTAGGTCTCATGTACTATATATGTGACTGTAAAAAAAAAATCAGAAAAGAATCCTCCCACAGGACCCATATAGGGCTCTGCGGGAGGGGGTAGGTTATCGCTGGATAGCTGCAGTGACCTCTTTGTAGAGGTCATCATGGACATACTGGAGAGCATAGCCAGTTTGCTGCACTGCTGCCAGACAGATCTCCGGAGTCTGTTCATGGACATAGAGGAGAGTCAGGCCGTTTTGCTCCACAGCCGCTAGGCAGATCTCCGGAGTCTGTTCATGGACATAGAGGAGAGTCAGGCCGTTTTGCTCCACAGCCGCCATACAGATCTCCGGAGTCTGATCCCGGACATACTGGAGAGCATAGTCAGTTTGCTGCACTGCTGCCAGGCAGATCTCCGGAGTCTGCTCCCGGACATACTGGAGAGTCAGGCCGTTCTCCCGCACAGCCGCCATACAGATCTCCGGAGTCTGATCCCGGACATACCGGAGAGCAAAGCCGTTCTCCCGCACAGCCGCCATCACCTCCTCATAGTTCTTGCCATGGAGAGGGTTGTCGGGATTGGTGATAGGGGTCCAGGTGTTACTCATGCTGTGCTCCTCACCCATCACGTCTCTAGCGGGATACCAGAGATACGTGGGGTGTCTTCACGTAATATATATGTGATTGTAGGAAAATCAGATACGCCATCACTACCCAAGCTATCTAGGCTGGGTAGTGATGACAGTGTGTTAACTATATCGCTGCATGCGGTTTTTGTACTGGCGTTCTTGATTGATATGTTTGATAAAGTCATCTGTAGATGCGTGGACAGTATCGTAAGATTCTAGTTTGTATAGCAGAGTGCGTAGTTGATATTCTAGCTTGCGAGCTATAAAGTTATCGCGTTCGTTCTTGATCTGTTCTGTCAATATGTTGATCTGATCTTTGAGTTGTTCTTGGTAATACTGTTCATAAGCATCGCCGGACTGTATCTCTGTCTGTCTATAATTAGACTGACTGAGTATCTTAGAACTATCTATACCATAGTACTCTAGGTGTTTACCTTGTGTCATTAACCAGAACGATAAAAGCCATGATATGCAATTGTCGTCGTGTTCTCCATCGGCATGATCCACCCTACCGTTTTTGATAACTAGACCTAGCAACTGATCTATGATCTTTTTATCTTTAACCGCATCACCTGTATATTTGATAGCATTGTTTAGAGTTACGCTATAGAGATCACTACGACTAGTAGCGCCTACTGCAGATGTAGCGAACCCAAAAGCTTTTTTGTATTTGACATAGATCTGTTGATCTCTAGCAAACATAGGTTTTGATATCTCTTTAAAAGCATCTGTGTTCTCATCTGCTTCTTGCACTATGCGGTTATATAAACGTTTAAAAGGATCTATGTTTTTAGCTACTAACATGACTAATAGATAGTCTATGATCATGGCGCCAGTAGATCTACGTTCTATGATCAGAGTTAAGTTTTCATATTTAGTCAACCATGTGACTATCCATTCACTGAAGGTTATCAGGTTGGTTTCATTATAGTTACCAGCAGCTAGTACTGAGCCGGTGATGACATCTCTGATAGTCAATGCTATGTCATCACCACCAGCAGCATCACTAGTATCTAGAGACATGATGGTCTTATGGGTCCGCATGTGGTGTTCGATCTGATCTTGATGCATATACCATCTGGTGACATATGCATACGGACTAGATATGTCTGCATGATATTGTTTGCTTTCAGAGTTACGGATCTTCTCAGCAGCTTCAGGACTGATAGGAGACGATTGGGAGCCAGATGTCCATCGGTTGAAGAAGTCTCTATCTGCATCCTCACCAGCCGCTCCAGTCTCCTCTATAGCACGATACAGCCATTCATCTGTATAGCCTAACTGAGTATGGTTAAAGCTAGCATATACACGGAGTATGCCTCTACGACTATCACCCATACGCTGCGATGAGTTCTTACGTATGAGTTCATGTAGAGACTCTTCATTACTAGCATCTAAAAACTTATCCGTCCATATGGCAGACTGTTGTACCATGTTGTATACATATTTACCATCTCTATCATCTTTCTTACCGCTAGTGGTAGTCATAATTGTACCATAGGGCTGACCTGCATCTCTAGCTAGATCTCTAGCAGCAGTACCGGCAGCTAGTGCCGCAGGTAGAGTGATGGCAATGTTGTATATGAACGCTGCTTCATCGATATGGAATACTGGAGATGTTAAACCACGACCTACGTTAAGAGCAGCTTTAGGAGATTTGTTAGGTAGATGTGATCTATACTCATTACCTAGCAGTCTGGTAGTGAGCATCTCGGTGTTAGCTAGATCGTTCTTACGTTTCATATTAAGATAGTAAGGTAGTAGGTCTTGTATCTCTTTAAGCCTAGCTAAGTTGTTAGATCTAAGTGTTTCATCTTTAGTGATGAGGTTGATCTGAGTATTGTTAGTACCGCCGTTCATCAAGTATGTCATTAGAGTATCTGCACCGAATGACTTACCAGTTTGACGTATCTGTTCTAGTATGATAGTGACATGGTTAAAGAACAGCCAAAACAAACATATGTTGCCACGGTGAGCTTTGAATTTAACAGGTTCAGGGCTACTTCTACCGGGGGCTCTAGCTATCTCCCTAAAATAATACCAGGGATTAGCTTTAGTTTCTGCAGCTATCAGTATGACATTTTCTACTGACAGATTAGGATCAAAAGGATCTACGCCTACTAGTTCTGGGTTATGTAATGCTAGTGGAAAAGCATGGTTCTCTATACCCATGTCTCTATATAGCAGTGATAGTCTTTTAAAACTGTCGTTGGTGCTATTCATGTCTATGATAGCACCAGGGTGAGTTTCATACCAGTCGTTCAAGAATCGGATCATTTTTATTAGAATCCTTTGGAATGTGTTAAAAAGAAGGAGATAGGATGAGGTTGAGTTTAGCACATATGTTATTTAGATATCTGGTATCCAGATCTAAGTTTATTTTTATAGGTAACAACAGTGCTAAAAACTGGGCTGGGTTTCGTAAATTAGAAGTCACGCTGAGTGATGATCGCCAGTTGATATTCAGTTTTTTACATAACCGACGTAGACGATCGGCATGGGATATATTTATAACATACATGGTACATGTAGAAGTTAATGTAGGAACTACCGACGGATTGACAGAGTTATTAGATAATAACATGTTGACTGTAGATGTACCTTTTGGTAGTTGGTTCAGTAATGATGTAGTAGGTGATGTACTGATAGAAAACTATCTAGATAAAATCATCAACATATTGAAGTGTGTAGAAGATGACTCATGATCTCTCCCTACCTAGATGGCAGGGAGAGATCGGAGTGTATTAGTTATTGACAACCATGCCAGCTATAGAGAGTATGGTGTCATTATTACCATCATTCCTGATGAACTTGATATAGATGTTCTTATTGAGATCTAGATGTCTACCCAAAGTCAACACTTGATTCCATTCAGAGATATCAAACCTGACAGTCCAACTGAGATAAGATATCTCAATGACATTAGGCACTACAGGTTTAAGTTCAGTAAAAGGATTGACTAGAGGATATGTATCATAATAAACTCTCTTTAACCAATCTTCAAAATCTGTAGACCCGCTATGGATAGTGAATTTGCTGATATCTATAGCATCTAGTTGAGCTTTAAGCTCATAGCCATATAGAGGTCTTTCAGATACAGATTCACTAGCGATTTCCCAAGGAGTAGCGAAGTTCCAAGGACTACCACGTAGCAGTATATCCACTACTTGAGTATGTACAAACTCTCTATAAGCACCAGACACATCACTGAGCTTCAAAGAGATAGATCTGCGTTGCATATATCCATAACCAGTAGGATCAAACATACCAGTATTGTCATTGAACCTAACATACGGAGTGACATCTTCGCATATACTGCGATCTAGGTTCAACATCCACCAACGCATGCGATAACCTTCACTACCATTGAGATATTCAGGATATCCAAATACCTTAACCGTATAAGCATTGTTAGGCTGTATGGTTACTAGACTGAATGGTTGTGTGATGTATTTACCATCACTAGTTACAGCACCGTATACAGATTCGCTATCAGACAACATATAACTCAACACTAGATCGATCTGTTGTCCTACGATACTAGATAGATATTGATCCAAACCAAATATCTTAAACTTACTACCATCTACAGGTAGTTCTAGAGTACTACCATCGTTATAATGTACGACACCTATCAGGTTCAATGAGTTCAGTGGTACGTTGAGAGGGAACTCTATCAGGTTAGGATAGGTGACCGACATAAACGGACTACGCATCGTGATACCAGTGATATACTTCTCACCTTCATAAGCTTGTCTGATGAATGATGTGTTTTCTACTAGTAGCTGTCTCTTAGACACTACATGACCAGCATCATCGTAGAAAACAGCAGTGACGATCTCACCGTCATCCATAGTTCTCAGTGTATAACATACAGGCACACACTGAATGGCATGTACATCATGACTGTCAAATCTAACTTTCTCTAGATTAACAGTATTACCTATGTAGACACCACTGCCATCATAGACTCTAGTGATTACATCACCTGTGTCTGATAGATCTGGTCCGAAGAATATCTTACAGTACTTGGTCATAGATCCATGTACTTTAAGCCTAGCATCTACAGCTAATGTATGAGGTGTAACACTGGTATCCAGATATACTCTATAGGTATCTGCAGTAGTACCTGGACCTACACCTATCAGTACATCTTTTTCATCTACTACATACGACAGGTTAGCAGGTCTTTTTTCTTGCAGATCAGGTATCAGTGTTACTGGATCTATATGTCTGACTATGTAAGTGATATAGTTATCCACATCTACTACGTAGTCTTTGATTTTAGGTACGTGTTTGTTCTGTGCTGGTCCGCCTAGATAGATCTCATCTTTAGACCACCAACACCACCTACCTTGAGGATCATATTGAGGTACGACTCCATCCGTACCTACGATCCCGATGGTAGTCAAAGGAGTTGTTTCACTCATGTCATGTCCCATCACTTTCAACTGTTAAAAACGCCGACAGATCTATGCGGTTATCAGCATATAGTCGAACCACTCTCAGCATGAATCTGTATGCAAATAAATTAACCATGATCTTGGTGTGATGTGTATGTGGATGTATGCTTACATACCTTTCATCTATGTAGTTACCAGGACTGATAGGATCACACTTCAACCACTCTTCATAAGGTTTACATATGTTGATTACTTGTTGATCAGTCAAGTTGGCTGTATATGTACTAGGAGGTATATACTCAGTGACTAGGTCATAGATAATCCTAGCTAAGAACGGACTATATAACTCATGCTTGGTAGGTATAGCCATCAGACTACCTCTGTCAAACTGCGGTAGCTCTTGTGACATATAATCAGATACTTGTTGATCTATCAGTCTGCTAGCTGCTCTGATCTGATAGGTGTCTACATCAGTCACTTCTCTCATAGGCACCATGATATCCCTAAGAGCATAAGGCTGACCATTTTTACTATTTACTATCGATATCGCATCGCTATCTTCACTGAACACTACATCGGATTTAGTCCTGATCCCGCCGTCTAATGATATACGCATCACACGATCATCTCGGACATCAAACTTAGTATTATTAGACAGTACTCCATGTTCTATAAAGCCTACATCTTCAGGTTTGGACCATCGCATGTCGTTAGTGCACAGACCTCTAAACCTGATATGAAAACGCTGCATCTCAGTGCTTACAGGTTGCTTGAGATAAGCTTTGTTGATCACATAGAGATTAGGGAAGTCTACTATGTAATCTATACCTTCTATCAAAGTTCTACCATTCATAAAGACATCTAGTTCATCACCAGGTACAGGCATAGCATATAGCTTTTTGACAGTGTCGTATTTTCTAGTTTCAAATTCAGCTAGAGGGAACTTGATGAGATATCCAGTAACTGCTACATCTAGATCATAGGCCAAGAACGTCTTATCAGTCCTGACCATAAAGTAATATCCAGCATCTGTACCTAGATATCTGATATGAGTATCTGTAACTTGTATGAGAGGATTATCAGTGATATCTTCCCATATGTCTATCAAAGTACCATATGAGTAATAAGCTCTATATATACGCCAGTTCACACCTATAGGTTTAGGTATGTCTACGTCGGTAGTCAGTATGATGTCAGGAGTATCTGTACCTACACCTCTCAGAAACTCAAAGTAAGTAGCTTCAGCATGATGAGGAGTATATTCAACACCGTGACCCACTGAGTTCCATCCTAACAACAAACCATTTTCATCATACTCATATACAGTAGTATCAAACCTCAATAACTCAGGCACAGGTATGGATCTGTTAACAGCATCCACAGCTAGTTTAACAGGAGTGTCGCCATGTAGTACACTAAGAGCATTATAACCTAAAGCAGATATGACGTCATTGCGACTCATATCGTAAGCATACTTGGACATGAGTACGTTATAAGGACTAGTCTCTAATACATCGGCTCTCCATATAGACGTAGAGTCACCGGTTCCTACTAGAGCTTCTAATACGTCGCTATGAGGTAGTTTGTATAATTCATGTAAACGATTATTCTCATATACTAGTCCACGTTCATAGCCAGCTTTTCTGACATAGAGTTTCACACCCCAGTTATCAGTATCGGCTATAGGAGTACCAGTGATGGTTTTAAGCTGTTGGATATACTCGTTGACCATAGGTACGGATAGACCATAGTCTCTGTGAGTAACCATGCTCATAGCAGCTAGATGATGTCTGTATCCATATATGGCTTTAAACCTACCACTATGAGCATTACTGACATAGACATCTTGATCATCCATATACTCGATCGTGCGTCTATCAGTTAGATCATAACTCAGCAGATATTTACGTATGTTGTCTTTGATGCTATTAAATGTAGGCAGAGTACCTAGTTTGAAAGATACTATCCTGGCTATACTGGAATCATATAGCATTTCAACATGGTCATAAGCTTTAGCAGTTATCAGATCCAGACTGTCTACTAGCAAGCCATTGATATAGACAAATACGTGTCCGGTCTTAGTTTTTAGATCCAGATACTGAGTTTGCAATCTAGTGATATCAGATATGCTATTAGTTCTTTCACCTACAGCTAATAGCTTTAGATCACCAGTATATCTAGGACTTTCAAAATAAGCATTCTGATAGAACCTGACATAGAACTTATCAAATTTAAAGTCTACAGGTAGTCCACTGGCTTCTTCTATAGCTATGATGACATTACGCTCATCCATGTACATAAAGTAACATAGATAGCCAGGTATCATCACACCCTTCTGGTTATAAATTTGTACGATCGTATGGTTAGTATTAACGGTATTATAACTTCCCATCCATCTATCTACTTGCCAGTCAGGCATCTCGCGATAGAGGTTGAGGATTTTAGGACTGATTTGACCTATCTGAAAGACATGATATCTCTTCTGGACATTAGGTAGTTTGATAGTTCTACCCACTACCTGTATTTTACCACCCACGCCACCAGCCTGACTGATGCGTTTAGGTTGGATAATAAATTGATTATCCTGTTTGGGATTACACCAGATATTCTTAATAGCATAGTCTACCAGACTGTCGATCATGACTACCTCATTCGAAAGGGAGTATTTCTAGACTCTCTAAACCAGGAACGCTAGCAGTATACTCTTTAACCAAGCTAGTATAAGCTTTGATATAGCCGTCACTAGCACCATGCTTGCCATACCTATCAGTGATGCGTGCTACCATATAGTTCTTGAAACTACGTTCTGTAGCGGCAGCATAAACAATAGCACACCAAGTAGGAGGATGCTCTAGTGCTACAGCTAGGACATCACGACTATTAACACCATACCAGCTATTAGCTATCAGTGTAAGCAGTACTCCTGAGTTGAAGTCATTCAGTCTAACATTCTCAGTAGCACTGATGATAGCCCTACAGAAGCTTTCCAGGTCTGTTAATGTCTCAACCTTATACAATACATCAAAAACCATGCTAGCAGGAGCTTTAGTGGCTTTGATGATATGTACGGCTATCTTCTCGATATCATCACTATCTAGTTCACCCTCAGTGAACAAACTAGCATAGAAATAATAGCTAACAATATTGATGATCAGTTGATCTTTGGGATCTAGCATATATTTTTTAGCTATGATCTCACCTAACCACATAGCATAGACGATAGCTGACCAACGTAGATCATTCTTGACGACAGACTGTTGTCCAGTCATCCAAGCTAACGATAGTATGCTTCTGGACTTAGTAAAGTTAAATTCAGTGATATTCTTGACAGGAGGGATTTGATTAAACCCGACATCTGCAATATCCTGCTTTCTAACAAACAACCTTAAATCAGTAAACAAAAACTTAGATCCATTACCACTATCTACCAACATCGGATGACTGAAGAAAGGCACTATGTCTTCAGCATTGCCAGCACCGATAATAAAAGCAGGTTTAACATCATATCCAGTCACTACATCCAAAGATCTCTGATGTGAAAGATCTTGAATCATAGCCTCTCTGATAGCCTTTACGATACTCCTAACGTCGATCAAAGACCCTACTGTCGTGTCATAAGCTGACATGTTAATCATGGTTTCAACCCCTCTCTATCCCGTAATAAAAAACAGCGTATCCTGTGAGATGGTTTGTGTTCTCACACGATTTCAGATCTTCCCACTCTCTATCGATCCAAGGAGTTTAAAATGGCCGGTCATATAATCAATGCCGCCCCTATGGTTATCGAGTTAGGTACTGAGGACCTAAGTACTCGACAACTCCCCCGCGAAGTAGAAGCAGTACCTCAACACCTGCCTAAGTTTTATCTGTATGCTCGTAAGGGACCGGATACTCCTCAGTTGGTTGTTGGTAACGAACGTGTCAACATGTACGGTGTGGAAACCTTTGACGAACGTTCACCTTATGCTAACCACGCTACGGTATTCGCTAATCTAGCCAATGCCAACGCCAACGCCTGCATGATCCATCGCGTTATCCCTAAGGATGTAGGTCCCAAAGCCAATGCCACTCTTTGGTGTGATGTACTGGAAGTGGATGTGGATCTGTATGATCGTGATGAGTTCGGTAATGTCAAAGTCGATGTGAGTGGTTCGCCTGTCATCATCGGCACTGCTCCTGGTGTCAAACTCAAGTGGACCAAGACTTACCACGATGATGATACCGGCATGGCTACCTTTGGTGCAGCTATACCCAAACCCGGTACTCAGACTGATCCTACCACAGGTACTCAGTCTACGATGTATCCTGTACTGGAATATCTGGCTTCTTACTACGGCGAAGCTGGTAACAACTGCGGTCCTCGTATCTGGCCTGTGAGCTCGAAGAATTCAGCTACTCCTCCTGCCGGTGTAATGAGTACAGATCGTGCTTTCCCGTACTATCTGCAAATGGTACGTCGTGCTAGTCCGACTGCTTCTCCTAAGACTGTCAAAACCATCATGGGTGATGAAAACATTCTCATCACTCTTAAGAAAGATACAGTTGATCCGGTTACCCAGCAAAGACTGTTCATGGGTGAGCGTGTCATCTCTAGCTACAATAGCAATGGTAGTGATGGCTATGCTCCTGTCTTTGGTGATATCTCGACTGTCAATATTTACTATGACTATCTAGAACATATCCACGAGATCATCCATACTGCTGAAGCTGGATATATCGATGGTTTTAGTGATATCACTACTGACTCTGATGACAAGTGGTTGATGAATCCTTTCACTGCTTGCACGCTGTCGTCCACCCCGTACAACGTAGTTCAGCTGGTAGATGATGCTGACACTATTCGTTTCTCTGAATATACCAACCTCTATATGGAAGGTGGTTCGGATGGTACGATGAACGACACTCTGTTTGCCGAACTGGTGAGTGAGCGTCTGCAAGACTATCTGGATGCTAACAACGAAGTGATGGAAAATGCCATCAACGTTGAATCCATCATCTATGACTCTGGTTTCCCTCTAGAGACTAAGTTTGAACTATGTAATTTCATAGCACAACGTAAAGATACATTTGTAGTACTGTCTACTTATGATGTTAATGATCGTATCTTAGATCCTTCAGAAGAACACTCACTGGCTATCGCTCTGCGTACTCGCTTACAGATGTTCCCTGAGTCGGATTATTTTGGTACACCTGTGATGCGTGGTATGATCATAGGTCGTAGCGGTAAGCTGCGTAATAGCAACTTCCCGAAACGTCTACCGTTGACTGCTGAAGTACTGATCAAGTCTGCCAAATACATGGGTGCTGGTAATGGTCGTTGGAAGAATGGTTCCAACTTCGATGGCGCACCTGGTTCTGTCATTACCGATATGTATGACATCTCGCATACTTGGGTGCCTGCTCAAGTGCGTAACCGTAACTGGGATGTGGGTCTGAACTGGGTCCAAGCTTATGACCGTCGTTCATTCTTCTTCCCGGCTCTGAAGACTGTTTATACCGATGATACTTCGGTGCTGAATAGTTATTTCACAGCTATGGCTATTTGTCAGCTGAACAAGATTGCCCATGCTGTATGGCGTGAGTTCAGTGGTGTGTCTCATCTTACCAATGCTCAGCTGGAAACACGCGTTAACGAATCTGTCCTGGCTAAAGTCAAAGATAGATTTGATAGTCGCTTCGTTATCGTGCCTGATGCTCATCATACTGATATGGATGTACTGCGTGGTTATAGCTATCAACTACCGATCAAGCTATATGCTGCCGGTATGAAGACAGTGATGACCTCGTATGTACAAGCATTTAGGATATCTGATCTAGACGCGTGATAAAAGGGAAGACGGTGGTTCACTCCACCGTCACCATGGACTCTCATTAACATCTTTTTGGAGTAACCTAACATGGCTCGTATCACCGATGCTATCCTAGGTCAAGCATATTCGGTTAACAACACTGCTCCGATGCTTGATCTGACCTTTGGCGGTCAGCAAGGTTATGCACCCAATCTAGCAGAATGGGTCAGTAACCAAGCTTATGTTCGCCGCAACCTTGTGTGTATTCTGCTAGAAGCACCTAAGGTGTTTTCGCTATTTCCTAACCCTGAAAAATGGGTACAGTCACTGAAGTCTCTGATGGAACTACATGTCAAAACCATCGAAGGTTTCAATGCTGGACTGACTGTGGAGTTTGATGAGCATCCCGTAGGCGGTGCTGGTGAGATGCAGCAAGAGGTCATCAATGTCAAACGTGCTCGTAGCGAACCTGTATTCGGATTCGTAGAGAAGTATGGTCGTCCCATACAGACTCTGCTCGACTACTGGATTCGCTATGGTATGCAAGATCCCGATACCAAGTTCGCCCTAGCTTCAACTCTAGGTCGTCATCCTGATGACATGCTAGCTGACTGGTTTACGATGACTTGTTTGTTTATCGAACCCGATGTTCTGCATCGTAAGGTAACTCAAGCTTGGGTTACTACCAACATGATGCCCAAGTCTAATGGCGAAATCATCGGTAAGCGTGATCTGACTAGTGATCTTGAAATCCTCAATCTGAGCATAGAGTTCACTGGCATCAGTCAGTATGGTAAGGGCGTTGATTTATTCGCTCAAAACATTCTAGATCGTATCAATATCGAAGGGGCTGATCCGCACATGCGTCCTTCGTTTATTCAAGATATGGATAGTGAAGTTGGTGGTGCTCAAGTCGGTTACAACACGACTCCTGAAGACATCGGTGGTAATGCAGTAGCTTCGATGGGTTAATCACCTTAACAGATCTCTAGAGCTCTATATGGGCTCTAGAGACTGCAAAAAAATAACATCCTCCTAGCCACATGGACTAGGAGGACATCCAGATCACTGTACAGCCAGTTGAAGTTCTTCCACCATCTGGAGATATTCTTCTTCTCTATGATCATCAACGATCATTTCATATACTGTATCATAGAACATCACCAATTGGATGACTAGATCGTTATCTACAAACTTAGTATGGATGAAGAACAAATCATCGTTCTTGTTTTTAAACGATATAACTCCAGTACCTAGGTATTTAGCTTGCGGTACATGATGCTGTACAAATGGAAAAACCACTGACTGTGTGATAGTCTTAAGAGTAGCTCCAGTTAGTAGTTCTTGATACCCAGTTAGCAGCTTATCAAACATGTTTACTCCGCTTTTTTCTCAATGAACTTTTGAGCCACGTTACCAACTACATAAGTACTGATGATCATGAAACAGATAGCTTGGTATTGATCTGCATCGATCTTATCCAGATATGTTAACAAAACAGAAAAGAGAAATATTCCGACTACGAGATTGAACTTACGACCACCTAGTTTTTTGATGTCCATTTAAACCTCCTTAGATCCTTCCAAAGCTCGTTGATATACCAAGACCCCTACTAGGTCCATCTGATGTCTCCTAAAGGTCTTAAATGGCTTCCTAACGACACATATGCCACGACTGTGATCATCAGTCAGAGGACGATAAGGAGTATAGTTCCCACCACTGAAAGCATTTAGTATATTAGATAACTGAAAATCAGATGTTTCACAGTACTGGTGAGTGAGTCTATCTCTATATGGATATGTGAGTCTTTGTTCTAGAGTTTTACTATGAGGACCTATTTCACAAACCCATGTCCATACTAGATTGATATCGACACTATGTAATCTCATCAACTTAGCGAATTTAAACCAACTAGATTGAAGCTTTATATGTGCTGAGATAGCTGATTCAGCCGAGACTGTTTTAACTAATTCGACATACGAGTCAAACATAGTTAAGAAGTGCTGTTTACCTATATGACTATCACAGTAGTTAAAAAATCCACCATCAACCATGAAGTTATGCGCATGTTGACCTTGAAGCTCTATATCACACCACATCACACCCTCGCTGAAAAAAATATCCATCCACAAAGATCTATGACAGATATGAATATTACACCAGTCTACCACCCATGAAGAGCGGTAGACTGGTGTTGGTTAGATTACTTCTTCAGTACTTCTTCAGCAATCTGGTTGATGAGATTGCGTGCAGCTTTCAGTTGACCTGCATTGTGCGACGAGTGAACGTTCATGCCAAACTTTACAGCGCCATACTTGACACTAGTAGTCGGTTCGCCGTTCTCATCTTTGACCAGATGGTTTTTGGTCTCGACACGACGATCAACTGCTACATCAAGCGTGTCCTTGTAACCGAAAGCCAATTCGGCACTGACGCGATCGAGCTTGCTGTTGGACTTCATAGCATCGATAGCTAGTTCACCGACAGCATGAGTAGCGCCAGCTACGAACGTAGTGTTGTAGTCACTGATAGAACGAATGGTCTCTTCAGTGACGCCTTCAGGAAGGTTCTCGTTGTAGACCTTTTTGCTGTCGCCAGAGACCAGACCGGTTTGTTTGTCAACACTGAGTTCGGCACGAATGGCGGTGCTGAGTTTCAGGACTTCATCTTTCAGGGTGATTTTCTTATCAGACATTTTTACTACTCCTTGCGGTTGAGTGGGTGTTACTAGTTTAATTGCCTTTAGAGCCAGTCAGAGCCTCATGGAGACAATCGATCACGTTCAGCTGGCTACCGACCATATGTTTCATCAGTAGTTGCTTGATACGGGTGTGGGCGTTGGTCACAGCTTCGGCATTCTTCACCAGTCGCACGACTACATTTTCAGCCATCCATGTTTGTGATTCCACTTGCTTGAAACCCATAGATGCTAACTCATCGATACTTTGATCTCGATCTTCTAGGTAAAAGTCGATGATGTTCGACATGGTGTGATTCGAAAATACATTAGCCAGAAGCGGAGAAGCTGATTTGGGAACTGACTGTTGCGTAGTGAACGTCGGTGGTGTTGCAGCACCAACATAATCACCAACTTGCATTAGTGGTGAAAATGGAAGTCCGTTAAAACCATTGCTAGTTACGACACTGTCGTAAAACCTATCACCGATGGCATAAAATTCCAGATTGGATTGTTTGATCTTTTCCAATGCGGACATATTGGATTTGTTATTGGCGACTTCATTGATACTCTTAATCATGATTAGGACTCCTTGAGTTATATTTAGATCTAGCTATACAGCCAGTATCCATATAGTAAATGTATGGCTGTATTTTTTTCCATTACAGGTGTACAGTTATGCCATTGCACAAACGACGGTCAACATTTGTGATATGGTCGATGGGATGTTGTCTGTACTGCAAACCACAATGTTCGCAGTACATTCCACCACTAGCTCGACGCCAGTCACTGTCGTCATCCTGATGAAGCTGTTGGAACAATCTCAGGATGCTATCGCGTTCTAGATTATCCAAAGCCATACGCCCAGTTACCATAGCGAATGCATGAGGACAAAGGTCCAAACGAGTCACGCTCACCGGTCCATAGCATCAACACAGAACCTTTGTTACTTCTGTTTTTGATCTCATACCACAGACCGGTATACTGACCATTGGAATTAATGAAATTACCAGAAAGCCATTCATCTAGTTCTGCTTGTAGTTCACTCTCTTCATAGAACCATGCGTAATCGCTATCTTCATCAGTGACAAACACTTCATTGAATTCAGGGAGAGATTTCTGATAAGTAGTGACTTTTTCACAAATAGCCAGAAGCTCTTTGTACTTAGCTAAAACTTCTTGATCGCGTTGTAGCGTCATGTTTATGATCTCCTATGTTCTTAAATAACTGCTTGTGTGTTATTCTCCGATATAGAGTTCTAGGTTATAACCAGAACGCTCCTCTGCTGTTAAGGGCTGAAGTTTTTTCAGTCTCTGGATAGCATTGTGATTTTCCAATGCAGTGAAGATATTGTTTTTATTATCACTATATGCACAACACATTATCATGTCTGTGATACTGACAAATTTACATGCTAGCATATCAGCTTCAATCTCAGCTTTATGACATGCTCCCCGCAACAAACAAGTTAACAAAGTCAGCATGTAGCGACGATAGTTAGATTCTGTCGGGTTGTTCAAGTATCGATCGATGGCTAGTTGCTGCTGTCGCTCCCTGACATCTAGAGACTTACCTTCATCAAACCCATTAACAGTCACATAAGTATTCAGGTGTTCGCTAACATAGTGACCAGCTTCATGAGCTAGAATAGCCCATACTAGATTCATTCGAACATCATTCTCCATGATCATGTCAACTATATTTTTTGCTACACCGATAAATACTTCACCATCAGACGTTTCGATAAGGGTGGTATCCAAGATGTCATTGAATTCTACTACATGGGCAATAGGTAGTTCGTATGTCTGATCTGGCGTTGAAATAATTAACTTACCAACTTTACCGCGTGTGATAGTGGATGTGGGTTTTCCCCTATTGGATTCTTCGATACGAATGAACTCATCTAGCAGATTTTTAAGCATGCTCTTTTTCATACCAAGCTCCTTGGATAGATATACTGGTATTATTACCACATACTAAATATATAGTTCACATAACATCAGATATACCGATATACACGTACACGATAATCGATACCAGATACAGCATCAGTACAGACACCACTATCGTCTATCTTGTTCCATGTATCGATATCAGGTATTTGAAATACGGCATCTCCTTTTACATCAGTATAGATAGTAGTCTGATGTATCTCATCGACAAACGGTAAAGCTAGTTTATATATAGAAACACCTCCTATCACCCATATATCTTGCCATTTATATTGTGACAATACGTCATTAAAACTATTGACTACTTGTACATCAGGTATGTGTAGATCAGTTTGACGACTGATAACTATATTGTGTCTACCTGGTAGAGGTTTAGACTTTTCAGGCAGTGAATCATAAGTCTGTCTACCCATGACGACTATATCGCCATAGGTCTTCTCTTTGAATAGTTTAAAATCATCACTGACGTGCCAAGGTATGGAGTTATTATGACCTATCACACCTATAGGGGTAGAAGCATATATTAGCCTGATCATACGGTTGCACCTTCACCAAAGAGTATATCATAGCATTTAGTCGACTACATAAAAAAAAAAACACCAGGGCACCCGAAGGCTTCCCGGTGTTTACTCTGACGATCAGATGTCAGTCAGTCGCAAACAACGTCTACGATTTCAAAATCGCAGTTTTTGATTTCTCGGATCACCACCATGCTGGTGATGTTTCCGAACTGACAATCGACAGACACTACCACGTCACCTGGCTTGATGAACTTTCCAGCGACCCGCATTTGCACCCTGGTAGAGTCGATGATCTCGTAGCCGTATCCGTGGTTGACAATGCGTGCTTTGAGTTTTACGAGTTCCATGATTAACCCCAAGAAATGTTGTTGTTGATATCGCAACGAACGAAGTAGTCGGCATTCTCTTCGTCGTGAACGATTACGTTGGCAGCCATTTGAACCTTGGCTGTCACAAGCGCGTTACGAAATTTGCTAGCTGGGATTTTTTGCAATTCATTAGTCGTGACCCAGTGACATGCAACTACATCTTCATCCGACGTCCCATTCTGAACCACACGCTTAACCATGCCAGCATACACTTTGGTATAGTAGTTACCGGATTCTCGTTCGAGCATTGTTTCACCGACAGGAATAATGTCGATAAACTTCAGATCGTCGATAGGGTCGATCAGACCAGTTTCTTCCCAGAGTTCACGACAAGCCGCCTTAATCGGAGACTCACCATGTTCGATGTGACCGGACGGTAGGTTAAGTTTACCATCCTTCTCTTCCACAAGAAGAACTTCAGATCCATAAAACACAACTACAGATACGCACAGCTTAGCAGATACTGACATGATCTTCTCCTAGCTAGAGTACCGTCTAGCAAACGTAAGCCATAGCGATAGTGCTAGGTCTCATGTACTATATATGTGACTGTAGGAAAATCAGATAAAAAAAGAGAACACGTACTAAACCGTGTTCTCTCCTACATCATCAAGCCTGTTTATGAACCATACCGAGCTTACCTTCCGAGTATTCAGTAGCCACAGGCAATCCCTCGATAGTTCTGTTTACTTGTAGCTGTCCAGATAGTTGATGGATGTTTTGTATGTGTTGGTCTGTATATTCCTTTGATATTGTTACCGTGAAGATGATGTGCTGTTGATAAAAGCTGAGCATACTCAGTGACCATTTTCACAACATGTCTGTCACAGTGGTATTCAGTCGATAAACCTATGTTGTAGTCTAGAAAGAATATGTTCACATTTCAATGTCCTTGTTAAAACTCATATCCCTTCTGGCCTATATGGACCAGAAGGGATATATATGTTTTATTAAATAATAACGTTTTTCCAATTGTTTATCATTGTATTGTGATAATCAATCTGAAGTGTGTTGTGTTTTATAATTGTATGTCCCTCTTTAAATACTGTTAATGTTTTATTACTTTTAATAAATTTATCATGAATATCTGATAATAACTTAATTCTATCTGTGTAACTATGAATACCTCTATTAACACCCCACGCCCATTCAAACCAAAAATATTGATCGGTTTTCATAACTGTATAATAAACAGCTGTATGGGTGACTATACAATTCTCATTCTCTAAATAAACAATAGTTGGTTTTAGTCCAAGTTCTTTAAGATATTTATACTCAAGACTACATGCTTCCCAACAATGAGCTCGTTTTAAATTCAATATTTCCTCAGGTGAATATAAATACTTTTTAGATGCTCCATGATAGTGAAGATTTTTTTCCATCCAATCGTATAACTGTTTTGGTGTTGTGATATTTAATGTTTTACCAATATTTGTCTCTAATGCTAAATTGAAAAGTTTTTTCATGATTTCACTTTCAAAGATTGATAGGCGATCTTAACAGATTATGAGATCTCACTCGATCTCTTGAAAATCTTCTGAACTATTTGGAGTTGATGTAAGAAGATCTGTATTATCTTCTATTTGACCTTCTGACTCTAAAGAAGGTAATAAATCAAATAATTTTGCCATTTCACCAACATTGTTAAAAAAGTAATCCATAAGATAAAAACCACGCCTGTCTAACGCTGATTTGAGATACTGTTCTGACTGGAACTGTTGCTTGATGCGTTTAAACCGATTGAGAAATTCACCTAAATGTCTGCTGAACCTAAGATAGGTATTGGAACCAAGTACGAAAAAGCACGGTCAACATGCTACTACACTACCCGTATAGGTAGTGTAGTAGTCATACATATTACCATTTAGCAAAACTAGGAGGTTTGATAGTTGATAGTTTGATATCTACTAATTTGAGTGTTTCGTTAGCCAATGCAGCGCTAGATTCGATGGCGATCTCATTGTTACTGATCTCAGCTAAACGTTGTATCTGTGAGATAGTGACTGGTGTCTCGTTATGGCTTTCTAGTCCGGGACTATGCCATTTGCGGGCTATCATTATGCCAGGTTCCGCCACGCATGCATCGAACGTCACCACCTGCACTAACGTTCTCTCATTCCTACCGTTACGGTAAGTATCTTTAGTAAGAGCGCGGATCGAGAAACACACTTCTTCCTTAGGATTCTCTAATGCGGATTTGAGTACATTAGCGTGAGGACCAGCAGGTTTGAATTTACCTATAATAGCTACTAAGTTAGGATTCTTATATTCAGGATGTTTCTTACCGAATTCTGTATCTAGATAAATATCAGAGAAGTGACACATAACGTTAGTCTCTTCGATAGTCATGATACGAGTAAGGTAATCATCCATGGACATACCAGGAAGACGCTTAGGATGCCCTAACTCACCTTTAAGACAACCTGTCTTAATACGACGCATAAATGAACTAGATTGTTCAAATAACAGCTTGGCTCCTTCATATACATAATATTCACCAGCACTATTATATACATTAAGACCACCAATAATCATCTCATAGTAGCCATCGCTATCAGGAGTGAGAACACCTTTTTTACCTGTCTCGGTCAGTCTGCTTTCTGTAAACTTAATCATTGCCATGATGACACCTAGTGGTTATGTTATCCACTAGATTAACCAGGCTTTACCGTCACATATGCAGTCTTTGATAGGACTGTAGTTAAAAACACCATTGGCATTACAAACATGACAAGGAGTACTTCCTTGTGGTTCATTAGTTTTAGTGTTTTTAGATATCAGCGCATCTAATAGATCTTTTTGAATCAAAGCATTTTCAAAAGTTGTACGGATGTTTTTTAAAGTGTTGAGATCGTCGTTGGTCATGATTCTGTCTTTAAGCTCTGAGTAGAGTTTCTACTTTGGAAGATTTTTCTGAGGGTTGTGTGATAGCACTGACTACACCATCTTGGAAGTAACTACCAGATAGTTTAGCTACTGTGCCTGGTGCTGCATAGAATACGTTACCATACATGCCGATATACTGAGGTTTATAACTGACGTCGGTTTTAGTTTTGAGATAGTGGCGATATTGTATCGATCTATCTTTAGGTGATCTAGATACGTATGCAGCCATGGCTTCCATGATAGCATAGTTTTGAGCTACGTCAGATCCACTATAGTACTTGGCTTTATCAAACAATCTGCCTAAATCTTCATAGTCTATATACCAGGGGATATTGCCTTTGAGGAAGAACTCTTCCATAAATCCATATACTAGAGTGGCTTTCTTTACCAGCATAGTGTTTTCTATTAAGACACTGCCAGCAGGATAATGGAAATTATAGTATTCAGATCCATCTATCTCGGTGATTTTGATTTCTGATGGTGAAGTTTTTAAGATGGCTGGTATAGCGGATACTGCATATCTACCATCTATGATAACTGCATATACACCAAATATGAATGTCTCTAGTCCTATCTCACCCATATCACGTTCTATGAAACGCTTAGGAAACTGTATGATGGTATCTCTACTAGTAAGGATCTGGTGTGACTTAGTTTCTTGTAGAAACTGTTGGATGTAAACAGCATCTCTTTTCATGTTTATACCAACCTAAAAAATTAACCACATGATGACCGAGATGAAAAAAAAAACACCCTCTATTAAGAGAGTGTTTGGAGTGCTTGAAAACGCTTTTGTGCGCTACTAGATTTCAACATCAGATCTGTGCTGGTGTAGGCTTTGGTGAGGTCTTCACCCAGGACATCATAGTACTGTTTGGCTAGCCTGCCGACAGACTCAATAGTTTTCTTCAAACCATTAGCCATATGTAGGCGAGACGTCTTGCTAGCAGCATATGCGTCTGCTTCCATCTCTAACTCGTTATTGTCAAAGATGCCGTTGACGACATTTGCTCCTTCATTTTGTACTTTTATGAGATGGTCGTATTTAAGATGACCGATCTCGTGATAGAGAATAGCCAGAGCTTCCTCCTTTGCATGAAGCTCAAAGAAATCCTCCAACACAAATACAGCTGGACCTGGAGGCATAACGATGCCTGACGCCTTGATCAATTCAGACGCTTCAGGTGTAATAATAGCGCATGAAGCACCGCCGCTATTCAGGAAACTGACGACGATGTCTCGATAGGACTTGGGTGGATGGAAGTCAAACTCTTCTTTGAAAGTAGAGAAGTAAACATTGTAACCTTCAACCACACGTGTTCTGATGTTAGTCATTGCATGTCTCCTTTACATACTTTTGATATAGTCAAGGAAGTCACTCAGGATGACGTCGTTTTCATCCGATGTCCGGTTGAATGCCAGATACCAGTCACGATCACGACAAGAGATCACAACACCACCAGAAACGATAGTGGTGACGATGAGACGACCTTTGAAAATCAGGTTATCCCAATCATCGATATCCACGGCGCCAATAGTTTTCAACATCGGCCAGATATTGACCAGACCCACGGTAGCAGAACGCAGATTCTGTTTGCTACAATTGATGACGCTGCGCACTATAGCATCGGCGGTGAAGAGTCGTTGCTCGATGGTGCTTTCGATCATGATCGACATGATTAACTCCTGAAGAATGAAGATAGGTTATCATGTATTATATATGTGACCATGCTAAAATCAGACAGCGAAAAAAAAAAAAACACCAGGACACCCGAAGGTCTCCTGGTGTAATATTACAGTGTATGTGATGCAAGTAGGGTTTTATACTTTTCCCGCACAGATCCGATCATAACAAATTCACCACGTCTAAAACCACCTCCCAACTTGTCATTAAATATATTAGACATGTCAGCGATACTGCCAACATCCAGGTGGTTGAGATCGGCATCTACCGGTGCTGACTCGATGATCTCCATCAGTTGATCATGTGAGGTTACTTTGATGGTTTGTATTTTGAAAGCTCCTTAAGCTTTATACCAGTCAGGCAGTGTCGTCATGACTGAGCCATAAAACATCTCCTGCATATCAGTCACACGACTAACATCCCACTGAGAGATATCACCTTGGAACTGACTGCCATAGAACATCCATGACATGTCAGCCACATTACTCACATTCCATTGTGAGATGTCTCCTTGGAACCGACTATTGCTGAACATTGACCACATGTCAGCCACATTGCTGACATCCCATCGGGAGATATCACCTTGGAATTGACTACTGTCAAACATCTCACTCATGTTGGTGACACTAGAGGTATCCCACTGGGAGATGTCACCTTGGAAGTGACTACCATAGAACATCCCACACATATCAGTGACACTAGAGACATCCCACTGTGAGATGTCTCCTTGGAACTGACTGCCATAGAACATCACACACATATCAGTTACACAACTGACATCCCACTGGGAGATATCACTGTTGAACTGACTGCCATAGAACATCACACACATATCAGTTACACAACTGACATCCCACTGGGAGATATCACTGTTGAACTGACTACCACAGAACATCCCACGCATGCCAGTCACGCCACTCACGTTCCACTGGGAGATACCACCGTTGAACCGACTGTCATAAAACATCCATGACATGTCGGTGACCTTAGACACATCCCACTGGGAGATGACTCCTTGGAACTGACTACCGAAGAACATCCGCGACATGTCAGTCACATTGCTGACGTCCCACTGGGAGATATCGCCATTAAACTTACCGTAAGCAAACATCCACGGCATATCAGTGACATTAGACACGTCCCATTGGGAGATGTCGCCATTAAACTGACTACCACGAAACATCCCACGCATATCAGTTACATTAGACACGTCCAGATGGTTGAGATCTGCATCCGGCGGCGACAACCGGATGATTTCGATCAGTTGTTCACGTGACGTGACTTTGATAACTGCGGTCATGATAGAAGCTCCTTGTGTAGGTAATGAGCATTAGTACTCATATACCATATATGTGACCATGTTAAAATCAACCATCAAAAAAAAAAACACCAGTAATACCCGAAGGTCTCCTGGTGGTGATTGTTAAGCTTTTTGTATTTCCATGTACTCACGGATGAAGTCTTCACCCCACGGCATTGCACGCACCATATCGTAAGCTAAGTTCCAAGCTTGCTTACGTTGAGACTTGTCGCATGGCATGCCATGGTATGTCCAATGATTTTTGAGAAACTTCTGGATGAAGAGTTTGATGTTGATCTCCTTCACCAGCTGTACATCTATGGTGGTTTTCTTCCCATTGATATCACAATGGATATACATGACCTTTGTTACAGTCGGATCGCTGTACTCTGGATGTGATAGCTCCAGAAATCCCCACGAAGTTAGTTCTTCCATGACGTCGCTATTGGCGTGTACGATGAAGTCCCAATCTGATTCACTATGGACGCCACCAAAGTACCGCGAACCAGTGAGGTAATACTTATGCTTGGACTTCATGAAGTCGAGGATGACGATCGGCACGAAATGCTCAAGACCGTTAATAGACATTTGAAACTCCTATCAGATTAGCGTCTGATGATCGCAAGTCTAAACAGTAGTGTTAGATCTCATTTAATATATATGCGGTTATAAATATTTCCAGTATCTTCCTCTAACCCACACGAGCTAGAGGAAGATATAGGTCGTTACACTTTGCCTGTCAAATAAAGCTGATCACACATATAGTCTACCAGGTAATGTATAGTAGCGATCAACGCAGCTTCCATAACATCGATGTCAGGGTTCTGCTTAGCGATCTCTTCTATCTCACTGAGAATACTTTCAGCATCGGTATAGTAAAATCTGCAGTTACAAACTAGCTTCATAGCCAGATGGTTGACATCGTTGACATCTGAGAGTTTTAGATTACCGACTATAACATCTAGACGTTGATTGACACGAGTCATATAGTCACTATGACTGTTTACATAGTCTTGTTCTTCGGCAGTCAGATCAACCATGATCTCACGGAATGTCAGCTTGGCTATATCCTTCACAACATCTAGACGACGATTAGTCTGACTGTTGATCCAGAACAGATTATAAGACTGCCATTCACGATTGAGCTTTTCGATGTTATCTTGTATCTGTTGAGCATTGCGATAGTTAGAGTTACTAACGATCAGACCGAACAGAGTTTCAGGACTGCCACCTTTCTCTAGCCATTTACGATATACATCACCTTGAACGACTACGGTCTTTTTACCAGCATTCATCTCTAGGATGAGCATGGAGTTCTTGATATACATACGCAGTTGATCCATGGTGCGTACTAGCATAGAACCATAGTGATCACGATATGCAGCACAGATACTACGACTAGAGTTTAATCCTTGATCTTCTCCATCGATACGATCTTGCTTGTTATACAGAGCATTGGTGAGTAGATATGCTAGCAGTACTAGATCTAGTTTATCCGTCAGTGAAAGACCTGATAGATCATATCCAGGGGTGAACATGTCAGCAATAATAACTGGGGACTTATAAGGTTGCACGCGCACCCACCAAGCAGTGATGTTTTTATCTACTTCAGTGTCACCGCTCAGAATGTATTCTAGTAACTCGTTATCTTCAAACCCTTTCACTGTGAGAGTGAGTTCAGGTTTTACAGTACGCATATCTCTATATCGACTGATAGACTCTTCAAAGACTACGTCGCTAAAAGGTTCGGGTTCGTCATATACAGAGATAGTAAACTGATCACTAGCAGGTACAATTTCAGTATTCTGTAGTTTGTTAGCTAGTTTTTCAGCATAGTCACATACGATCGGTTTGACTACGTTACGAGCAAACTGAATATGCGACGAAACAGCTTGTTTGAGATCATCGGTAAAACTTTGTATAGACATGTCATGTTGAGTGGGGTTGTCCATATTGAACGTGATATGTTCAATAAACCCACCATAAGCTTGACTGTCAAAACTAGTCCAGTTAGCGATATCTGGTATAGCTACTGAATCTAGGGCAGCAGCATTAGTAGTGCGGTTGAGCTCAGCTACTACGCTATTGGGTTTAGCTTGCAGGCTTAGAGAACGTTCGGCTAGATGTTCAGCCAGGGCAGTGCAGGCTACGATAGTAGATTGCGATAACATGTTGTTGTCCTTGTAGTTATTGAGTAGGCTGCATCTTGGAAATGTTATGTTGAATGCGAGACAGAATCAATCCACGCAATGCATCATAAGTCAGAGGGTTGTTATTCAATGAACTGGCTATGTCATTACTGGAAAAGTCTTTGATGACACGAGCGGATAGTTCTGTAGCATTAGCTAGCGTAACAACGGTTTGTTGTGTACGAATAGTGTGTACGTTCATGGGGATGTTGACTCCGTATGCGTTGAACTGATAGTCCCAGAAGATAATATATATCTTAGCATCTAGGGAGCTTTTGAGCTCCCTAGATGACATATTTATTTACGATATACAGCTACAGCTTTTTCAGCTATCTTTTTCAACAGTGTAGTAGTAGTACCTATGATCTGCGGGCTATTTACGATACGGTTATTAAAACTCTTGTATGAGAATATAGCATCTATCTCTAGACCAGTTTCTGTTTTAACAGGATAATGTAGTACTTCACAAACTACAGATTTCATTTGGTTAGCAAAAACTACTTTGTCACCTAACTGACAATTATCTTTAACTACTATGTAAACTTTGATAACGACTGTATCTAGTTGCAGAGCTTTACCTTCAACTCGATATTCTTCTGTAACTCTACCATCTTTGATTATAAAGTCAGTACCTGTAGTTCTAGACTGAAACTGCTTATTGGACTGCTGTGCTAGTTTACGTAGTGTAGGACTCATATCTTCCATATCACCATTATAGTAAACTTCATATCTATCTAAAGTACCAACTACTTTAGCTTTAGGAGCTAGGTTAGATAGCCTAGATAGAGATTCTATAGTATCACTATCAAATATATCACTTTCACTAGTGATCTCATCTTCTATGATGAACAATATATCTTTAGGTGATACAGGAGTGTTAGGAGCTATAGTGTTTCTGATATTTTGTTTGAAACCCACTACGAATGTACGTTCTTTGACTACACGTGTTTGTAAAAGCTCTGATATCTTAGGGGATAGCGAACTAGCATCTTCGATAGTCTGAGTAGATTCCATCAAAGCTACTCTACCTACTGTATGGGTTTTCATGATGATCTGTTTAGGATTCAACATATCTGGTTCAAAGAAGTTAGTGTTATAGGCGATAGGATCACCCTTACTGAACTTACTATTGAGTTTAAGAGTAGTGGCTATGTCGTGAGGATAGATAGATCCTTCCGCCCTACCATATTGACGACCTATCTGTACTCCAACTCGTTCTTTGGATTTATACTCTACTACTATGACATGTTCTGTAAGTTCTACTACACGACCTTCATCTTGAGCTATATAAGCATATAATTTACCTACACGAGCAGGTACGACGCTCTCATATCCTGTTCTGAGATAAGGTTGATGATATCCTTGACATGCTACTGTATGCGCGTTCTGAATATTTATGAAATTTCCTACTGTCCAGATGAGTCGCTTATACTACTGTCTCATCCCGGTGTGCTAAGACACCCGCCTGTACTTTCATACAGGAGCAGACCATATCTTCATCCTCGACATAACTCGGTCGGATGCTTCCCATTTCGGACCCTGCTTAGAGTCCTACTCTACTCCCTTGTCTACCTTCCAGTAGTGGTTTCGATGGCCGTTGAACCTTACCCACTGCCTATCGGCATAGAGGGTCTTGGCTGCTACAGGGACTCTTAGAGTCCACGGTTACCCCTTTCCGCACATGAAGTGCTTCATCCGTGCCGTTGTTATACCATGGCTTTGTCTTTCGACTCGCAGTGGTGGCACAGCCTTAAGGGCGTTCCAGCAGTTAAAGAAGTTTGCTTGTGGCATTTCTGCCACAAGGGGCAGAAGTGATCAACGAATGAAGAGTTTTCTCTACAGTTTTAAAGGAGATCTCATCCTCCTTATATTTAAACTGTAGCCCATCTGGATAGATTTTTTGACCGCGTGACTGAAGTCATTGAAAATCTTTCCATCAATGCTGACATGGTACTTATTGCCTGAGAAGGGCAATTTTACTAACTCTTCAGTTTCGTTATAACGTTCAAACATTGTATGTGTTTCCTATTGGATATCCATACAATATATGCACTTTTTTTCACTTCAATTTTACCCGTTTATGGTCGTCATAAGTAGCACCTGGAGCTAGTAGGGCTGATGTAGACAGTATGGTAGACTTACCATCAGTCTGAGGATCATAAGACTTGCTAACGCCTCTAACAGTAGTTAACTGGGGGTTATGGGTCATATATGTGTTGATACTGACATCACCACTATCTACTGTGGCTTCTGAGATCACACCCATGTCTGTAACATGAAACTCACGAGCTTGTTTGCTCATAGCATCTTTAGACCTGCCATCGCCACCCACATAGGTAACAGCTTCTACTTCTTTGAGATCTGTGATGGGATTGATATCTTCGCACATCTTGACTGTTTGGTCTTGTGTGATGGTTCTCCATACTGCATATGGAGCTAGGTTGATTTGAGATTTACCTCTGATATTTTTAGACTGATATTCACGTACTGCTCCGACTAGTTCTTTATACATCATACCAGCCATACGCTCATAGCCTTTGATACGCATATAGCGTAAATCATTGCTATCAGGATGCCAGTCTGTCAACAATAACTCATTTGATCTCACCAGTAGTCCTAAGAATGTCTCAGGTTCTTCCATGTCTTTTAAGATCTCTTGTGTGATAGGATCTACGAATAAGGGTTTGAGGTTATCTAGTTCTTTGAGATAACGAGCAGGAATACCACGTTGATCCAGTACGTTCATATAGACATGATGTTTATCAAAATCGCTATACTTGAACTGCTTCAATGTGTCTTTATAGAACAACATGCCAGATAGCAGTAGAGTAGCAGCTGTGTTGTTTTTATCAAACACTAGCTTATAATCACTGAATCGCATAACCCATTCATTACTAGCAGGTGTATATCTGGATTTACTAGCTATGATTTTAGGTTTAGCATTAGCTAGATTAATAGTCTTGGTGATACCTATATAGTATCCTAGTACTACAGCTAAAGGTATAGATTTACTGAACACCTTAAGTTCACTAAACTGTATAGGAGTTTTCTCAGTATCGATATTTAATATCTGGTAGATGTTACCGATGTTGATATATTCACGATCTCTATAGATGTAAAACACGTTGTTCTGATCTACTACTATAGGTTCTTTACGTGTAGTCATACCGCAGACTATTCTAGACTGAGTCTCTAGCATAGATAGATCTTTTTCACTGAACAACTCAGTACGTTCCTGATAATCAAACATCAGTTTGTAATTAGTAGTTTGTATGTATTTAAAGCTCATGCCTAGGCTACTATATATCCTAGGTACTTGCAGATGGTTGTTATAAACAATAGCAGTAGTAACTTTCTTGACGACATCATTGCCACCAGCCATACCTATCTGTCGTATGTGGTTAGACAACCATTCCATTTCATCAAACTGTTTTCTTTCAGTGCGATTAACAAAGACTTTTCCATAGTAACTTGAAAGAGCTACTGAACTAGGATTGATCTTACGTATAGGGAGCATTTCCTACAAATGGACCATATCTTCATCCCTGATGTTTATCAGTAGGATGCCTACCGTTTCCCCTTCTCTTTTTAAAGAATGGGTACTCTACTTGCTTTAATTACTTTAATGGAAGTAACCACTTGGCTTTATACAAGTGTCATTGAGTGTATGCTTCTACACCGTAGCTTTCGATGGCCTCTGAACACACACCACTGCCATAAGGCATAGAGGTGCTTCGTTGCGTCGGTTATGTCTCTTGCTAGCGTTTTCACCATGCCTGATTGGAACATTACCCTACAGGTATTACACTGCATTTCTACGTGTAAGTGGTAGCCAGTAAGATTATAGACGTTTTCCCGCAGTTAGGTAGGTTTTACTTTGCCGTATTACTACGGCATGGAGACCTCTAGACAAAAGGTATTTCATAGAACTACTGACTTTAAAACAATTCTTGAAAACTGCTAACTCGTTTTGCAACTTCATTCCTAACATTTTTAGTAGAAGTGTTAGACGGGAGACCAAATGTCTTAATAACATTGAAAAGGTATTTAAATACCTTAAGCTCTCCATCAATTACAAACCAATACGCATAAGCATTTTTTAGATGACCTATGAGTGCTGACTCTACTGTTTTATTAGTTAGATGGGAATGATTGACAACAATTAAACGTCCCCCGTTGACTTTTACGAGTTCTTGTTTGATGTTATCATTTTTTACAACTTTGCAAAACGCTTCTTCTCCACCAAATGCATTTACAGGGACATAGTGTTGCAGTCCATGAAATTCAATGAAAACATTTAGTTCAGGCAGGTGAAAATCATACCTATAATTGTACGGCATGATTTTGTATTCACGGATGTAGACGATATTATGTTTTTGCAGAAACTTCTCAACTGCTATTTCGCCTTTAGACTCACAGCAAATCAAGCATCCACTTTTAGTAGATAAATGACTGTTGGGTTTTTGCCAGAAAGATCCATGAATTGGGCAAATTATTTCAACCTTTTCTTTATTGGTTTTGTAATTTACCCTACTGTAATCGTACTTATCACCATGAACTAAACGAGCGTCTTCAATAAATTTTTTGGTAGATTTTTTATTTCCTTCGAGAAAACAAAGCTTACAACCACATCCATTCAAGTGAGAGTTAGCTCTTTGAATGAAATCACCATGTTTCTTACATGTGATCGTTACCATTGACATGTTTGTTTCATACATCACTTTACTGTAGTCAAATGCATCACCATGAATGGCCTTAGATTTGCTAATAAAAATATCTAAGGTTAACTTCTGTTTTTCACTGGCACAAATTGGACAATTTGTTTGACTAGTAATGTGAGAAGAAGGGTTTTGCCAGAAAGATCCATGTGTCTTGCAGATTATTTCAATCTTTCGAGAGAAACCATCGAAGACAGTCTTACTGTAATCATACTCATCACCATGGACTTTTTCAGCTTGTTTTAAAAATCTTTTAAACCCCAAACGTGTTCGTGCTTCTTTTTCACATTTCGGACATCCAAGCTTAAGCCGAAAGTGTTCAAAAGCAGTATTGATAAAATCGCCATGCTGTGGACATGTTATCGTGAGATCAGAACGCCTACCGACATAGATAGTTTTGGAATAATCAAATTTATTCCCGTACTTATTTTTTGATCTCTCGATGAACTTTTCTGTTCCTAATAAATTAACAGCGGTTCGTTTTTCTATACCGCAGTCAGGGCATTCGGAACCAAACAAGTGATTGTAAGCAGTTTGATAAAACAACCCGTGTTTTTTACAATTAATGGGCAGTTTATCATTGTGAAGGAATGTTGGTGGAAGAAGATCGTAGTTATACAGCTCCAAGTTAGTCGGTTTGTTTCTAGTCAGTTTATCTATGAAATACCTTTTGTTCATGTCCTTCTACCTTACAGGTTTAATGATTACCTATAAGATTTAGAAGGAGGGGTCCAAATCTCCACGTTGTTTACGCATGGTGACTTTATTACCACCGATATAAAAATCACCTTCATCGTTGACTTCAGGCATTCTGAAATATACAGTAGACTCTTGCCCATCTAGAGGTTTGAGTTTGACACTATGAACTTCATATTGACCTAGAGCACTAGACTCTTTTTCTATGGTATAGTCTTTGATCAGTATACCAGCATGTGAGAGTTTGTTCACACATGAGACGATATCTTTGGGCAGTACTTTTTTGATATATTGTTTGTCATAACTGGACAGTGTAGACTTAGTCATACTCTTATCTAATACCAGACTACTATCTGACAAAAGCTCTTGCTTGTCTATATGCAGATCTTCAGGTTTAATATTAACGTATTCACTGATGGTTTTACTATCGTCATAAGGACTACGGATATTGTTAGATTGCTGTATCTGTTTGATAAGATCTCTATATGTAGCTGCTGTGATAGTACCTGACTCAGCTAGTTCTTCAACACGTTGTTGATTAAGATCTATAGCTGATTTAGACTCATAGAGTTCAGCTTTAACATCTATAGAGTTAGCTGTGAAAACAGGTTCATCTGACACTTCATCGTTAGCATCTTCTACAATGTCTGTATTCAGCTTATCCAGTACCTCTAAATCAGCTTCTATGTTTTTAGTCATCTGAGACAAACTATCTATCTCATCTATCTGCGTAAGATTAGTTTCTACTTCAGCTAAAGACTGTACATGATCAGGGGTAGTCTCTACTATCTCATCACTATCGTCCAGTATCTCATCTTCTACTACTGGAACACTAGATTGTATACTCATGCATAATTTCAGCATGAACTTCTGTAGAGTGATGGCAGGTACTACAGGTTGATTAGTGGCTTCAGTGATGGCTTCGTTATTAGCTCGCCATTCTTCTAGCTTGGATAGATTGAGTACTACATACATGCCTTGGTATTCAAGTATAACGTTGATGTTCTTAGAAGCCACATAGTCTATCTCAGACATAGTGCTAGTAGATCTAGTCTCAGGATCTATCCACTTCCATAGCTCTAACAACGATAGTCTTTCTTCAGTATCAAATATCTTCATCAACTGAGGATTAGTCTTGGTACTGAATATTCTTAACATACCTACAGACGGCAACATAGTAGGTAGTTTAACTCTCACAAACTGTTGCTTATGTGATTCTTTAGCTACCTTAGCTATGTTAGTCCAGACGGTTTTTTCTATATTGAACCATCTCTGGTATGGAGTCATGATCATCTCTACATAACGATATAGAGGATGTAATATACCATAGTTGTAAACTACCAAAGTCATCACATCTGTAGATAGCCCAGTAAGATCTTCTACATATCTAAATTTAGAGTTATTCTGTAGATGCCATGATCTAACTAGTGTTTTGGTAACTTTGTTAAGACGCTTAGGGGCACCTAGATGACTAGCTAGTTCAGATACATGTGTAACCAAGATCTTTTTAGTATATGGTTTAAATATCAGATCACTAGCATCGGGAGTCAGTATGTCCGCATCGTGAGTATAAAAATGATATACAGAATCACGAGCTAAACGTATGGTGTCTGTGGCCCAAACAGTAGGATTGAAAAGCTGATTAAGTCTCCTGATACCGAATTTTTTATAGTAGATTGTGTAGTCTAGCAACATGTTGTAACCCCGTAAAAAAATCTAGCCAATGGATGTCTGGTAAACTTACAAAAAACACCTCACCATCTGCCATATAGGCTATATGGCGAGGATTGGTTTAACCTGTGATATAAGACAGTACGTAATCGATAGTATCAGTGTTGGCACTGAAGTACATTTTACCGTTAGCGTCTACATAGTAAGCAGCAGAGTTGAGTTTGTTATGGATCTCTGCTTTAGCTTCATCTGTTATTACACATGTGTAAGATATGACATCGCCATCATAATCAAGCGCAAGACGGGCAAGATGGGCTTGACTAGGGGCTACAGTGTCAAAGAAACTTTCTCCTGTGATAGGAAAGTTATGCGCTACAGAATCAGTGGTTTGCCATGCCTCATCTAACTCTACACGACTTTCAAACGGCATGGTGGATTTCAGATGCGTCAGACTAGGATACACACTACCATAGCTAGCGATAGGATAACGTGTTACAAAAGCTGGTACGGTATGAGCATCTTTATACAAAGATAGATATATCAATTCACAAAATGTGATAGGATGCACATGTTCAGCTGATCTATCCTCAGGTAACTCATCTATATCTTGCATGAACCTGTAAGTCTTATCAGGACCTTTATACAACAATCCCATATAGTACTTACCTATGGTCAAAACATCATGACGGATATCACGTTCACCGAATCTAGCTATCACGTTATCCAAACCATCAGCACTCATCCAGTCATCATAGTGATTGCTATCTAGAGTCACTAGTTCTTTTTTGAGTGTTTTAGGATTGATCAGTACAGCAGGACTATTAGGACCAGGGAATATTTTAACTAGAAACGTCTCTCTGATGTGATGTAGTGACATAGGAGCAGATGCTCTAGCATACTGATGTAGTCCTACAGCTGTTTCATTAGCTTTCAATATACCGGGATCATCAGCCACACTAGCTTCATGTGAGATAGTAGATGCTACGTTACGAGTACTGTTAAATACCTTACGAGCTACCCATTTCTGTTGCACGTATTTAGATTTACCTTCTAGTAAACCACGATAATAGTTATAGATATCTATCATAGTCATCTGTAACTGATGTCTGGTGTTATCCACGCCACTAGGATCAGACTTAAATACTGGCAATGATATTAGATTAGACAGTGATAATAGTTTTCGGTAAAATACGTTAACCTCACCTTCTTCGGGTTTACCAGACTCACCTACCTCATAATCTCGCATACCAGCAGGTAGTACTAGTATATATCGCAGTAGATCTCTGGATTTATATTTCTCTACCAGGGCGATATTGAACTTACGTTTAACGCTATCTCTACCAGGGAACTTGATAGACTGCCAATGTTCTAAAAAGAAAGCCATGCCGGTTTGACCATCTGCTGCATTACTGGTATCGAAATCTCTGATGGATTTATCCCATACAGCATACTTCTTACCAGACATGATGTCGCCATATAGCTCTTTAAGCTCAGTTAAAGCTTTGTAGAGTACAGGGTGTAGTATGGGCGCTTGGATGTCTATGTAACCAAATGTCCTATTACGTTCTTCACTACCTGACTTACCAAAGATCTCTATACTGAACAATCCCTCATTATGGAAGTTCTTAGATGAACTTTCAAAGATGTCTAATGAACGAACTGGTTTGAGTGTTCTAAGATGTTCTAGAGTTGGTGCAAATAACTCTATATTAAAAGGTAAATCTTTTACAGACATGTCAATGCTCCTGTCAATCCGATGGACTTAGCTTTACAGATGAGGTGTGAAGTGGCTAAAAATAAAGACGAGAGTGAAGATCTCGAATTTGATTTTGATGACGATCTTAATTTTGATTTAACTAATGACGACAGTGGTATAGATGGTATAGCAGCAGCTTCTAATGTAGAACCTAAGAAACGTTCGCCTGTAGTTTCAGCTTTTAAAGGTGCTATATCTGGAGCTAAAAGCACAGTTCTGTCTGAGAAATCACTCAGAACATTTGCCAGTAATGCTCTACCTAAAGAATATGAAACTATAGGTAGTGCGGTAGAAGAAGTTGCTGGTGGTGTAGGCGAACTATATAGAAACACAGCCAAGGAAATCAAACCTACGGCTGAACGCTTTACTAAAATATTAGACAAGATGGGCACGGATGAAAACTCACGTGCTCGTAAAATATCAGAAAAGATCAAAGACAAACTAGGTATCTATAGTGTCGATAGTGGACCTTCCAAAGCTCAACAAGAAGAAGAGTCTATCAGTAACTCATTAGCTAGCGTGTTTGCTAATCAGAACAATCTACAAGCTCACACTCAAGCTCGTGAAGATATCAAAGACGATTTAGATCGCAAGGTAGAAGCCAAACGATTTACTTCTGAGCAAGGTTTATTAAGTAGCATTAATACCCATACATCTACTCTAGCTAACTATGAGGTACAAGTAACTCAGGCTTATCAGAAAAAGTCATTAGAGTTACAGTATCGTAGCTATTTTGTAATGGCTGAGTCATTGAATAAAACCAAAGAGTATTTTGAGATATTCAAAACTCAGAACGATAGCATAGTTAAAAATACGGCACTACCTGAATATACCAAGATAGAAAACAGTGAGCGTTTTAAAGATCTAGCTAGAACTAAGTTCTTTGATAGTATTCAAGGTAGATTGTTCAATCCTGAATCTACTATCAGAAAAGGATTTGAAAAACTAGGCTCTAAGCTGAAAAATGAAGTCAGAAATATCACCGATGCCTTTCAGATGGGTATGGAAGCTGGTGAGCAGATGGTAGATATGATACCTGGTCAACAATCCGATATGGATGGACTAGGGATAGATATGGGTGACGAGATGACTGCGCCGTATATGATCGGCGAGACAGTAGCTGGCGCTGTATTAGATAACCCTATACAGAAACTAGCTGCTAGGCTAGGTAATTGGTCTAGATCTACTATAGCTCCTAATAATGGTAAAATAGATCGCTGGGGTAAACAAGCTTACGGATATGCCGTTAACCCAGAAGGTTTCGTACAAGATATGTTGGATAGTGATAAGCTATCAGATATCAATGACAATCCTCTTAAGAAACTAGCTAGATATATACTAGAACCTTTTAGAGGCAGTGGACCTGATTTACAACTAGCTACTCAAGGTGGCGTGGGTGATGTTACCAAATCAGCCATGTTTGATAATCGAGTCTATAGATCCATCACTGATATCATACCTGGCTATCTAGCTCGCATACTGCAACAAACTACCATATCAGCACAGTCTATCAGTAGAAACAAACGTGATAAGCGTCCTACTGTAGAAATGGAAAGATATGATTATGATACTGGATCGTTTATTAAAGAGACTGAACTTTCAGATAGGATCACCGATAGATTCTCTAAAATAGATAACACCAGACTGAACAATCACATAGACATATTTTTAAAGACATTCAAGCTAGATAAGAAGCTAACTGAAGAGCAACAATATGCTCTTCGCGAAGCACTCATACGCTGGTCTATGTCTGGCAAGACCATCACGTTGAAAGCCTTATCTAGCTCTGCATTCTTAAGAATGGTAGATAAACAATATAGATCAACTATCAAAAACAGACTAGACAACATCACTACATATCCAGATCAAGTCATTAAACATACTGGTATGTCTTATAAGTCTACTATAGACCAACTAGGTACTAATCTTAAATCTAGCATGGTACAGCATCAAGGTGATGCTCAACAGCTTCTCAATGCCGGATATGGCGATGTCACTGATAGACTAGGCATCACTAAGACTGAAAAAGGTAAGACTGAACTTCAGCAAGAGTCTTATATAAAGAGACTAGCCAAACTACCCAAAGGCTATGCTGCTCCAGAAGTTAAGTTTGATAAAGAAGATGATATAGCTACATCTGACATACATGCTAAGGAAAACATCACTCCTTATCAAGGCGTACTAGAAAGACTTAGCAATATCAAAAACTATCAATGGAACTATAAGCGTAATCGCAATAAGTATGAACACGAAGACCAAGGTACTCAAACAGGACCTATGGCTCAAACAGTACATTCACAATTCGGTAGTCAAGCTGCTCCTGGTGGAACTAAGATCAATTTAACCACCATGAATGGCATCAATATGCAAGCTATCAAAGAACTTAATGAGAAAGTAGATAACGGTCTGCTAGAAAGCAATAGCGAATCCATCAGCCTACTAAAACAGATAGCCGACAACACATTCAAGATGGCTAATAAGTTTAAAGGTCGCTTATCGTACAATGAATCTGACGATGGCAATATTCCATTAACACAACTCACTATCGGCAATGCAGTAGGTAAACTAGCTTCAGAAGCTACTGCAGCAGTCACTAAGATACTCAATGGCGGTTTTAAAGCTACTGCCTCTGTATTTAACTTCGGTAAAGATACTGTAGTTAAACCTATCACATCCGAAATTACTAGACTAGTTACTGAACATAAATCAGCTATAGGCGATAAACTATCTGAGTTAGTAGGTGGTGTATGGGACGTAGCTGGTTCTATACTCAAGACTACTAAAAAGATAACTTTTGATGCCATACCCACTACTATCAAAGATGTATACAGTATGGGTAAGTCAGCGCTAAAAACAGTAGGCGATATGTTCAATGGTCCTATAGATATTTACATAGGTGATGAAGTAACACCTAGGATCACAGCACAGCTGATGCGCATGGGTGCATATATAGATAAGACCACTGGTAAAGTCATAGAGAAGTTAGATGATATCAAAGGCGACATAGTAGACTTACAAGGTAATGCCATACTGGCAGCATCTGAAGTACATAAAGGCTTGTTTGATAAATATGGTAACGAACTCAAATCCCTCAAACAAACCATCACAGACTTTGTAGTAGAGAATACTAAAAAAGGATTCCGTCTACTAGGTAACATCGGTAAATACATAGGTGGTAAAGCTCTATCGGTGGGTAAAGGCATGGGTGGTATAGGTTTTGGTAATGGTGGTAAATACCAAAAATATATCTACAATGTCTTGTTAGATATACGTGATATAGCTATCAAACAACTGCTAGGTAGAAAAGGCAAGCTTAATCTCCGTAGTTATAAAGATGAGAAACGTCTGAAAATCAATGAAAAAGAAAGATCTGAAGCCATAAAGGATGTAGCTAATACGGTTAAAGAGCTTAAACAATATGTCAATAAAAAAGAGATATCTAAAAAGATCAAAGATACTTTTGATCAGAACCTATCTTGGCCTAAGTGGTCTAATAATACTAAGCCAGAAACTAAGAGCTATGACAGCCAAGACTATGCTGACTTAGCCAAACGTAAACTAGGTCTAATAGTCAAACCGACTGTCAAAGAAACCATACCTGAAGCTCCAGTTTATGATGATGACGATGATGGAGAAATTACTGTTAAACGACCTACTATCTTTGATAAAGCCAGACAAGCTCTAGGTATGATAGGTAGGACTGTCAAAAAGAAAACTACAGATGTCGACGCACCTGTAGTCGCAGAACCTGAGAGTCAGTCAGGACTATTAGAAAAAGTAAAACGAATGATCAATGCTAGATCTGATAAGAAACCTGCTTTTAATGACAGAGATAATAGTGGTAGACGAGATGGTAGTTGGATGGATAGATTTGAGAAGATGTCTCAAAAAGCTAAAGACTCTATCAAGCCTCAATCTGATAAACCAGAAGTTAAATATCGCGGAGCTAATATATTTGATAATGCCTTAGCCAAACTAGCTAGTATCAAAGATATGTTTGGTAGCGCTATGGATAGTATCACTGAAGGTATAGGTGGTCTAGATGGTATTCGAGATAAGTTTAGGAGACGTAGAGGTCCTACCGCTAAAAGAGGTTTGGTGCGTAGAGCAGCTGGTACAGTAGGTAAGATACTTAAACCTGTAGCTAATGTATTGTTCAATCCATTAACCGCTCTAAAATGGGGTGGTAAAGCTGCTATAGGGGCTGGTAGGTTAGCTATGGCTGGCGCTGGTGCTATGGGTAGTATAGGCAGTGGAGCACTGAGTCTTTTAGGGATTACTGGAGGCATACTGGCTAGTCCTATAGCCGCTGCTATAGCTGGAGTGGCTATAGTAGGCGCTGTAGGTTATGGTGCTTATAAAGCTTATCAATATCTCACACGTAATTCAGCTACTGAGCTAGATAAACTTAGACTGATACAATATGGTTTTTCAGATGAACAAAAAGATTACTATCACTATGCTTGGAAGGTAGAAAAGTACATAGCTGATAAAGCTACTGTCATAGAGAATCAAGAAGCTAAAATCATCACATCCAAAATCAATGGTGAAGAGCTATTGAGACTATGTGACATAGATCCTGAGAAAGATACTGAAAGAGTAGCTAATTTCAGAGTATGGTTCAATGATAGATTTGTACCTGTTTATCTGATGCATGTTACAGCTTTACATAAAGCTAATACGAAGTTAACAGGTAGGAATCTTAGCGATATAAGTGATCAGGATAAATACAAGTATCTAACCAATATTAAAACCAACATCTCAGTACATCACGTAACCGAATCATTTATCCCAGAGATAGATGCATTTACTACTACTGAACAACAGGCACAAGTACAGCTTGATAAGCTCAAAGCCGATAAACCTAAAGAGAAATCTAGTAAACCAGTCGATAAAATCACTACTCCTATAGCTACACCAGCTGAACAAGCTCGTAAAGCCATGGGTATAGATCCATCGGTTCAAGCCATCAAGCCCAAATCACCTATAGCAGCAGATATCAAATCTAACCTAGATCCTACACTCAGATCTGGTGAGAATGTTAGTCAATATGTCAAACTTACTAATAGATCTAAGCTAGAAGGACTGAACCCTGTCATGCATAATCGCTTCAACGGCATGGCTCAAGAATACGGTGAATTAACAGGTCAGTCTATACAGGTGAATTCTGGTTATAGATCTATGGAAGAACAAGCTAGACTACATGCATCTAATCCTCAAAAAGCAGCACCTCCAGGAAGATCACTGCATGAGTTCGGACTAGCTGTAGATATCAATAGTTCAGATGCCGATAAAGCTGAAAAACTAGGTCTGATGAAGAAGTATGGATTCACTAGACCTGTAGGTGGTGAAACATGGCATATAGAACCATCTGGCATACAAGGTAATCTATCACAAGTTAAAAACAATATCGATCTAGCTAGTCAGCTAGTAGCTGCTTCTGCTCATAGAGGTGGTGGTGGATATGGTACAGAACCTAACTCTGTCAAATACAGACGTAATGCTCAAATAGCAGCTGGAGTTTTCGGTACTGAAGCAGCCAATGATGCTATCAGCACAGAGATGACTACAGCTGAAAATAGTAAAGGCGTATCTAACGTTATACCTATAAAAGGTAATAAGTCCACTATCAAAGAACAAATACAAGTCGGTCGTATTGGTGGTGTTAATAATCTAGCAGTATCTCCAGGTACTCATGATAAACTAGCTAGTCTTAAAACTATAGATCATAGTTCCAAAGATGGTCTCAAGCGAATGGTGGCTGAGGCTGCTGGGATAGCTGGTATAGACCCTCAGCTTTTACAATCTGTAGTAGCTATAGAGTCTGGGTTTAATCCATCTGCTAGTAGCAGTACATCGTCTGCTAGTGGTCTACTACAGTTCGTAGATAAGACATGGCGAGAAGTATTAAGCAAATATGGACCCAAGTATGGTTTAGGTCCTAATGCGCCTAGAAGCGATCCAGTAGCTAGTGCGCTCATGGCTGCTGAGTATCTTAAAGCCAATGCAGAGATCATATCCGATGTAGCACCTAATCCTACTCCAGGACAGCTGTATGCTACTCACTTCTTAGGACCTACTGGAGCTAAGAAACTATTCAGTGGAGACCCTGATCACATAGCTGCTCAGGTACTTCCATCAGCTGCTAAGAGTAATCCTCAGATATTCAATCATCCTGACGGTCGTCCTAAGACTGTCAGTGAAGTAGAACAAACACTAGAGAACAAAATAGTCAACAAAGCTACTGAGTTCAACATATCTAGTTATGCTGGTTCTGCTAATGATACTAGACCTAAAACACAATCCACTCCTAGTACTCCTGGGATCATCAAGACATCAGCAACTATAGACACACCTATCAAGACTACATCTGCTGCACCAGCAGCCATGCCAACCACTCCTGTATTCAGATCACCATCTGTTACTAACACTAAACAAACCGGTGATCAATATAATGCACCTGCACTATCTAAGCAACTATCTAATGTTGAATCTGTACTAGATAAATCACTTTCTGTACAGGAACAAATGCTAGAAGTACTGACTGCTATATCTAAAAATCTCACACCTGAGCAACTAGGTGGTATTATTAAAGATTTGAAAACTATAGTAGAACCTGAATCTTCAAGTGTTAAAACTACAGGCATGCAGTCTCAAACTAAACCTTTAGGTAACCTACCTATCAATCTCAGTCGTAAAATAGCATGATGATACTACCACTACAGACCAGTTAAAAGGTCTGTAGTGGTGTCATCTTTTGAATACGTCATGGAGTTTTTCACATATGGTTACAATAGATCCTAGGCTTATAGAAGACGAACAAGGTCCTATAACACCCATGTCATCGCCAGACTATGTCGCCGGTGACTTTAACATACTAGATAACTCATGGGCTAAAACATCATTCTTGATGTCAGACAGTAATCTAGGAGGAGATGGTTATGTATCTAAAGATGTTCAAGATGATATAGCTAACAAGTACTGGTCATCTGCATCTAGGAAGTTTACAGATACTAGGATGGGCGGTAATACAGCTGTCAATGCCAGACCACAATTCAATAGATATGCTGACATCAGAGTACCCGGTAGATTTGCAGATAGAACTCCTGTGTCTGTAGGTAACACAGTAGGTAATCATGGCATGGGTCGTTACTATAGCGAATCTATAGATGACAATGCTCAAACTATCTACCTGAGATTTGGTGTACCTCAATATAACTCACTACTATCATTTTTTAGTAACGCATTTAACCCAGATATGTCTAGCTTAGTCAATACAGGTAGAGCTAGTGGATGGTCTTATACTGTTGGTCAAGTCATAGGTACTGTATTTACAGTTACAGCATTTCCAGTCATCAGTGCTTTAGTCATAGGGACTAAACTAATCAGCAATATGTTCTCTAGAGCTACTAGTAAGTTCTATACCATGAAACCTACTATGTTTCTATATTGGTCTGCTGTAGATATGTTGGTTAACTCTCTAGTAGTTAACAGAACTCTCATGCCTAAATTTCTAAAAGGTGATAAGTCTACACAATCTATAGGCGATCCTTTTAACTACGACAGTGGATTTATCAATGATCTACATAATAAGTTCCCTGAGATATTCAACAGTCAAGGACGTGTAGATGTATATGCTGTAGCACTAAGAGCTCAGCGTATAGCTAACCAGATCTTCTTAAAAGAATATGAAGAACTAGATGCCGGTAGTCCTGCTGACTTTGAAGGATATGTCAGAAAGCCAGGTCAGACAGCTAAACAGACTTTCCATGCTACTGCAGAAGGTGAACATACCTTGCTATCACTATTAGCTAAAGTCACTAAGGTTAGTTCATATTACAACAAACCAGATGGCGGTCAAGCCACATTAACATCACATAGTCCTAAGGTAGATCCAGTTACAGGACAACTTAAACCAGGTGTTAATGAAGACGGTAGTTCTAGTGATACTTCGTGGTTTAGTGATGCTATTGAGTACTTAGATGCTGAACTATCTCAAGGTGGTGCTTTTGCTGTATTCAAAGTAGATAGCACAGGCAGTATATCTGAGTCATTTAGTAACTCTATCATGGAATCCGATATATCACAAAAGCTTAATCAGACAGCCAGCACAGCCAGACAACTGACATTCTCATTAGCAGGTGGTAACCTAGGTGATGGTTTGATAGCTAATGCCATGGAATCAGCTGTAGGTGGTCTTAAAGACCTGATGTTCGGCACTATTAGCGGATTGACACTAGGGTTGTCAGACGGCCTGCATGCACTGTTGGCAGGTAGTTATTACGATATACCTAAAGTATGGCAAAGCTCGTCAGCTAGTCTACCTAGATCTAACTACACTATACAGCTGGTTTCTCCATACGGACATCCTCTATCACAGTTACAGAACATCTACATACCTTTCTGTATGTTGTTAGCTAGTGTGCTACCTCGTAGTACAGGCAAGCAAACTTATGGATCTCCATTCTTATGTCAAGTATATGATCGAGGCAGGCAACAGATATCTCTAGGTATGGTAGAGACGCTTAGCGTAACTAGAGGCACTAGCAATTTATCATTCAATCGTCAAGGTCAAGCTATGGCGATAGATGTATCGTTCAGTATAGTAGATCTATCATCTATCATGCACATGCCTATGGGTACTGGTACTATATGGGAGTTTATCAAAAACAAAGTAGGCACTAATCTACCTAACATGGATGAGGATAATATACTTTTTGATTATCTAGCTACTGTAGCCGGTATGGATATGTATAATCAACTTTATCCTCTACCGAGAGCCAGACTACAAGCTGCTAGAACATACATGTCTGCAGCTAAATACTCATCGTCAGCATTCTGGGCAGCTGCAGTCCACGACTCAGCTACTTCAGGTATACTTTCATATACACCTGTAGGATTTGGACTGAATATATTAGAACTAGGTAGTCGTGGTTCTGATGTCATCAGTGGAGCGAACCGATAAACTCATCCCTGTCCGGCCTAGATGGCTGGACAGGGACTAGTCATTTATGTCAACACTATGTCTATGATACCAGGTAATAAACTTATTTCATTATCTCTGTTAGCTTTCTGATGACTAGCTTGTCTAGTCAGTTTTCTGAAATCACTAGACATAGCTTCGCTCATATAACCGCTAGCTATGTCTATACCGAGCCTAGAGCAGCTTTGAGTAGTCAAGACATAGAAGGGTCTAGACTGATATGTTTTTAAGCTTCTAGGTAGCTTATATCCCTTTAAAACACTACTAGCGATCTGATCAGGTATTCTGTCTACCCTACCTCTCTGTACGCTAGAAGCTATATCCATCAACACTCTGCCATCGCTACCGTACTTACTGATCACAGATCGTCTAACTGTAGATTGTATATAAGGGTCTTGTATAGTGTTAGAGATGATCTTACCTAAACCACCTATCAACTCATTATCACAAGCTTGTCCTAATACATCGCTATAGAATCCAGAAATCATATCGCTAGTATAGCTGAATCCATTTACTATACTTCTTTTAACAGTATTGTCATAAGCACTGTTGATCGCCGTGGTGAAATCATTGAAACTATCTAGAGCATCGCTAGCTATATCGTCAGCCCACGATACTACTCCATCACCTATGCTCTTAACACCACTAAAAGCACTAGCGATACTATCTATCATGCTATTATCAGTCATATCCCCCATGAGACTACTAGCCATATCCATGGCAGCTTGACCTATGTCATTAACACCGGTGACTTGTTTGAGTAATGACATAGGTAGATTATTAGTACTCAGACCTAGTGCTCTAAACATAGGGTTAAGCTCTTTCGGTATAGCAGGCATCATACCTTTAAGTTCTTGTCCTAACATGGTGTTGATCAGACTATCCGGTCTTTGACCAAAAGCTGATCTGGATATCTGGTTGATGACTGAATTATCTTTGACTGTATAGAAGTTAACAGCCTTGACGATGTTTTCTTTATCTGAGATCTGAAATCTCTTACTAGATATAGCCATGATGTCATCCTTGTATCATCCACCCTATGAATGAAAAAAAAAACACCCTACCCGAACCATCTAGGCTCAGGTAGGGACAATAACATTAAGCTACTTCTAGTGCATCTACACGTTCGATACATCCACCTTCGTCCATATGACCTTCTTCGCTGGCAACAGACTCATCCTCTGCAATAGCAGGGATCAAAGTCTCAATGACTTCTTCAGCTGCTTTGAGATCTTCTGTTGCAGCTACTGTAGCTGCAGTCGTGTTTTTACCAGACAGTAGAGCACTGATCTTCGATTCGGGTTTGACTTCTGTACGGATAGTGTTCTTGGCCTGAGCATTGGTGATGATGTCGAGTAGCTTCTCGTACATCGTCTCAACTTTCTCATGCGGATCACAGAAGCGACTGAAGTCCGGTTCACGACCTTCCTTAAGAGCCTTACGAATCTCTTCAAATCCGTCGATCAGCCAAGAAGCATACGGTACACGAATGCGGATACCAGCAGACTTACGCTGAGTATAATAGCAATCAATCGGTAGCGTAGATTCAATCAGAGCTTCTTGGATCTCAGGATAGCGCTTGATCTTCTGCCAGTTGGCATCCAGGATGATGGCGCAGAAGTTCGGAACATGTAGCTTGCTCAGCTTACGCGAGAACGTATGTAGTGCACGACCACGCATCGTACGAATACGGTCATCATGCTCTTGGCTGCTGATGTAGTGCCAGAAAGCTTCGATGCAGCTGAAGTTGCCGAAGATGTGATGGTTGAAGGGGATGACGGTGTTGTGAGCTAGGACTTTACCTAGTTCAGTTTCGCCATGTTCCCAGATGTTGATATGATCAACACCATCTTGTACCCAGGACATAGGGCTAGGTTTGGGATCGCGGAACGTGCGTTGACTGTTGTTGTTAGTGCGACGTACCGATTGACGGATACCAGCGAGTTTCTTCGACAGGAGAGTTTCAGGTTGCGGGGTGTACATGGTTAGAGCTCCGTATAAGACAGGTTGTAAAGGTAAAGTACTACAAGCCACATGTTCTGTTCCAACAGTCCTTGTACCCAACCAGATTCTACTCGTACAGAGTCTTGAATCTGAGCAGGTAGCAGAGTCAGATCACCGAAGCGACATTGACTCCACTCTAGACTATCGGCCAGAGTTTTGATCACACGATCATGTTGAAAGTCTGCTGTTGCCATCCACTGACTAACCAGGGCTGTTGCAGACAATACGAAGTTGCAGATATCACGGTCACCAGCCACTGTTTCGACCAGATCCATGATAGGTTTTTCTAGTACTACTTGGTAGAAATTAGCATTCATTACCGAAGTAGCTAGAAACATATGAATCTTTTCCAGCTTGTCATCAGGATACGTATTCTTGTGATTCTCGACTACGTTCTTGACGATACTGAGTAAACTATGTAGTTCACTCTTGGTTAGCACCGGAAGGTTGTTCATGATGATCCTCATCCAAAATAACACTCTTTTCATGCAAAGTAGTTTGACCGTTAGGCAGATACAACCTGACCATGATGTCAAACTTCTTGATACCTAGGACTCGAAGTCCTTTGATAAAAACTTTGAAGGTGATCTTATCCTTCAGTAGTTCCTTATATAAGTTAGATCGAATAGACGTTCTGTCTTTGATGCTAGCTGCGGCACCATGGACCTTGTTGACATACTCGACTAACATCTTATCAAAANTTCGCATTTCAATGGCATGTACTTTGAGAATTCTTCTGTACAATGACGCCAATATGCTATCGCTAGTACCTGATTGGATATCTTGGAAGTCTTCATTCTTTTTCACGACTGAATCCTTTTTGATACATCCTCTCATCAGATCAGTCATGCGCTATAAATTATTCACAGAGCATAGTACACGATCTAAGGAAGGGATGAGTTGCATAATATTATTCGATACATGAGACGTTATCTGAATGTTACGTTGATGTATGCTACATGTGGAGTCTGACCTTATATGATGTATATATGTTAAAACCTCATTGGACCACTCTAGGAAGCTTTTAGAAGCATCCAGATAGTTGCCCCTACCATCCATGAAAAAATCGCTTACAGAGCGTTCTGAAGCGTTTAAAGCATATTCAAAGTTGGGTAATAAATATCCTTGATCAAAGCTAGCATTGATAGTCTTGAGCGCTAGTGTGTATTTTGAGATGTTGGGATAGACCACATGTATAAACTCTATGCTATATATGGACTCATATACATTACCAAATACGCACGGATCTATACAATTCAGAGTATCTATAGATATATCCCATGGATCAGTACGTTTTGGCTTTTTAAACCATCGAAACATATGTTCTCCATGCACAGGCTACAAGTATTATATATGGGGTTCACTATATTTCCAATACTCAGGAGATTTTACCATGGCACTAGATCCAGATGAACAAAGACTCTTAAACAAAACACTCAACATACGTGAACGCATCATGGATGTACTTATGCAGGGAGGTCTACCTAGTAGCAATGAAGATAGAGAATTACTTATCAAAGCCATAGACGGTAGCGATAGAACTATCTTAGGCAAGGCTAGACTGAAGCTAGATGAGTCAGCTAATCAAAACCAAGCAGCCATGCAAGAAGTAGTAGCTAATGTCATGATGCGTCTTAGCACTACACCTAAATCCACTACTGCCATACCACCTGCTATAGATAAATCTATAGAGAGACCCCAACCAGTAGATGGCGAAACACATGTAGGCGTGATAGATGGTTCGTATGATGAGTTTATGAAACGCATGGGATAACACATAAAGACCTGATACCGGCCTTAGTCGGTATCAGGTTTTATACACACGCTGAATTTCTCTACTGGTAAAAATAAGACTTTGGCAAAAGGTGCTATGGATTTAGCCAGATATTCAAACAACGGGGTATCCATGGATTTGATAATCTTTTTATCTTCATGGCTGAGAGGATACTTCTTGAACATCATAGGTGTGAATAAACCCATGTCTGGACAAGCTTGTTTTTTAAAAGCACTATTCTCACTTTGAGCTTCTAGCCATGGTTGGATATCATACATTACCATCAGGGATGTTTCTGTAGATAGATATCTAGGTGTGAGTTCAGTTGGTGTTTTAGATATGATCTCTACATCAGCATTTGCTTTAGTGAGTGTGGTGATAGTATTCCTGATAGTACGTATCTCTGATTCTGTAAGTTCATAAGGATAGATATTAACTATCACTTTAGCTTGATTGTGAAATGGTGTATTAGCACTATTAGCTATAGTACCTAGAACAAATTCTTGTACTAGTCTGATCAAAGGAGTTCTGATAGCCGATTTCAAAACTCTCTTATCTCTATTCTGATAGTGATGTTGAAACTCTTGGTAGTCTATATCCAAGAACTTATCTACCCATCGTTTATGATAACCGTTAGTTATAACACGCTCAACTACATCTGCTCCATAGTGCTCTAGCAGTGTGGTCAAGCGTGTATCTAGCAAACAGTCTAGTTCTATGATGATGGCTGAGGTGTTGGTAGTCATAGATTATTATTCAGATGTGCTGCTAGCATGAAAATCTTCAGAGTCTTGGTAGACTCTACACCGCTAGCATACTGACTAAGTGTTTTAAGATTAGCACTACCATACCTAAGCATCATGGCGTTCATAGCGTTATAACCGCCTTTATCACCGCCGCGATATTTGATCATCTCTAGTATAGACTCATCTAAGTTCATAGCAGCTAAGATCTGCAATTCAGGGAAAGAGATCTTAGCTCCTTTAGATGGACCTGTAGGTTGTGCTGTCATTTGATCTACAGCTTTATTATTGTCAGGTATGCTACGCTTTTTGATCAGGTGTTGAGACTGACGGCGTATAGGTAGATCCACTACCAGATATTTTACAGGTGTGAGATAAGCCGGTTGTTTTTCAGTAGGTCCTATCCACAGAGACTCAAAGAAATCATGACCTAGTTCATCAGCTATCTTAAGGTTATTGGCTACGGTGATATTGACATTGCCTAGGTTAGGAGATATCACGCTGAGGAATTTCCTACCGTCGGCTAGATCATCGATATAATCTTCAAACTCTTTATCAGACATAGCTCCTAGCATATCGGCATAGATCTTGCGATTCTGACCACCGGGAGCTAATTTGTCTATATAAGTCAATATAACATCTGTAGCTGCTTTACGGTTCTTAGGCATTAGATAGCCTTGGGAAGTCCATTAGCTACGCAGAAAGGTAGTACCACGGCTTTAAACAGTCTCAACCAATCCGTAGTGTTACCGTTAGGAATCAGACAGAACCTTTGTTCCATAGAGGGTTTCTCTGCTGATAACAACTGGATGTTCCAGAATTGATTCTGATGATAGCGTTGAACTTTTTCATTCTTACCTACACTAGCAGCAATATGATTATTAGCATCATAAACAGTAGCAGCTTGCTGAGTCATACCTGCATTGACTAGCAGGTTACGAACTTCAGTGTAGAGATCTATTTCGTTCTCTGTGAGAGGCTGGTTGTAAAGATCGAAAGCAGTGGACATTTTAATAACTCCTTAAGTGTGGTTATCCAACATATTTAGATACTAAAACCTGACTTGATAGTTTTGTCATCATTCATCCAGTAAGGATGATAGTGTCCTACACGCATACGCATGAGATCCATAGTAGATAGGAAAGGCACAGGGTGTTTATCATTGTCGAATACCCAATACCCTCTGGTCTTCAACAAAACGTTCCAGTCATAGCCTAGTTTCTTGAGATCTTCATACAGTTCTTTGGGAGTACATGTCAGACCGGCATCGATATGTCTCCATACATTAGTGATTTGAAAAAGCTCTGCTGTGATGTTCAAAGCTCGTTGCAGTAGAGGGTCTGAATTGATCTTAGAACGTATGGTAGGGCGAGTAAGGTTGAGATCAGGATATAGATCCAGATGGAAGTTCTGTAGACTACCATCCAAGCCATATCGCTTATTAGATTTGATATAATGAAACTCAGTCAGGCTAGGCAATACACCTTCAGCTTGAGATACCACGATATCAAAGCTAGCACCGGAAGGACCAGACTTACTACGCAGTAGTTTGACAGTAACTACATTTAAGTCCATGTTACCTGGCTGAGGATCATTAGAGTTAACAGGATATTCAGGACCTTTGCTAGTATCATTCAACAAAGGAGATGCATTATAGACCTGCCAGAAATTGTTCATCAAAAAGTGAAATTTATCAGTCACACCTTTGACTTTATCGCCTACACGCATATGTTGTAGTTTTTTGGTAGGTGGTGCTGCATAAGGACCAGCTGCGATGGCTGTTTCTTTACCTAGGTGTGCAGATAGTAACATGTAGTGATTAGCCCCACCACATAGACCAGGTAGATCCATCAACATTCTAGTCTTAGCTAGACCTTGTCGCATATGGATGGTGTTGCCACCAGACTCACCTAACTCATTCTCATCTTGGATCTTAGCGATATCTTCAGTATCAAACTCAGTCAGACTATCAATCTCACCAAATGTAGGCACTATGCTCTGCATCAGAGTCTTACCATCACGTTCTAGAAAAGGTGTAGCGCGCATGTGTTTATCGGCTACTTTCTTTTTCTCTTTGAGATAAGATCTCAGTAGTTCATACCATTCATTACCGTAGTAAACCGTCTTATCGGTAACAGACCAGATGCCTTCATTGATGATATTGCGATCTTGGAAAGCTTTAAAACCTTTGGTAAAAGAGATCAGTCGATTTTCATGGATGTTGATCTCAGTATCAAAAGTACCCATATAGGTATCATTGACTTCCATTACTTTAGATGCAGCTGATAGCATCATGTAATGCATCAGAGTAGATTTGAAATTGTTACCGATGCCGGTTACACCAGTCAACATACCTAGTCCGCCATTCAGTATGGATTCGTTATATTGACCTTTGAGATAGTATCCAGATGGGATATCTAGTAGAGCACCAATGTTCAACATGATCTTGACACTAGGTGATTCTTTGAATTGAGGACGAAGCATGTAGTACTCCTAGTTAAACTTAGTTAGCCAAAACATATATCGATACTGAAAAAAAATCTAAAATCATCTGAGACTTCCCACTGGAGACCCCAACATGTCTTTGACTGCAGAACAATGCTGTGACCGCATAGCGCTAGAAGCTGATTTTATATCTAATATGAAACAGAATCTCAAGTCAGTAATGCCTACATTCGTAGCTCTACTAAAGCAGCTGAATGTGACTACAAGTTCAGAAGAGCTTCAGCCTTTTGTAAAAGAAATACTTTCAGACCAAAGCCGCGCACAGTATAAGTCGCAACAGCTTGACTATCTGCTATACGGTGAACAACTAATTAGCGTACCTGAGAATTTCCATGGTTACTTTACAGATTACGGTAGGACACTGACTAGTACTCTGAATACTACACATAACCGCATCACGATGTTGCTAGCTAACATCAACTCATACCTATCAGTCTTAATCACTAATAAAGAACATCATACCAGCACCAAAGATCAATCCAAGATCTATATAGAAGCTGGTAAAGAAAGAGCTATGCTGATGGATAACATCAGTGCATACTTTCCCAAGAACACAGGTATCACCAAACAACCTATCAAGTCTGTATTGCATCGCTTCAAAGATCTAGAAGAGATGCGTGATATCATTCCTCAGATCAATACAGCCGTTAACAAGTTCAACATATCACAGATGCAGAACCATATACAGGAAACTTCTGATATGGCTGCTATGTTGCTAGACTATATCAATAAAGGCGACATAGAGGCCATCAGTCCTGCTGTAGCTAAATCCATATCTATAGGTCTAACAGAGACAGCCAGATATACAGAGCTAGTCAGCAGTCTTTATTTTGATACTAGTTTGTTCCTAAAAGCATATAGTGATCTACTGAAAACCATCCTGAAAGCTTAAAACACACTCATGGCTCCCACCATCTAGGTAGGGAGCCATGAGATCTTTCATCACGCAAATTCCTTAACCAACAACCTGACATCTTTTTTGATCAGACGCTGACTACCATAAATAGTCCATGAAGGTGCATATTGAATCAGTATCTCCGTTAGTCTATCTAGGTGGTTGGCTTTGATCATGTAAGTAATCGATCTACGAGGATCAGTGATAACTTCTCCAACTTCATCAAAAGTCTTAACATCTAGATCACGCCACACCACATCCTTGATCACCAGTGGTAGTCTCATAGCGCGTTCGTCACGTGATAGACTCAAAGCTACATTGAGCTTATGTAGAATCTCATCACTAACATTGCTTTGGTTCTTGATATAGCCATAGATAGACGTTAGAAACACCAGACGTTTAATTTTAGCTGGCAAAAATCTAGCTAAAAACCGTTCACAATATGCTCTATACCAGGGTAGAACCTTGCACTTTTCCTCTACTAGTTTGTTGACAAAAAAGGTGGACATGCGGATACTCCGAAAAGACTAGTTAGTTGATTGAACTATGACCCTATTGGCATGATAGTTAGACCAGATACCGATGGCATCAGAAACTTCTACGATGGAAGCGTATCTATATGTGCCAGCAGACTCCTCCCATACTATCAGTTTGATTTTAGGATCTAGTGTTTCGATTCTCTTGAGACTGTTGCGATGCGGTAGATCGTAACCTAGTATGATGGGTATGTTAAGCTGTTTGACAGCTATAGTCATATCTTTAAAACCTACTACATATTTACTATCCAGAACAGTCTTTTTACCATCTTGGATAAAGAACTGATCTGTGACATCGTGCACGATGTAATCATCAGGCAGAGTCTGATTTTTAAATTGTACTAAGATGTTCTCTAGATGAGCAAAAGTCTCCATAGCTTTAAATGAAAGACCTACTGGAGTGAGTTCCGATGTGATTTGACGTTCATCTACGAAGTTAAGATTAGATCTATAGTCTCCAGTATTGACTAGGCAATCATTACCATAGGTGGATAGATACGGGTAGATAGATTTATCAAAGACACGATCTAGTCTGAGCATGACTGTACGGATTACATCGTTAGATATATAACGCTGTTTTTGTTTGATCATCTCTATGATGGGGTCAGGCTTGTCATGTACTACTACTGAGTAAGCAGCATTACTCATACGTCTACCGATATCGTCATCATCACCGGGTTCAGCTATAAAGTAACGACCTACATCAGAGACATGGTCGGCACTAGTAAAGTACATGCGTTTAAAACACATCAGTGGATGTTTTTCAATTTCTTGCTTACCATAACCTTGTGCAGACGATGTAATAAAACTCTGATATGTAGTGTCGGTATGACCTTTGAGTGCAGCTATGGCAGCTAGTCTATCAGCTAGGATGTTGCCATAAGTATCAGAGTGACCTTTAACCCAGACAATATCAAACAGAGAAGCATGTTTTTTATAACCAGCTTCAAACTCTAAGATCTTCTGCCATACAGCAGCATACATGATCTCTTTACCATCTGCACGCTTCCAGTTATTCCTAACCCAAATACTAGAATACTCAGTCAAGCCTTTGCGAACATATTCACTATCCGTATAGATAATCAGACTGGAGAGTTTGTGATCTTTGAAATGATCTAGTACACGGTAGAGAGCATGAAGCTCAGCTGCATTATTGGTTTCACAGTGAGCTTCATGCATACAGAAATCATAGAACTCTATGGGTTCTACACATGTACCGATCTGTTTAAACTCTTGCTTGTCCAGATAGCCTCTATATGTGATATAGTAATCATTCAGTTTACGAGGATTGGTAGATGAGTTTTGATAACGATAACCGTGAGCGCCCCATCCTGACTTACCGGGGTTAGGACGAGACGAGCCATCGATATAGATAACGACATTGTCATTCATTGTTTGATAACCTTAGTGACGAGTTCATTGGATTTTGGATTAGCAGTCTTTTTTCCACTAGGTGCTTCACAGTTATATAGTTGTGATTTGAGTACTGTGTAGTCGTGAGCTAGGTTGATAACCCTGATACCTAGAAACACACTAGTGCTAAATGTGATCACTGTGAATATAAAAGCCAGCCAGCGCTTAGGTTTAAAGTGCTTGCTTTTAAAGTCTGCTTCTTCTTTTTTATCAAAAAATAGCTCTCTCAGAAAGCTAAAAAGTATCATAAATATTTGAAAGTTCATCCTAAGCCTCCGGTGGTATCATGTGGACTTTGTTAATGGGGATATGGTAATGCTAGTTAAAGGTTTTGTCAATATACAATCGTTGTTATCTAACACACCTGGAGTTGTAGCTGGCCTAGGTGAATTATCGACATTCAGTCAGACATTTTCTTTTGAACGTGGTTTCTATCAGTCTGCTGCTTATCCTGACTATGATCTGACCACTTTTATCACAGTAGATGATACTGGCGGTCCTATCAAGTTAGATACTAGTGATATCGAGTATATCTTGCGTGTGGTTGACACCATGCGATTGTTCTATCAGGGCAGGACAGGTAGTAATGTCAACGCTGAAGTTAGAACTCTGGTATATGATGCCCTACCTGGACAAGTATCTAATCTACAATTCGGTAGCCCTGTTATCCAAGGAGCTATAGCTCTTCCCCAATGGATTTCATTTAGTCAACCTGTAACTAACCATCAATATCATCTATGGTTTAGCGATGGCGCTATCAGATCACAGTATGATGACTACACTATCCGAGTCATTCCACCACTAACCACACTGGATTGGTTCTTTACATCTACAGGTACGATCACATCTAAACTACGCGAGTCTTCTCTGGATGTACTGATGAGTCGTGTAGAGGTAGCTAAAAATGGTTATCCTGAAACCTATCTGAGAGTTTATAAGTTCAACTATATAGAACCTGTCAATCCTGATTATCCCATAGAGACATTTTGGCCTGTTCTGATCTACGGCGTAGCTGGCGATAATCTAGATCATATCAAAGATACTATCATCGACTATATCCTATCTAACAGCACGCACAGTCGCACTGAATGGGAACAGATCTTCCCTGAGATATTTCGTAGGACTGAGTTTATTATAGTTCCTAGATGGGATCTGATAGCCATACCTGATATGCTGACACAGACAGGTCTATATAGCTCAATGGTAGATCCTTTTGAGTCTATCGACTATGCTACTACACAGATACCTTACTATAGCGCTACTCATGTTAGAAATAATATCCGAGTAGTACCTCATCCGTATAAGTCAATAGCCATGTTGATAGTGAACGGTGAGTTTAACATCAATGGCAAAGAAAAGTTTGCATTAGTCTATCCTGACTACATGCCTATATCTAGTACGTCAATGGACTTTAACCGCATGGCTGTCAAAACACAACAGATGGTTTATCAGTTAGAAGAACTATTGATAGCTGCTGAGAATATGACTCGTTATAGCACACTAGGTGCTAATTTACAACGTGTGATCAGATCTAATATCATGTATGTGTCTAGGATCATAGATGGAGTCAACTTCATAGTACAGTCTAAGAATGGTGTAGGGGTGATGTAATGACCATACCTTCTATAGGGATGACTGGAGTATGGACTCTTAAATCTCCTTTAGAGTCTTACTTAGATGACTCTATCATCTATGAATGTAAATCCATCCAGTATCTGAAAGATATGATGGATAGGAAAATAGACGTATATACTGATGTTTATCAGATACTAGGTTTGACACAAGATGATCTGGATAGAGATCTATCTGCTGACGTGTATATAGTTACGCTCTTAGGCGATGGTGATATCTGGACACACATACCTACTAGCTATATAGCTGTATTTCCTAATGCTAATGGTATAGCTTATAAACAAGTAACTATCGGTATAGGTTTACCTGGACTACCTCATGATACTGATTACGACACTGTGATCGCTGAGATGTCTGAGATGTTTACCAATATGTTAGGTGTAGAAGCTAATATCTCCATCATACCTGTAGGTAGTCAGTATTTAGTTACTGAAGAAGCTCATGATGCACTAATGTTAGATCGTAGATCATTGATGGAGTTTAAATATACCCATAGAGCACGCATAGCTCAACTGGAAGAAGAAAACAGGTTGTTGACTAACTTAATCGATAAAGTCAAAAATAGCGTACTCTAAACTACTCTACCGACTACCCAGTGTGGTCGGTAGGGTTTAAATTTATCGCTCAGAGACATCGTGTGACCTATCTAAGGAGTTTACCATGCTGATCAAATCTATAGAACTACATGGGTTTAAACGTTTTGCATTGACTATGTGGGATGTATTTAAATATACACCTGAACATAAAATCCAGCTTTTGCTAGGATCTAACGGTAGTGGTAAGTCTAGCATCATGAGAGAACTATCGCCGCTACCTGCTAATAGTAGTGATTTTAGACCAGGTGGTTCTAAGATCATTGAGATTGAACAATCTGGTCATCATTATAAACTCACTAGTAGTTTTACTGGAGCTCCTAAGCATAGCTTCATGATGGATGGTTGTGAGATGAACCCAGGTGGCACCGGACAAGTACAGAAAGATTTAGTCAATAGTCATTTTAATATCACTGCAGATGTACATGAAGTGATGGTAGGACTGACTAACTTTACCACTATGTCAGTGGCTACTCGTAGAGAGTGGTTTACTAGACTATCAAATATCAATTTCAACTATGCCATCGGTATCTATCAGAAACTTAAAACCAAGCTCAGAGATGTAGACGGAGCATTGAAGTTCCAACAGAGTTTGATGGTATCTGAATCAGCTAAGCTATTAGATGCACAAGCTGTAGCAGAACTAGAAAAAGAAGTCATTGAAACCAAACAACTGATCGATCATCTTATCGATGCTAAGTCACATATCTCTATTTACGATGTAGCTAGTGAAGATTTAAATGATAGACTCCGTGAACACATGGCTGGTTTTAAAGCTGTTATCGAGTCCGTGCTAGGGTCTACTAACATGCCTCCAGTAGAAGCTATATCTACGCTTAAGGCTACTGTCGTAGCAGAGATAGGTGTATGTAAAAAACAATATGCTAAATGTTTAGAGCAACTGGAAGAACTTCAGTCTCTGATACGTAATGTCGAAAAGATATCTATCACCGAACTTCAGAACTTAGATCAAGAAATAACTCAGACTCAGTCTGCCATACATACATTAAAAGCTAACATCGCATATCTCAAAACACCTAAAGATCCCATGGTGCTCAGTAATGCAGTAGAACTAGCCTATGATACTCTGTACGAACATATCAAGGACCTACCTAGTAACTCAGATAAACGCTTCTCTAAAGCTGTTTATGAGGCTCTCAAAGTCAAACTTCTCAATACTCAAAACGAGATACAAAAACTACAACAACTCTCTACCGGCATCACTAACCAGATTACACAGCTAGAACATTTTAGAGATCATAAACAAACCACATGCCCTCAGTGTAATCACATATGGTCACAAGGATATGATCAGCATAAGTATCAAGACCTCAAATCCAAATCTACATCTATCAACACTCAGCTTCAGTCACTTACTGCCGTAGCTACAGAGACTGAAAAGACCATACAGGAACTCCTAGATTACTTCAGTCATTATCAGGTTATAGTAAGATGTAGGGATCAGATCACTGTACTAGAAGACGTATGGCGATATGTAGGAGAACACGATCTTATCACTAGTCAACCTAGTATGATCATTCAAATACTAGAACAGTGTAAATATGATATACCTCTACTACTAGACATACAGAAACTCAATGAAAAACTATCGGATCTTCAAAAGCTAGCTGTCATCAAGTCTAACAATCAGATCACAGATATTGAAAAGCTTAAACAGCAACATACACAGCTAGAAGATCAGATTACATCTATTCAACAACAAATCAAAGAACATAACATCACTGTAGAATATCTGGATAGATCATCTGCTTTTTACACACAGATGGAACGTTATATTCTCATACTAGAAACAGATGTACGACAACATGACCTAGCTTATAAACAACAAATAGCTAGTCTTAAACATCAGACGCTCAGCGATCTGATCAGATCCATGCAGTTAACATTGAACGACAGACAACATCAGCTTAATACATCCAAAACACAATCAGCTGTAGTAGCTAATATCCAAAAGAACATTGAAGATCTGACGCTACAACAATATACTCTATCAGCCATGGTGGCAGAACTATCTCCCAAAGACGGCCTGATAGCCAAATCTCTATCCGGTTTTATCAACAGCTTCGTCAACAAAATCAACCGCATCATATCCCAAATCTGGCTATATCCTTTTGAGCTAGTACCTATCGATCTAGAATCTGACGGTGTAGATTTAGATTATCGATTTGAAGTTAAAGTCAATAACCAAACCATGATTCCAGATATCGGCAAGTGTAGTTCTGGTATGCGTGAGGTGGTAGATCTAGCTTTTAGAATCGTAGCCATGGGGTATCTAGGTTTGGATCATGCTCCTATCTACATGGATGAATTTGGCAAGAGCATGGATAGCGCGCATCGCATCAAAGCTTTTGATGTCATCAGCAAGATGATCATGCATAGTAACTATAGTCAGATCTTCATGGTTTCTCATCATGAACAATCTTACGGTAGTCTTAAGAATGCAGATATTATCGTACTGAGTCCTGATAATGTAGTCATACCTACTGGTAGCATTATCAATCAAGTCATCACTACACATTAATAGAGGTATCAACATGTCTCCTGATAGACAAAGTCGCCTGATAGCATATTCATTAGGTATAGTAGTAACTGATAAACCTAGAGATACACATGAGATAGAAGTATCTCCCATAGAAGATCTACCTACTATAGAGCAAAAGCTTAAAGATTATAAACCAGAGTACTCAGTGCAGCTACCTGATGCTCAAGGTGTATCTAGACAGTCTAAAACTAGTGGTTTAGCTTATATCAAAGCTATATGGCTACCACTCAGTCAAACCAATCGTAAAACATCTCCTGATGTGATCAAGAATGAAACAGTATTACTATATCGTTATAGTGATAGTGAGACATATTACTGGGATACTTTATTTGACGAACCTCATATTAGACGTCTTGAGACAGTTCTGCATATGTTTGGTAATCTCAAAGAACCTCTCAAAAAGTGGGATAAAAAATCTAGTTACTGGTATGAAGTCAGTACGCATGATAAGTACATTCACCTTAAGACTACCAAGTCTGATGGTGAACCTTTTGAGTACGATATCAAGATTGATACAGCTAAGGGCAACATAGTCATACATGATGACATAGGCAATATCATCAAGTTTGATAGTGCTGAAAACACCATATCTGCTAAGGCTAATAAAGAGATCTTACTGCAAGCTCCTACAGTGAGATTTAAAGCAGATCATGTTATCAACGATGCACCTCTAGTCACCAATACAGGTAATGAGAAAACCAAGGGTAGTTCATATGCTAACCCACACTACAAAGCAGTAGACTGACGATATGTCGCCACTACCCACCTACATGGATGGGTAGTGGTGATGTATTTAGTAACCGCCTATCTCTAACAGATGTCCTGTACTATTCCAATAAGTTCTACCCGGTACTCTATGAGCATTGACAGTGTCTAACTCTTGCATAGGACGATAGTCACTGACATAGTTATCAGTATGACCATCTCTGATATTGATAGCCCATTGATTATCCTCAAAGACTTTCCAGTATTCTGAAAACTTGCCATAACCAGTGATCTGAGGGAACCTAGGATCTACATGTGAGACATACATGCCAGGTAGATTGCTCTCACGTATATAAACCTGTCTATAGAACAGATTCTCTATGTCTAGCAACATCACAAATGTCTGTGTGAGACCCATATAGTTTTTCAAGACTTGATCACTGAACAACTCGTCTACAGATACAGCTGTAGGGTTGTTGGGATCATAGCTCAGCCCCATACCGGACAGATCTAGATATCGGTTACTCTCATGGAACCTTTTTAGAAAGGGTAGTCTGTCTATACAGATGGATATCATATCTGCACCAGACTGCCACATCACACTAGGTTCTATGAACTGTATATAGCCACCTATAGACATCACTACGACACGATGGTTGATATCTTCAGGTAGTTTGATAACCATATGTTCTCTTAGAGGTCGACCATTTATTTCAGGGTAGATCATCTCATTAGAGATATGGAATTTCTCCATACTACATACATCATTGAAACTGATGATACCCATGTGGTTAAGGTTACTATGAGACATAGTTCTACCGCCATCTATCACCCATAGATTTTCACCATCCGTATCTGTGAGATGTAGATATCCATTCACAGTGATCATGGACTTGCTATGTAGTTCTGATACATCTGTACTAGTCTTGGGTCTAGTAACTATGAGGTCAGGCAGAGCACCGTCAGGATAGTTGGATGGATAGTGACGACTACATGATCCAGCCATGACTTTATAACCAGCTTGTATGGCATCGCTGTATGAAACATATCGGATACGACTAGCTGGCAGTTCTTCCAGTAGAGGTAGTGTTTGGTTATCATTATCTATCAACCACTGTAACAATGTGCTATCAGAACTACCATGAGTTTCTCTTAAAGCATTGAAGTCTACATAGAGGTCTGTTTCATAATCAGGATGAGTAACTATATGTACAGTCTGTCTGAATGTATTGAATATGTTGTGTACAGTCATATCACCTAGCTGTGCAGGTTTCCATTGACTACCTAGTACACGTTCTAGCACTACTGAACTCTTATACGTGAACACAAGCCGCCCCTTTAATCAGTTGGGAAGATTCCAAAAGATTCACAGACATCAGAGGGACAGTATGAGTGAAATAACCTACCCGCTAGATACATCTGGCAATGCTCCAACTAACCTGATAGCTAATGAAATACACACTACTACCGAAGCTAATTTTAGAGACTATCATTTTGTCATCCCTAACTTTGCTCCCTTCTACGTAGATAATTTCAAACTAGTCTATCACCATAGCGGTATCGATCGTATTTTAGATGAAGGTGTGGACTATGTATTCGCACTACCATATGTAGCAGGTGTGCGATCTGTCGGTAAGCCTATGTATGGCGCTATATCGTTTAACAACTTAGATGTCAATGGTCTGATCAAGATCACATATCAGACTCTAGGTGGTGAATGGATAGCTGATAAACTACATGTCCTTACCAGAATGACTGAGATGGTTTATAATCCTAGAACTACCATCTGGGATATGGTAACTGATAAACCTGAGATATTCCCTCCCATACCTCATTATAATGACTATGATGACTTCTATGGACAGGAACAAGTAGTCACGTCGCTCAATGAGATCAGAGATGCCATACTGCAAGGTAAGTCTGGTCCTGGTGATTATGAAAGTGATTATACTGAATATAACAACCCTAGTAACTGGGCTATAGCTACACGCAATGAAGTAGCTAGACTGGAATCTAAAAACAAACTACTCACGCCATATAACATCAAGCCTACTATTGAACGTCTGGATGATGGAGTATTAGAGGCTGTTCAGAAAGCTACTGCAGCTATTGACACAGTAGAAGAACATGTTACTAACTTTGATAATCCTCACCAAGTAGATGCTGCCGATATAGGTTTAGATCGAGTAGACAATACATCTGACAGTGAGAAGAATGTAGCTACAGCTGCACTATTGACTACTCAAAGATTGATAGCCGGGGTGCCGTTTAATGGTGGTAGCGATATAGATATACCTTTTGCTAATCTGACTGACAAGCCTACCACACTAGCTGGCTATGGTATCACAGATGGTTTGAGTGCAGATCATATCGGTAGAGGTGGTGCGGAGCATGCTCTAGCTACTCCTACTGAACATGGTTTCATGTCATCTGACGATAAAAATAAACTAGATGGATTAGTGAGTGGTGATCTGGGATATGAACACCCTGTAGGTGACGGTAATCTACATGTACCTGCTACTAGTTTTACTAGTGCTGGTAAAGCTCTAATGGCTGGATCGACTCCTGGTTCGTTATATTGGGGTGTGGTGGCTAGTCTTGGTAACACTGTAGGCATGCCTCCCGGTACTCCATCTGCAGGTACGTCCGGTTATGCTGCACGTGCAGACCATAGACATCCGCCTACTGTTGATATCACAGGTAACTCTGGCACTACCACTAAACTTAAAACACCCGTCAAGATAAATGATCAGTTATTTGACGGCAGTGAGGATATCACTGTTACAGCAGTAGATCCTATACCTCGTATAGCTGTTACTGAGAAAGCTGCTGTCAATGGCGTGGCTACTCTAGATGGTGATGGTAAAGTACCTCTGACACAATTACCGGATATCGGTAAATCAGTTCAAGGATATACTACTACTGCTGGTTTTCCAGCTAGTGGCGATCTTGATACTCTGTATTATGCATTTGATACTGAGAAGATCTATTATTGGAATGGTGCAGTATATAAGGTATTTACTTCTGGCAGTGTTAACACAGTCAATGAAAAACAAGGTGACGTCATACTCACCAAAGCTGATATCGGACTAGATCAAGTAGACAACACGTCCGATGCTGATAAGAATGTGGCTAGTGCAGCTACTCTAACTACAGCACGTAAGATAGCAGGTGTGCCATTTAAAGGTGATGCAGACATAGAGATACCATATGTTAATCTGTATGGTGCTCCTGGACTAGTCACCGATGCAGTGGATGGACTGATGTCTAAAGCTGATAAGGTCAAACTAGATGCTATCGAGGGCGATGGCGGTGCTAGTATGGCTGCTTTGATGTATTTGAAAATGATGTAAACAAAGGAGTTTAAAAATGCGTTTCCGTAACATCTATATGGCTATCGGTGGTCTACTAGTGATCATGATCATGCTAGGCACAGATCCTGATACTGGATGGTTCCACAGTCTACCTTTCGGTGCTTCTACGATAGCTACCTTAGTTATCCTACTGCAAAGTGTTCTCTATGTAGGACTACTACACTATTCACGTAAAGCTTTGTTTGACTATCTAGATTTTGAAGAGATAGCTCAACGAGCTATGCGATCACCTGAAGGTGCCGGTCAACTAGCTATCGCTGTAGCCATAGCTATGCTAGCCATCGCTGTAGTGGTAGTAGCAGCTGTAAGATAACTACCCATGACACACCACTGGTAGTTCACCGGTGGTGTGTTTTAACATCTGTTGAAAAGGAGTTTAACATGCTTAACCGATACATTATGTTTCTAGTACTGTGTCTGGCAAGCACATCGGTATACTCGCAACTAGTGGCTACTTACATACCAACGCGTGCTTACGACTATCTACCTGTAGTGAAACAAGAAGCTATCAGGTTGATGCCAGATCTCCAACAACCTCACTACTTCGCTGCTTTGATAGAGCACGAGTCTTGCATCTCTCTTAAACATAGTAGATGCTGGTCTCCTACATCTCAGCTGAGCACATCTAGAGAACTAGGTATAGGTTTAGGCCAGCTGACTAAAGCCTATCGTCCAGACGGCAGTATTAGATTTGATTCTCTAAGCGAAATACGCAGTCGTCATCTATCTGAACTTAAAGAGCTAAGCTGGTCTACTATCAAACACAGACCAGATTTACAGATACGAGCTATCGTACTGATGATACGTAATAACTATCAGTATCTAGGTATGATACCAGACAGTACTCAGAGACTTAAGATGTCCGATGCCGCTTATAATGGCGGTCTAGGTGGTCTTAATAAGGAACGCAGGGCTTGTGGTTTAGCTAAGTCATGCAATCCTCAGATATGGGATCAACATGTAGAAAGATACTGTATGAAAAGTAAGAAAGTTCTATATGGCAATAGATCAGCATGCGACATCAATCGACATCATGTTAAAGATGTAACTGAGATCAGACTGACTAAATATGAACCGCATTTTTTTACAACTACTTCGAATTAGATGAGTGCTAATCACCAACTAGCCTCTATATGGGGCTGGTTGGTATTTCTTTCATATGTAAGGATGATATATGCGTAACTATTTGGATCTCATGCAGCGGATTGTGGATAACGGTCACCATCATAGCGATCGTACTGGTGTAGGCAGGATTAGTCTGTACGGTGAGATGCTACGTTTCAACATGCAAGATGGTTTTCCTCTAGTAACTACTAGGAAGATTCCATATAAAGCTATCGTCAAAGAACTGCTTTGGTTTATCACAGGTAGTACTAGCAACCAAAAACTACTAGATCAGAATGTCAAGATCTGGGATAGCTGGGCTGTCAAAGAACATCATATCGATGAGTTCTTGAACACATATCCCAATATGAACAGTGAGATTAAAACACATCTTAAAGTCGGACTAACGGAACTACGACTAGAAAGCATAGGTCCTATGTATGGACACAGCTGGCGTATGGCTCCAGGTAGCGATGTGTCTCCATTTCTACCAGATGTCGATGAATCCAATGTCGCTAGTGATAAACTAGTTAAATATCGTGCTGAATGGGAAGAATATCTACGTGAACATGATGATGTTAAAACTGAAGACTGGTCTGAGTTTTTGAAAGCATGTCACTACTCACATGTAGACCAGCTACAGAACTTGATCATAGGTCTCAAACAGCGTCCTTACTCGTCTCGTCATATCGTGACAGCATGGATTCCTAGTCTAGTACCTTTCGAACATCTATCACCTCAGCATAACGTGATCATCGATCGTGGAGCTTTAGCAGCATGCCACACCATGTTCCAGTGTTTCGTGATTCCTCCTGATGAACACCATAATGTACCTAGACTGTCTATGATGTTGACTCAGCGTAGTTGTGACTTCCCTGTAGGTGCTGTATTCAATATCGCTCAATATAGCATGTTGTTACATATGCTGGCTCAGGTGTGTGGTTATGAAGCTTATGAGTTTATCTATAGCCTAGGTGATGTTCACATCTACAAAGATCAACTGCATCTAGTGCAAGAACAGCTTAATAGACATCCTGGTAAACTACCTCACCTATGGTTGACTCCTGATATCACTGATATCTATAAATTCACAGTAGACGATATCGTAGTACATGAGTATGAAGCATTAGATCCTATCAGTTATCCAGTAGCGGTATAACAAATCATAGACACCACCAGCTATATGCTAGGTGGTGTCTATGCTAGTTTAAATCGTATGACTGTTGTCTAAGGAGACTGTTATGCGGTATGACGGTAAAGGTAAAGTTAAGATATATAATCGACCATCTTTGCGCGATGTAGTTAGGGGTGGTACTGGTGTAGATACACCTAGTAAACTTATAGATGCATTTGGCATGGTTCCTATAGCTGAAAAAGGAGCTAAGGATGGTGTGGCTACTACTGATGATAGGAACATTTTAACAGAGACTCAACTGCCTTTGATATATAGACCTTTTATCATATCTCCTGTAGACGGATCTAGTGTAGGTACTACCACACCTACTATCACAGCTAGTGGTTATGGACATATCTATGAAACTCTGAAAAGACATAGAGAATGGCAGATGGATGTAGTAGCCGGTAATTTCACTACACCTATACAAACATATAAAGGTAGTGAAGATAACTGGACGGTAGGAACAGCGTTGATTTTTGGCATGGCGGTACAGGTAAGATGTCGTGATGTGGATATTGACAATCACACATCCGAGTGGTCTATACCTGTGAAGTTCACAATAGCTTAAAAGAGAGATAGTGACATGGGTAGATATATACGAGAAGACAAAGTAGTACAGGATACTAGCGTGCTGCCTATAGAACTAGGTGGTACTAGTAGTGATAGTATAGATGCCGGTATGGCTATGATGGGGCTAGTTAAGCAGTCTGATAAAGGTGCTATAGATGGAGTAGCTCCTTTGGATAGTAGAGGTCTAGTGCCTGTAGAACATGTTTATGTGATAGCTAGTCCATACGTGATCAGTCCTGTAGAGAATGTTATAAACTTCCCTATGGACGGTGTATTGGTGGGATCTAAGTACGGTCATATATACAAGATACCTAGGTCGTACAGAGAGTTTCAAGTAGATATAGTAGGAGGTAATTATGATCCTCCTGTGATCACTAAGACTATCAATGCAGATCAATGGACTCTAGATCAACCTATGGCTGGTATGACACAGCATAAGTGGAGATTTAGAGATATATGTAGCGACGGTAGTATAAGCGACTGGTCTGATGATGGAAGTTTCACTACTGATAATGGATATATACACACACCAACTATTACATATCCTTCAGAAAATAATTTGTTAGTACCTAATGAAGTAATAACATCTAGCATATTTTCATCCACTAACTTGACCAGTATTCATGCAGCCAGTTACTGGATTATGAAGCATCAGAATGGATCTATAGCTTATCAGACAGGTCGAGATACAGATAATCTGATTAGTTTGATAGTGCCTGGAGATGTTATGATTAAAGATACTACCATGACTATAGAAGTAAGATATGAAGATAACAACGGTATATTAAGTGATTGGAGTGTCGTTAGGACATTTATAGCTGGTAGTATAGAAACTGATAAGTATTTAGCAACGATATTTCAAGAAGGTGATCGCGTAGTTATCTTTAAACAAGATGTAGATACTTTTAATAGACTACCAGCTATTGATTTTAAAGTTGGTACTGGAAATGTGAACGATTTATCGTTTAGCAATGATGGCGGATATTTAGTTGTAAGTTATGATGATAGTCCGTATGTTGTTATTTATAAACGTTCTGAGGATAGTTTTATTAAATTGTCGAATCCTGATATACTACCTACTGGTGGTGTATATGGTCTAGCATGGAGTTCAGATGACGTATATCTAGCAGTAACCCACGCTATTAGTCCATATGTCACCATCTATAAGCGTTCAGGTGATCTATTCACCAAGTTAGCTAACCCAGACGTACTACCTACCAGTACTAGTCACAGTGCAGCATGGAGTCCAGACGGTAATTATTTAACTATAGGTTATTATTGGGGTATATCTTTTGTCATTTACAAACGTTCAGGTGATACTTTCACCAAATTAGCTAATCCAGCTATATTACCTACTAGCAATGGTACTACTTATGGAGTAGCATGGAGTCCTAATAGCATATATCTAGCATTAGCTCATAATAAAACTCCATATATTTTTATCTACAAGCGCTCTGGTGATGTATTCACCAAACTAGCTGATCCAGCTATACTACCTACCGGTGCTGGCAATGCTGTGACATGGAGTCCAGATGGTAATTATTTAGCAGTAGCTCACGTTAGTAGTCCGTATATAACTATATATAGTAATTCAGGTGATGTTTTTACTAAGTTATATGACTTTTCTACACTACCTGCCGGTTATGGTCATGGTGTCTCATGGAGTTCAAACGACACATATCTAGCTGTAGCTCACAACATCACACCTTTTATCACTATCTACAAGCGCTCTGGAGATGTATTCACCAAGTTAGCTAATCCAGACGTACTACCTACTGGTTCTGGTCGCGGTGTCTCATGGAGTTCAGATGACGCATATCTAGCTATAGGTCACTACACCACACCCTATATAACTATCTATAAACGCTCAGGTGATGTACTCACTAAGTTAGCTGATCCTGCTACACTACCTACCGGTATTGGTTTTGGTGTCTCATGGAGTTCAGACGACACATATTTAGCTATAGCTCACAACACCACACCTTTTATCACTATCTATAAGCGATCAGGCGATACATTCACCAAACTAGCTGATCCCGCTACACTACCTACCGATTATGGTAATGGTGTCTCATGGAGTTCAGACGACACATATTTAGCTATAGCTCACAGCACCACACCTTTTATCACTATCTATAAGCGCTCTGGAGATGTATTCACCAAGTTAGCTAACCCAGACGTACTACCTATCAGCACTAGTCACAGTGCCGCATGGAGTTCAGACGGTACATATCTAGCTGTAAGTCAAAGCGCCGCACCCTATATATCCATCTATAAACGCTCAGGTGACGTATTCACCAAACTAGCTGATCCAGCCACACTACCTACTAGTGCTGGTCTCAGTGTCTCATGGAGTTCAGACGGTACATATCTAGCTGTAAGTCAAAGCGCCACACCCTATATATCCATCTATAAACGCTCTGGTGATGTATTCACTAAGTTAGCTGATCCAGCCACACTACCTACTGGTAATGGTCGCGGTGTCTCATGGAGTTCAGACGACACATATCTAGCTATAGCTCACTACACCGCACCCTATATAACCATCTATAAACGCTCAGGTGATGTACTCACCAAACTAGCTAACCCAGCTATATTACCTAATCAAGTCACGTCACCTAATATTGACATACTGCCCACTGGTAATGGTTTTGACTTAGCATGGAGTCCAGATGGTTCATATTTAACAATAGGTCATAGCAATAGTCCGTTCCTTACTACTTATAGTCAAACAGATAATATGTTTACTAAATTAGCCGACACGACCTTACCATACGCTTCACCTGTATATGATTTGTCATATTGGTGCGATGTTTAAAAGGACCCATCATCATGTCTAGATATCAAGAAACCGACTGGCTACAAAACACACAGACCTATATACGTACCTTAGCTCTACCTATTTCAGAAGGAGGCACAGGTCAAACATCTACTGCTGACATAGTTAACACACTAAAAGTCATACAGACATCTGATGTCAACGTCCCTAATAACGTTATGGGACTAGATGTCAATGCTAAAATCCCTATAGCACAGATGCCTGTAGTCAAACAACCTATCATCACATCACCTATAGCCGGAGCTACAGATTTCGCTACTAACGGTCTGTTAAAAGCTACTCCCTATAAGAACATGTATGGCTTTAAACGCCACTATAGAGTCTTTGAGGTAGATACACAAGCAGGTAACTTCAGTACACCCATACATACCAAACAGCTTAATGCTGATGACTATCGCATAGATAGCGATCTCTCATCTAGTTCAGCATATAAGTGGAGATGTAAAGACGTAGATGTTCTAGGTAATGAATCCAGATGGTCTGATGTTGTTACCTTTACCACATCGAGTAACCCTGAATCCATACCGCCAGAAGAACCTCCTCCTCCACCTCCTCCACCTGAAGATCCTGATGATATACCGGAAGACGAATATATACCTCCTTCTAACATCGAGTTTATAGCCGCTCCCATCATTAGAGTGCCTGCTCATAATGGTACACTACTGGTATTCGGTGAAGACATAGAGACAGAAGAATACGAAGTCTACAACGGCAATGGTGATCATGTAGCTAGTTATTGGGAGCTATATAATGCCTATGGTGCTCTAGTTCATAGCAGTGGTAGAACTACCATAGATCTCACCACTTATACACTACCATATAACAGTATTCAGAACAATGAAACATATCGTATTCGTGTCAGGTTTGAGAACTCTAATAAACTATTCTCACCATGGTCGTCTACTGACTTCAAAGCTATCAACGATAGTTATGATGTGTATCTAGCTATGGCTAGTACTACTAATCCTTATCTACACCTCTATGGTAAAGATGTAGATGTATTAGACTACTGCGATAACTCTGATCTAGATATACAGAGTCGTGTTACGTCAGTTAGCTGGACTAATGATGGTAGATATCTAGCCATAGGTCTAGTTGACAAACCTTATGTGATGATTTTCAGACGTGATAGAACTGATCTTACTAAATTAGATAATCCTGACATACTACCTACCAGTAGTGTTACCGACATAGAGTTTAGTAGTTCTAAATATCTAGTCATGTCACTAACGGCATCTCCTTACATATGTATCTATAAGCGTAGTGGTGATAACTATACCAAACTATCAGACCCTATCACACTACCAGCTAGTACCCCATGGTCATTGGCATTTGCCCCTAACGGTTTATATCTATCTATAGTGTTTACATCTACGCCTGGCATCATCACATATAGTATAGCCAATGATGTATTTACATCGTTAGCTAACCCTGCTGATCTACCTATAGGTCCTGATAAACATGTATCATGGAGTGCTGGTAGTCTCTATCTAGCTATCACATTAGCTGTAAGTCCTTATCTGTACATATACAAGCGTGCTGGTAATGTATTAACTAAACTAGCTAGTCCTACAGGTCTGACTACGGCTATCAGTTATAAATCTGCTTGGTCGCCTAATAGTGACTATCTGGCAGTACCTCATAAGACTGCTCCTTATATATCCATCTATAAGAGATCTAGTGATAGCTTTACTAAACTAGCAGATCCTAGTACTCTGCCACCTGGTACTATCAGACATGTAGCATGGTCTATAGATAATACATATCTAGCTATCTGCGGTGATATATATCCATATCTGTTTATGTATAAACGATCAGCTGATGTATTTAACAAACTAGCAGATTCAGACACGCCTCCCAAAGGACCAGGCTTACAACTAGCCTTCACTCCCATAGTTACTTCTTAACTGCTACAATCATTTGAGAAGTAAGTCTCTTTTCAATCCCACATGGAGCACAACATGCCTCTATCTCCCCTCTTAGGCAAGGCGTCTAGTCTTGCTAATACTGAAGTGATTGTTTATACAGTACCTGCTGAAAAACAGTTCGCTAACGTATCTGTCAACTTGACCAATACCGGCATCACTGCTAGTACTATCAAAGTAGGCATCACGACTGGTTCATCGCTGACTGATGTAGACTATATCGAGAAAGGTACTCAACTAGCTGATACGGGTGGTTCATTGCGTCGTACTAATATCATCATGGGTCCTGGTGAGAAACTGATCGTCGAAGCTACGACTTCTGACGTCGGTATTCGTGTCTTTGGCTTAGAACAATATTAAGGAGTTATAGAAAATGGCTAATGGACTACTGGGTAAGATCGTAACGACTGCAGATACCCATACTGCTGCATATACAGTGCCCGCTACTGGTGTTCAATACGCTACTGTTTTCGTATGTGCTGTCAACACTGGTGCTGAGGCTGCTACTCTAGATGTAGCTGTTACTAGTAGCGCTACTCCTGCTAATAGTGAGTTTGTTTCGTATGCTATTCCGCTTGATGCCAATGGCGGTGTGTATGAGTATCCTTGTGTTATTCTACACCCTAGTGAAAAGCTAGTTGTGCGATCGAATAAGTCGACTGTGGCTGTTCGTGTACATGGTTTAGAACAAATGGTTTGATAGACTATAGATCTCTAAGGGCAGCTATGCTGGCCCTTAGAGATCTTATAACATCGTGTGGAAGTCTTAAGTTTAATTAGGAGATAGTCATGGGTCGTGAGACTTATTACGATGGTATATATAACTCCATAGGTAACCTACATAAAGTTTTACCTATAGAGTCTGGCGGCACTGGAGGTCATGATATAGCATCTAGTGCTGAAAGTCTGGATTACTTCATAGAAGATGATCGAGATCAAGCTGGCGGATTAGTGACTTTGGATAGTGAAGGTTATATAGATATTCAGCTACTGAAGACGGGCGGTGAAGGAGTACTACTAGCAGATGTATATGGTCGCATATCTAGTCGGTATTTTGAAACCGATGGTATCAGTGATGCTACGATCACAGGACCTGCTACACTAGCTTCTGGTGAGACTGGCACATATCTGATCACTAACCATGATAGTTTTTTAGATTATAAAATCACTACTAGCAATGGCACGATAGTCAAGACAGGCAACACATTTACCTATAGGGCTCGTACTCATCTTGAACCAGGTGGTTTTACCATCAATGGTAGATGGATATCTGTCGATATCGGCGCCATCACTCTAACCGGTCCTACTGAGATCTATGCTGGTATGTCGGAAGAATATACCATAGCTCCTTATTTAGCTAGTGCCACATATGACGTCAGTACTACCAACGGCACTGTGACTAGAATAGGCGATACTATCACATACACTCCCGCTACAGTAGGTCTAGGTAACATCACTGTTAATGGTCTTAACTTGATGGTCATAGTAGAGAGTCTAAATATCAAAGGACCCGATAGTATCTATGTTACAGAAGTAGGTACTTACTATGTAGAACCTTATCGTGCTACTGCTACATATGTGGTCACTTGTGATAATGGTACTGCTGTGATGGCCAATGATAAAATCACCTATACACCTGTCAATGTATGTGAAGGTGGCTTTACCATCAACGGTAAGAAATTCAATATCGAGATCAAACAAGAGATAGTTAACAAACCTAGCATTACGCTACCTGTCAACGGTGAGACCAATACTCAACCTACTACCTCATATGCTTCTACGGCATTTGCATATATAGGCGGAACACAAACCCATGCTAGTTCTACATGGGAGTTATCGAAGTCAGCTACTTTTGCTACTAAAGAAGCTTCTGTTACAAACAGTAGTACACATAAAGTAACTTGGTCTACTAGTATAGGTTACCTGACATCCAATACTAAATATTACGTTCGTGTCAAACATAAGAACCACCGTGGTACTGAATCTGCATGGTCTGATACAGTTAGTTTCACTGTTATGAAATACGGTATCAACAAACCTAGTATTACATATCCGCTTAACAATGCTACTGATGTAGGTAGTAAATCTGGTTTTACATCATCTGCTTTTAGTGTAGATGGAACCATACCGTTAACTCATCATCAGTCTGACTGGGAGTTAGCTAGTGATGCTGCTTTTACCACCATAGTAGCTAGCGCTCTTAATAGCACCAGTAATAAAACTAGTTGGACTCCAGTACTAACGCTAACAGTTGGTAATACTTACTATTTGCGACTCAAATATAAAGATACTGTTATTGGTGTACAGTCTCCCTGGTCTGATACTTGTAAATTCACTGTGGTAGCTGACGGTGTTGCTAAACCAGTTATTACAGCGCCAGTTAGTGGTAGTCTTAACTTAGATACATCAGTTACATTGACAGGCAGTGCTTTTGCTTATATAGGCAATATACAAACACATAGTGAAGTAGACTGGGAGATCTCTACAGTTTCTAATTTTACTAGTGTGGCTATAGGTTATGAAGGCACTGCCAATAAAACATCATGGTCTGCTAGCGGATTAGTTAGTAATACTAAGTACTATGCTAGACTTAGACACATCAGTAACACAGGAGCTATTTCTCCTTGGTCTGATATAATAAATTTCACTACTAAAGTTATGAGTATCACCAACACTCCAGTTATCGGTGATCCAATAGCTAATGCCACAGGTGTGTCTAAGACACCTACTATCACTAGCACACCTTTCGCATATACTGGCGACCCTCAAACCCATGTAGGGTCAGCATGGGAGATCTCCACTAGTTCAGCATTTACCACAACTGTAGCTAGTTATACTGGATCGTCTAATAAGACATCGTGGTCTCCTACCGGGTTAAACAACAGTACTACTTATTATGTTAGAGTTAAACATGAGGGTAGCTTAGGTGGTTGGTCTGCATGGTCTCCTGCCATTAAGTTCACTATCATAGGAGCAGCTATTACTTTGACTCCTATGATCAATTCTCCTCTTAACGGCACTACTGGTGTATCGTTGACACCTAACATCCAATCCAGTGCTTTTGCATATAGTGGCGAACCTCAAACTCATGTAGGGTCAGCATGGGAGATCTCCACTAGTTCTGGTTTCAGTAGCATAACTGCTAGTTATACTGGATCGTCTAATAAAGAATCTTGGATTCCTCCAGCATTATCTAACAGTACACTTTACTATGTTAGAGTTAAACATGAGGGTAGTATAGCTGGCTGGTCTGGATGGTCACCGCCCGTTAGTTTTACCACCATAGCTGCACCTATAGAAAATGGTGTTAATCAACCCATAGTGACTAACCCCATGTATGGTCAAACAGAAGTATCTGTAACACCTACATTTTCATCTAGTGCATTTAGTTATAGCGGCAGTGCTCAAACACATAGTTCATCTGAATGGAAACTTACTACTGAAACCGGTACTCCTGTAGCTAGTATTAGCGGAGCGTCTTATAAAACATCATGGAGCCCTAGTGTAACTTTAACAGGCGGACAATATTATCTAGTATCGGTTAGACATCAAAGTAATCTAGGCATATGGTCTGATTGGTCTGCAGAAAACTTATTCCAAGTAATAAACTCAACTATAGGTTGGATAGCACAAAACGTTATAAGTTCAGGTAAATTTAATGCTTCTGTTAATGGAAGCGGAGTTGTTTATAACCTTAGTACTGAAAATGGTGATTTAGTTATTACAGGCATAGATTCAAGTGCTAGTATAGTTTTAGCTAAAAAACTTAATTTCACATCTCAAACAGGAACCGATATAGCCATCAGTGGCAGTAGTTTATTTGTAAGTAGTTATGATGGTAGTTCTGGTCACATATGTAAAATATCTACTTCAGGTAGCATGACGTGGGGTAATAAAATATCCATAGGTGCTGGATTTTCCAATTGTACTTTCAGATCGGTAGATGTAGATGGTAGCGGTAATGTCTATGTCTGTGGTGAAGCATTAGGTGATAATGGCTCCTATAATCTTTTAGTAGCTAAGTTTACTAGCGGTGGATCTCTTTCGTGGGTTAAAACATTAGATCCGATTATTAATGGTAACGTGCACGGTGATTTTAGAGCTTATAAAATAGCCGTTAATAGTAGTAACGTATTTATTAGTGGGTCTGTATACACAGGTGATCCTAATTGGATCGAAGCTTCTTTATTTAAATTTGACACCAGTGGGAACTATATTACCAATTATACATTTGGTAATACTGATTTAGATATGGATTTATTGTGGAACATAGATTTTGATGGTAGTGGTAACCTTATAGCATTGGCACACCTAAATTCGCAACAAATGTATATATTGAAGATATCTAGCTCTGGAAGTATTGTCACTTGCAGAAAAATATCTACATCATTGTCAAGTTCGTATTCACTGACACATTTCTGTTTAGATGCCAGTAACAACATATATGCATTAGGTAATGCGACAGATGGTTCATTTGTAGTTAGATTGACTAGCTCTTTTACTGTCAGTTGGGCTAAATTACTTAATGGACCAGGTAAAGCATATTACGATGGTGCAACGCATATCGATATAGCCGTTACCAATGGTTGTGTATATGTTACACACAGTGGGACAAATGGTCCCAATAGTGTATGGCAATTACCAGATTCTGCTACTTCTTCTATAACAAGTGGTGCATCTGTAACTGGCGTTGGGTTTAGTTTTTGGAGTTGGTCTGATGCTCCTGTAACCTCATCATCAGCTAGTTATTCTCCATATACAGCAGAGCTTATAGTTGTAGATCAAATAAGTAATTTTAGTACTTCGTCGTCTACGCCTAGCATTACCAATTACACGTCCAGTCCTTCTATAGGAAATTACTAAAATGTCACTACTTTATAATCCCACTGAAGATCTTAGAATATCTGAATTATCTTTTATCAAAAAATACGGTTTAGAAGTATCTGAATGCGAAAAGGTAGGTTATTTTCCATTAAGTATTATACCGGATGCATATAATCCTATCTTTTATAATCTTAAAGATATAGGTAATGAGTACTCAGAACGTCTTCAACAATGGAGAGTCAAATATGAGCTTTTACCTAAACCTATTTCACAAATACAACAAACCCTTAAAGAACAACTATCTAAACATCGTTATCGTAAAGAGACAGATGGTCTACTTACAAATGGCGGTATAGTACGCACTGATCGTGAATCGCAGTCGTCTCTAGCATCAGCTAAGACATTATCTGATCTAATACCTGATAACACCATAGATTGGAAGACAGCCGATGGTTGGACTTCTATAGATAGAAGTACTATTATGGAACTATCTAAACTAGTAGGACTACATGTACAAACATGTTTTAGTTTAGAGAGACAGTTTTCAGAACTCATAGATGCATCTGAATCTATAGAAGACTTGTTAATTATATATCAGGACATGTATGAAAACTGGCCTGTTACAGCAAATATTAACAAACCTAAATCGGTATTTGATATGATGTAACATACATCCTCTCTAGGAGCCCATAGAAGGCTCCTAGAGAGGTTTTATACGTATCATAGACCTAGCACTACCTTGAAGATTTTAAAGAGCTCTGAGAAGGAACTAGGACCTCCTCTGAGATAATCAGTGATCTGCATCAGCACTATATAAATCAAGACACTCATCATGCCAAATGTGAATATGGATTTAAACATCCATTTTTTCAATTCTCTATTATCAGCTTCAGTGAAGTCTTCTGAACTAGCTGTATGAACTACTCCTTGATCATGAGCATGATTGATGATTTTTTCCATGATCATTAATCTGATGTTTTCATCCAGGCTGTCAAAATTCTTCAATAGTTGTCTATAATAGTCAGCAGTTTGCTCTGGTTCAGCTACATCCTTATGCAGCATGTTGTAGATATATTCCCAAGTCATTTTACACCTTTGACAAACTTATCGACTTTAGATAGTTTGATATTACAACTATTCAATCCTAACATGAGATCACTGGCGTACTCAGTCAACATAGTTTCACGTTCACTGAGACTGCTCGACATATATACATCTATAGCAGGAGGTGCAGGTATATCTTCAACCACTAACAGAGTAGGATCTGGTTTGATAACGATGTATTTGGTTTCATAGACTATACGAGCAGGAGGCGTAGTCCCGCATGCTGATAGAGCTACTGCCATCAGTAGAGCGAGTAGATATTTCATGATTGATCCTTCAGTGTATGGTAAGTTGCCCAGAGTGATGAGATATTGGCTTTAGAGATTTCATCTACTTGTTCTACAGGTGTGGTTTTTATGACTCTCTGAGTGGTTTTACGTATCTGTTTAACCTCAGTAGTTTTTTGAGCGATTTCTTTAACAGCTTCTACAGTTACTATATCTGATTGCTGTTGTATGATAGTGGCTTGTTCAAGTTGCTCTACATTTTGATGGTTAGTTTCTAACACTTGAACGATCTGATCCTCTAACTGTTGTTGATCCTGTAACAGACTAGCTCTAGTTTGAAAACCTAGTTTCTCTTGTAACTGATCTAGATTAGGTATGACTATCACACCTAACAATACCACTAAACCCATGGCAAAATAAAATCCTAAACGTTCTAACATCACGTACTCCTAGTCAAAATGTAATGCGTTAAAGCTACTGACAAAGCGTCCACAGCATGTTCACTGATCTGTGTTACAGGTATGTCCATGACACTAATGATTTCAGATCTCTGAGATAAACACTCTCTCATAAGATTTTTATCAGCAAATGCTTTACCTGTAGCTGTCTTCTTGATTACTAAAGGTTCATAGGTAACAAAAGGTAGATTAGAATCATGCTGAGCTACAGCTGTACGTAGAGCATAAACTACTTCTACCAAAGGAGCAAAAGCACCTGGATGTAGTCTATGATAAAAAGGTACTTCACTACATACTAGATGAGGTTGATAGTATCTCAACAACTCACCTAGCTTTACACCCATGTGGTAAGACTTCACATATCTAGCGTTATGAGATTCTAAAAGATCTTCGCTAAGAGGACTAGATAGTTTTTCTGCATCTAGTGTTAAAGCTGTAGCATAGGTAATCTGTCCAGTTATAAAATCATAATCCAATATACCTATACCACAATGGTTACTGCCAGGATCTAGTCCCATCAAGCGAATGTTATTATTCATTTGTCAAGTACCTAAGCAAGATGTTCCATAGGAGCCCATATACATAGGCTCCTATGGATGACATCATCAGAACAACAAGGGTTCTACACTACCGATGTCTAGCGTCATGGTAAAGCCAGTATTAGTGAACTTAGCAACATGTAGCACACTGAGGAAACTAACTACTTGAGTGGCTACGGAGTCGATATAACCACTAGTGACACCATTAAACTCGCCAGTTAGAGTCCTGTCTACACCAGAGCATAGACCGATCTCACTGATGATAGCATAGCGATCATCACCATAGATTATAGTACATGCAGATAACAGTTCAGCTATCTCCCATTCATCCATACTGAAATGTACTTTGGCAGTAGCAGCGATATAATCACCGGTACTCGTTAGTACCATACCAGGGTCTATGGCAGGAGGCGTGGGGTTCAGATCACTGATAGTCGGTACGAATGGTGTAGTGGAGATAGTAGCTTCACTGATCTCACGTAGTTCCATTTGAGGTATAGTAGATGTGAAGTCTAGTACTCGCAGATAATATACAGCATGACGAACACCATTGTGCTCTTCTATACGACGTAGACGATATCGAGCACGCTCTGCACCAGTCAAGTCATTGTCTAGAGGTCTAACTACAAAAGGTAGATGGTTATATAGAGAACCATGTTTAGGTAGATGTTGTACCAAATCAGGTTTGGAAATACCATCAGCACCTGTAGTAAATCTATGACCGCCATTTCCAATAGCTACGTATTGGACATGAGGCATTTCGACATCACTGATGGTTACACCTTCGTGAATCATGAACTTCTCATTCAGAGTCGTATGAGGTTTAACTAAGAACGGAAGTTTGAGAATCTGACATGTCTGTAGATATGCACCATGAATAGTACGTACAATCGGCTCCATAACAATCCTTTTTGCTTTAAGCGATTAGTTGGGATAGTTCATCTTGGGTAAGTTCTTGTGTCATCCATGACTGCATGGGTAGACCACCAAAAGATAAACCGACATCAAAACTTTTCAACACTATAGAATGATCCGTACTGATGGTTCTGTTCAGTACTATCTCTGTGTCGATATTATAGCTGTTACTACATGTCTCATTGGAAGTTATGATATTATCGAAATCTTGGATATTGATATCCCAACTTTGTTGACTCTTACTAATACCTCTATTGTATCTACGATTAGGATCTATGCGATATGTAGTAGGTGGTTCTAGTTCTCCTACATACCATAGAGGTTCAGATGGATCTATGGGTTTAGCTATATATTGATTTTGAGTTTGTGCAAAGTGTTGCAGCTGCATAGATTCTATATGGTAGTTAGCATTGAAACTGTTTTTAACATCACCTACTCTACTAGTAGACCAGTTAATAGGTCTGATGTTAGAATCCATCATCTCTGTAAGTATTTGTATGCTATAACTAGATAACTGTTGCATAATAGCTATCATAGCTCTCTGCACATATTTCAAAGATAGTGATTTGTCAGTGATATAACCTGTAGCTCTATCAAATATCTCTTGCATGAGAGTGACAGTGTCTTCATAGTTAAAGTCATCACTAGGTAGATTGTTCTGTGATAACCAGCTATCTATGTTTAAACCATCTGGATTGAGTGTAGTGTTAAGATCAACTACTAGATCATTAAATAATCTATTGATCATGCCTTGTATATAAGCTCGATCATATACTTCATGTATGTTAGCTACCAATATCCAATGCATCATTCTAGAACGATAGATGCGTGTAGCATACTGTTTGAACACTTGCGATGAGTATATACGACCGTTATTAGGCATATCGGATATCAAATATCTAGCTAGTTCTACCATCTCACCACTATCATAAAGAGTAGCTTCTAGTATCTCTGCTACATCAGGCTTAGGATCTCTTAGAGCTCCCGATATATGTACGGTAGGTAGTCTGTCCAGTCTGACACCTGCTGATCTCAGTGTGAGATGCATGATATAAGCATAAGCTATATCGGCAGGTACTGTATAGATCTCACTCTTGGTAGGGTGTTTAAAAGTGACTAGTGTTTGATAGGTTCTTTGATATGCATGATATCCCCATTCAGACATCATGACTGCAGGTAAAGGATGGGGTACGCTATCTGTGTAGTCATACATGATAGACTCTAGATCTTTAGTAAGCATGACTGCATTACCTGAGTTCTGTATGGTCTTTTCTATCTTAGAATATTGTTCTTGCCAATACGTTTCATTATAGTAAGCTGTATTGGTTTCCTTATACTGCATGTCAGCTAGTGTGTAATAGTCTTTAGCTGGTATGTTATAAGGAGTGTTGATGGGTTTCTTTTGGAAATAGTAGTTGGGATAAAACTCATCATTATATCCATCATACTGTTTGGCTACATATTCTGATAGGGGGATCTTTCTAGTACTTAACATCACCCTGACTATCTCTGAGAAATCTTCTTTGATACCAGAATGTCTCTCTATATAAAGTATGTTCCTATACAACCATAGTTTCTGATACTGATCTAGATAATCATAATACCTATCCAGATAACCATGAGATGCCAGATATGCACGGATATGAAAACTATGTGCTTCAGGTGTTTTATCTCTGACTAATCTGAGATTGAGCAATCTGGGATATAAATTCAGATATAGCACAGCTTGATAACTAGCAGGATATAGAGTATCGCTAGTCATAAAAGGTTTGGTATGCCATCTGACCAGATAGTTCTTAATCCATGTTTCTAGATCAGATAACAGAGTGATCTCTTGGGGTTCTATCAAACTGTTAGGGTATGCTAAGATAGTTCCGTCTTCAGCATCTATGGTAGTCTGTATGTCAGTAGGGTATAATATACCTCGTATCAGCATTTCTTGATCTGGGTGATTGTCTGCTAAAGTATAATACTCTAAGCCTAGTTCACGATAGCGATTAAATGTCTGAGTGTGGATTTTCAACACATCAGATGAAAATGTTATTATCTCACCTGTATCTAGTGAGTTTACTGTCATGGGAGTATCAGTAGGATGGTATTGACCTGATAGATGAAGATAGTATCTCCATGTCTTAGGATCATCTGGATCTACTGCAGATTTACCATGTTTGATCATGATAAGTTCGTTTTCTAATTCGGCTGTCTCACCATGTTTGATAGTGATGAGTTGAGCTAGTCTTCTAGTGTCAGACATGTAGAGCTTGAGATATTCTTCTAACATTTTATCATCACCAATTTCAAGGAGTAAGATTTATGAGTAGCGCAGAAAGCTTCAAAAGGGTTATACAACATATCAATTCAGGTAAGAAATTTCCTGCTTTGCAACTAGTTAACCGTAATGCAGATAATGCAGCTGTCATCAGTAAACTAGTTAAAAATCACCAAAGTACTACATTCAGCCAGAATAATCCAGCTAGTTTTTACAACTTAGATACTACACAATTCCATAGTGTAGCCGATAGTATCTCTGAACGCATGCATGACGGTGAAAACATCATGCAGTTGTTTCCTGATATGGAATTAGCTGCCCAAATCCTGGTCAGTTCTATTCTATCACCAAAAGATATGGTCAACACAGACGTTATTTATAAAGTCAGTGAGAGCATACTACCGGCTGATTTAACCATGCAGTTGCTCAGTACTTTAGAGACTGATGTCAATAAGTACTACAAGCTCAAAACCATTCTGCCGGATATCCTACGTGAGGTGTTGTTCACCTCTGGTAGTTATGTCAAAGCCATCATCCCTGAGAGCTCACTAGATGAGGTCATCAACTCTAACATCTATCCGTCTACAGAGAGCTTTAAAGACATCCTAGAGCGTGATCATATCGGCATCCTAGGTAACCCTATACAGAAGAAAACTAAACTCTCTATGGAGTCCCTAAGAGACTTACAGAGTACAGATGCTTATCAGCCAGGTATGACTGTAAATAACGCACTGGAATCTCATAAGTGCAAGCTATCATCACTAGTAGAAGTGACTGATAACTTCAAATATCTTAAACTACCCGCACTAGTTAAACGTCTGAAGTCTAGCCAAGTTAAAGAGAAGATATCTAGAGTAGCCACAGAGTCTCATGATCAACGATTCTCTAATCAAGAGATCGAAAACATGTTCTTTAGGCGTGTGGAAACCAAAGAAAAACCATTTGTTACCATCAAGACTAGAGATCAGACTGTTAGACGATCAATTGGTCGTCCTCTAGAGCTTAAGCTGCCTACTGAGTCTGTTATCCCTGTCTATATACCTGGTGATTGTAAATCTCATGTAGGTTATTTCGTTATCCTAGATGAAGAAGGTAATCCCATCACCTATGAGAATAGTCGTGATGCTCTAGGTAATATGCACAATGCTATGTCGGATCACACCAACGAGATCACTAGCATGCTGACACAGAAAGCTAAATACAACCTTATGGGCACTGATAGACGTAATATCTCCATGATGGAACATGCTCAGATCTACATGGGTATCATCGAAGCAGACCTAGTCAGTCGTCTTAAGAATGGAGCACATGGATCTAAACTAGAGATCGCCAAACAGACTGATGTATATCAGATCATGATGGCTAGAACTCTAGCAGGACAATATACTCGTCTGCTATATATACCTTCAGAGCTCATCAGTTACTTCGCATTCAAGTATCACAACAACGGTACTGGTAAAGGTTTGCTAGATGATCTGAAAGTACTGACTAGTTTGAGAGCCATCTTGCTATTCGCCAAAGTGATGGCTACGGCTAAGAATTCTATCAATATCACTAAAGTCAACATGACTCTAGATCCCAACGACCCCGACCCTCAGAAGACTATCGAGATGTCGGTCAGTGAAGTTATGAAGATGCGCCAACAGTATTTCCCACTAGGTATCAATACTCCTGGTGATCTAGTTGACTGGGTACAGAGAGCAGGTTTTGAATTTACTTTTGAAGGTCATCCTGGCATACCTTCTACTAAGTTTGATTTTGAAACCAAGAATTTCCAACATCAAGTACCCGATAGCGAACTAGAAGAAACTCTACGTAAGCAAACTATCATGGCTCTAGGTCTGAGTCCTGAAACTGTAGATAATGGATTCAGTAGTGAGTTTGCTACTACAGTAGTATCCAATAACATACTGCTATCTAAACGAGTAGTGCAGATCCAGGAACAGCTTACTCCCATTCTGACTGACTATATCAGAAAGCTCATATTCAACGACTACACTATGCGTGCTAGTCTAGCTGATCTAGTACGTGAGTCTATGGGTAACATAGATAAGTATCTATCTCAAGAAGAACAAGCTATGCGCGATGCAGATGAAGAGAAGTTCATCTCTTATCTGCTAGACAAATTCGCCACACATATCGATGTCACACTACCTAAACCAGATATGACCACGGTAGAGTCGCAGACTACAGCTTTTGAACAGTATGAATCTGCTCTAGATAAAACTATTGAATATTGGGTCAGTAGTAGTTTTATGTCTAGTGAGATATCTGGAGAGTTTAGCGATACTGTCGATGCCATCAAGTCTACACTGAAAGCTCACTTCTTGCGTAGATGGATGGCTGATAATGGTTATATGACTGAACTAGGTGATATGATCAGCACTGATGATGAAGGTATGCCTGTACTAGATATCTACGAGATGTCCAAGGAACACATCCAAGGCATCATGCGTAGCTCTCTGAAGTTTATTGAAAAGCTACAAGCTACTAAATTAGCTGCTGATAAAGATATCAATGAACTAGGTGTAGATGGAAGCGGTCCTAGTGATAGTAGTAGTGATGATACCACTAGTGACGATAGTGGTGAGGATGATATGGGTATGGACGATATGGGTTTTGATATGGATGTAGATGGTGAAAAACCAGCTACTGATGATACTGGCGAAGAAGCTCCTGCCGATGAAGCTGGCGATGAAGAAGCACCTATATAAGTAAAAAAAAAATATCTCTCCTACCGGCCTAGATGGCTGGTAGGAGAGTAGTACGTTACCACCATGTTTTGATGATATAACCGATGATACCCAATATATCCACATCTTCATATACCACATGTAGTTTTTGAGTAGCATCAGGGGCTAGAACAGCATACTTGTTACCATCATAAACTACCTTACAGTAACCGAAGTTGGTAGTCAGAAGATTATCCTCTTTAACCATGTCACACATCAGCTGATGGAATACATATTCAGCCGACTGTCGTGCAGCTAAAGCTATGTTTTTCATTTGATACCTCACAGGTTAAAAAACCTACCGACGCATGGCCGGTAGGTTATGACTGTTAAGCTTTACGGATGAGATACTGATCAGACTGGATGACAGATTGATGCAGGGTATATCTGACATTATCACGAGTGACGAGATAGTCAGTGTTACTACTCCAGCCTTTGGTCATCTTGCTAGTGATGAGGGACTTGGCTAGCTGATACAGCAGTTTATGTCGATTGCTATCGATGACATAAGCACCCTTACCGAGCTTGATACCCAGTTCACGATTATAGAGGTCTATCAGAGTGATACTGACAGATGACGACAGCAGTGTAACTTCCAGTCCACTATCATCTACCAAGATATCTCGCAGGCTTTTCTCATCTTCCAGATCCATGAACTTATACGTCTCACCCAGAGTACTTTCGAACTCTTTGAACTCCATGAGAGTCTGTTCAGGGAAATGAGTCTTGATGTGTTCGTACAAATCAGGACCGTCACCAGACATACTGTCAATACTCACGTCGGTGTTGAGTTCGGTCTGCAGGAAGCGATTGATGACAGTAGTGATGTCGCTGTCAAAATACTCCAACACATCCACCAGTTCGAGCTTGTTGGGATTGTCGATACTAGCCAAACTCATGGATACAGACTTATACAGAGTGGCAATCTCTGCGATGGTCTTACCTGCAATGATACTCTCGATGATCTCCCTGTGAGACTCATGACAGATAAACGGAGTAACGTTAATTGCCATTGATCGAAATACTTCTACGTCTTCACCAGCATATTGGTGCTGACGCTGTACAAACCTGGATTCGAAAATAACACTATCAAGTCCAGTCGATGTAATGGCAGTACGGTTCAGATAGATGCTAGGTGCATCGGGATCTTTGACCATGCCTAGTTCTTCGGCTTGACGAGTCGATGAGCGATCGCGTTTGAGACGATCCAGAGGGTAGCTATTCCCTGCGAAGTACAACATGTGTTGAGAACGATCCATGGTTTCAGCTTCCTGCAAAGGTGTGATGTTCATGGTACTTTCCTTGACTTCAGGAGTCGGCTGGGTAACAACTGGAGGCTGTTGAGTACTATTAGCTGGAGCACCATACCTGTTAGTATCCACAGTACGACCGCCCATGGGTACTACAGCAGGCTGACCAGCAGGTACACCAAAGCTATTAGATGGCATAGCTTGCATCATGGGCTGAGGATACTGAGGCATCATAGGAGCCATCATAGGCTGCTGATACCCAGGTTGCATCTGAGTCTGAGGGTATTGTGGATAACCCGGTTGCATCATGGCCTGCTGAAAAACCTGTTGAGGATACTGAGTCTGAGCTTGAGGATACTGCGACATACTAGCGATCTCCTGTTTAAGGCTATTCAATACACCATAGTTCTGCATGGCTACGTTGACGATGTTAGGTTGACAATATGCTTTGAGTTCAGGGAACTCAAAGACAAACTTACTAGTCATCAACGTAACAGCATTTTCAGCACAAGGGACAATAGCTGTACTGATATCCCTGAATTGTTGCTTACGTACTGTCAATGCAATCAAACCAGCAGCTAACTCTACAACATCCTTGAAGTAAACGTTATTCCATCCCTGACTACTGAATAGATTGAAAACGAACACTCTCGAAGGATTGAGACCGGCTTTACTACTGATCTCATTCATAACTGCCGTAGTGATAAACGGCAGATAACTACCTACATCTGGTGATACGTTCACCTGTGGTACGAATGGTGGTTGTCCCATCGTGTACATAACTGGTTGAGTCATGTACATGTCATGTGGTACAGGTAATGCCATGATGATCTCCTGAGTACTAGAGGATAGTCTCTAGTACTAAATGTGTGACTGTGTTAAAAGCTATCAGCGAGGGAGTTCATCAGGCATCTGACCATCCAGCATACTCTGCGTCCTCTCTAATAGCTCAGTGTACATGCGTGGTACGATAGTACCTAGCTTGTGATCAAATGACGTATACGGGTTCATACGAGCGGTAGGATTGGGATTGTTTTTAGGTAGATACAACAATGATCCGATTTCCAACATACTCATATGTAGACGCTTAGTGACATCTGGTACTTTGCGTTTATGTTTGCCTCTCTTAGGACCAGGTAGAGACTCTTGCTCAGCCATGATGGCAGTAACCTTCGGATACATGTTATCACCCGAATAGTTCATACCACTGACAGCTAAGTTGCCTGATCTGAGTTTATACACACCTCTAGGTTTGATATTGCGATTGAGGATGTCAATGACATCTTTCTCTGTAAGCTCTTTACGAGCAGCTTGTTTATTCAGATTGAATACAAACCTGAATATCCCAGATGTAGTTTCAAAACCTACATAGTAGTCGATCTCCAGATCCTTACCATATACAGAACTGATAGAACCTTTGATACCAGCCAGCCATTCATTGAAGTGTTGAATCATCAGACCTAGTAGATCATACAGATCTGAAACAGGATATCCTGACTCTGATAGCTTCATGGCGATGACATCATCTATGTACTCTTCTAGTGATACGAAGTGTTCATGGATAGACTTATACAACTTACCCTCAGTGTAGTTACCACTGAAAATGATATGTCCTAGCAAGATCATCCAGAGTTCTTTATTATCCAGACTGTTCAAAGTCAGACGTGTAGGGAAATGATCTAGCAGATAGAACACGCTGCCGATGATGCTCTTGGTAGTGTTATCCCATCTACTCCTAGGTACAGCGATTTGGATGCTAGTTCCTTTATAGAACTCTCCTATATAAGTAGTGGGTTTAAGCTGACTAGAGCTACACACCACCCAGTCTTTGTTAGGGTATTCGTTCCTATCAAAAGGTACTTCAGATACAATAGGATCAAATCCTAGCAGTTTACGCATCGTAGCATAAAACCCCATCTTAGCCAACAGGTAATGAATGACTGTGCTATTGGCTTTGGTGGTAGGGGGTACTTTACGTTTGGCTGAAGAGTTTCTGTAGATTTGAGACCATACTACTTGTACAGTCTCTCGTCTACCATCTACCACATATCCATGATAACACCTTTTGAAAGTGAGTTTGTCTCTCAGTAGTCGAACAAAAATACTGTCAAAACCTACTGAGATAACTTTATCTGTCAGTACAGGAGAGATATGGTAAGGAGATCCACCCAACCACATCAAACCACCTTCACGTAGAAAAGGTAGATAGATGTATTTGACAGGTAGATCCTTACCCTGCCATCTAAGTTGATACTTGCACATATAGATATCACTGCGAGCGATATCGGCTGTGCGTTTGTTATTTCGAGATCTGGTAGACTCTGTGTATTCTTCAATAGGACTACATCGTCTATAACCTATATATTCTAAGCCAGGTGGAAACGACTTGGCTGCTGATTTGAATACATTCTCGATGTACTCTTCAATCTTAGCTACTCGATTAACAGCTAGTCCCCTGACCATGACTGTATTCATTTTAGGGGACTCTTGTTCAAGTAACTGTCTGAATAGATGATGCATCGTTGCTCCTATTTGTTTTTAGTTAGATAGGCAAACACACCTACAGCAGCTGTCAGCACTACGGGCCACATCTTGATACCTTCAGAGACATCTTTACGGTAATGGGATCTATGATCGTAGTAGTCTTTACGCTCCATATCACGATAAGCGTATCGATCACGATCATGTTCTAGACGACGTTGCATGTCTAGTTTTTCTAAATCCCACTTCTCCTGATCCTTCTTCCGTAGATGTTCTGACTCTTTCAAATCGCGGTCCAGCTGATTGATGCGTTCTTTAAATTTTACCTCTTGTTCAGTTTGCTGGAGTTTGAGCTTCAGCATAAGTTGTTCATTGAGGGATTTGGATTTATCTAGTTCTACTTTCAGCAAGTTATTGTCATGCTTACGAAGTTCTAGTTCTTCTTCTCTGAGAGACTTGATATCACCACCGGCTACGGCAAGTTCATAACTAGCATATAGACCGATTTCTTTTTCTGCCTCTTCTAGTGTGTAATGTGTAGATGTAGTATGACGCTGATGTTGACAATCTGTATATGTCTTGAAAACATACACACCATCTTTTCTAGTGTTGTCTTTAACAGGTCTGATCGAATATATCTGTTTCCCTAGATGAAAAAATCTGTCAGAGGTAGTGTTGATGTTGTCTATAAGTTCTACAATCACACCTACACCGCTTTGGTTTTGAAGAAGCTGTTCGTTCCTCTCTTTACTGTTTTCCAATGCATCAAAAGGATGGGCTGGTGCTATGTCTGCATCTTCGAGACTGATTACCAGATCTCGATTATGGACATAGATACTGACATGTTCCTCTATGACTGATTCAGGTATGATGGCATCTATGATGATACACATGTGATCAGGTCTAGATGTTTGACGAAACTCTATATACTGATCGGTGATGAGCTTGAGCTCTTGGTTATCTTGATGTGTGTCCTTGAGACTGTTATAATAGAACTTATCTAGTGCGGGTGTATTGTGTTGATGGATGATGTAAACGTTTCTGAGTATAAGGTTCCCACTATAGTCTGAATCGATAGGCTTGATGATTTGCCGCATGCCAGATCGAAATACAGCACTGATAGTTTTACTGGTTTGATTAAATATATACTGACCCATCACCATATTGTTTTCAGCTAGTTGTTTAACATCAAACACATTTACTGAAGGCGAGTTAGGTGGAGGCTTTATATACTGCTGTGACTGGAGTAGGATGTCATTACTCGGACTCCAGTTAGACAGTGTGATGTGGCTCACGGCTACAGCCATATGAGCAGAGACAGACACTAGATCTCTTAACATCGCACACCCTTTCTAAAAAAGAACACATTGCTACATATAGTAAATATGGGTTTATGTTGACAGCAGATATATGTGTAAAACCTACTCTCCCAACCCCATATAGAGGTTGGGAGAGTAGTCATATTTTTACAGCTTAGATGGACTTGAAGTGCAGCGGTACTTTGTTGACCACATCCGGGACGTTAGTCACTTCGAGAACGGCTAGGATCGGCAGGTTTACCAGGTGACGGAATCGCGGAGCGACAGCCAGTTCCTTCGAGATCTGGCCATTACGGCTGATCGGGAGGACGACAGTCATCTCAGGACTCCAACCCATGTTGCCGAAGTTGAGCGGATTGGGAGCCGAGTTACGCGACTCATCAAACACACCAAACGTCAGGAAGATCTTACCAGCAACACGACGGTCAAGAGTCGACACGATACGAACGTTGAACTCGCCACCCAGAGTACGCAGGTCACCATTGACGGTCAGGTAACGAGCGAGGACAGGATCAGTACCGATAACGACAGTCGGAACCGGAGCCACACCACCAGCCAGAGCATCAGCAGCAGCCTTGTATTCCGAGTCACGATACATGCGATAAGCATAGTCACGGATCTTGTTGACTAGAGCGGCTTGGATGTCAGCGGCACGCTCATGCGACTTCAGCGAGTCAACGATATCATTCATATCGATCGATTCTTCGAAGTAGGTCGGACGCACGAAGAAGCGACCCATGCCCAGCGTGTCAGGACCCACGCCCACATAGTCACGCGAGTCAACATATTCACGTAGAGTCGAAGCAGCGTCTAGAAGAGCACGGACAGCGGCGTTCGAAGTACGGATACGCGTAGCGGTAACCAGAGCTTGCAGATCGCTAGCATCGGTTTGACCATCCATGGTGACCGGATGGATAGCCGAGATCGGGCTACGATAAGCGATGTTATACACCTGCGTGAAGTAGGTGGTGTCGATCAGCTGACCGCGTTGACGACGGTTCAGGTTCGAACGATATGCAACAACTTCATAACCGACGATCTTGGCATCTGCGAATGCAGCAGCGATACCACTGGCGGGCAGAGCCGACAGACTGAGCATCTCACCGGCATTATTCTGAACCGAGAACACGTCAGCGGCATTACCGAAGACTTGCGTGTCGCCAAGTTCAGTGTTGATGCTACCAGACAGGTTGATGTTCAGACGAACCATCAGGTCGTTGGTAACAACACCGCCAAGGATCGAAAGAGCCGAACCATCGACTTGCTTAGTGTCCTTGTTGATCAGCACGCTGTTGGTTTCGAAGTTCAACTGCATGACGCGATAGTTGTTCTGCGTAGCAGCCACAAATTCAGACAGCGGCAGATTGCTAACGTCAAACTTCAGGACGTCGGCAGTAGCCGGATCATCACCGACTTGAACATAGACATACTGAAGCTGAACGGCGTTCTCGATCGAGTCGGTGATATCCATCACACCAGACTTGAGAAGAGCTTCAGTCTGCGAGATACCGAGCAGGCTTAGCTTCTTACCGACAGCTAGAGGGGCCGTAACGATGGCTTCGCCTTCCAGATCAATAGTACGCGGAGCGATCAGAGTGGCGTCGACGAACTTGTCAGCCGATTCAGTACGATGCACCGGAACGATACGAGTCATCTCATTCTTGAGGATGGTCGGATCAGCCAGAGCACGAATGATGTTCTTCTTGGCATAGTTGTCGATAGAACCAGAGATCTGACGATAGAGCTCGTTGTAAACCGACATCAGGCGAACGGTGACTGATAGACCAACTTGATCAGGCGTAACCACGATCGTCGGGAACAGCGTCTCACCGAACTCATCTTGACGCGAAGCTTGCATGTTGTAAGCGATCGAGAAGACAGCAGCATTGCGGTTATCGCGATCGTCATAAGCTTCCAGAGCTAGCGGACGAGTATCAAAACCATCAGCGCCACCATACTGAACGACCTGCATGCTTTCAGTCGAAACAACAGCCTTCGGACGAGCCGAGAAGAAGGCCATCGGGTCAGCCGACACAACACCAGCAACTGTAGCAGCAGCGATCTGCGACGACTGGACGAGATTCTCAAGACCCAGGTTGCACGAGATGGCTTCCAGGCTAGTCGAAAGATTTTCAACCGAAGTCTGTAGCGAACGAACTTCATCTTCACGCAGAGATTCGGTCGAGATAGCCGAACGAGCTACAGAAGCCGAAGCGATTTGACCGTTGTTAACGATGTTGGCAACATGGTCGACGAGGTCGGTCAGCTGGTTACGCTGAGTAGTTTGACCTAGCTTATTGGCGAACAGAATAGTCATTGTTAAAGACTCCTAGAGTTTGAAAAAAGGTACTTTGGGATTGAGCAGGTTGAGGTACTGTCTAAACAGTAGTCCATTGGATACATAAGGTATAGGCATGAGACTATATTGGACTTTCAGGCACTCTGATACGAAAGCTAAAGCTCCCGATCTAATCCTGAGAGTATTCATAAAACCAGGTTCCACATAGATTAAGAAAACATCATTATCTAGATGTTCTACGCTATATGTACTATCCGGTATTTCTGCTACATCGGACAACGTCAGTCTATCTATGACATCTTGCTTATACAAGTTGTCAACTTGTCTAGCATGATAGTTAGGTGTTACATTGTCTACTATATTGTTAACGGCTATAAAAACCTGATAGTCTTCTTCTGACATGTACTTAGACATGCTAGATAGATCTTTGAGTCTAGATACGTCTAAGCTGTTGAGAGCTAAGGTAGGTCGTATCCAGTAAGGCACCCAGATAGCTCTAGGTAAAGCTGGTGTTAGTATAGTCATGTTGTTTGACCTGTAGATGTTCCACAGTATGTCGATAAAGATTTTTATGCATGTTCACCATCTAGTGGTCACATATCAATAATAAGGAATACAACATGGATGCTAAGCTACTACTGGTTAAAACTATCACTCTACTATATCGTGAAAGTCAACTAAAAGACCTATCTGAGAATAGTGCTGATCTGGTTAAAACAGTTATTGAGTCTATCGTATTACCAGAGTCTTCTGTAGGTCTGAATAGCGATAAAGATATCTTGGTAGCATTGCGTGATACTGCTGGTGAGATGGCTAATAATGTCAAAGATCATGAATATGATCAAGCATCACTACTACAGCGATTGAAGCTGAATTGTGGTTATGATGATAATCTTTATGACGTACTGGAACAAGGCATCAGTGCTGAGTTGGATGTAGGTGCTGCCAAACGTAATGTCATCAACATCCGTAAGTCTATCAATAACTACTTCAAAACTAAACAGATCGAAGACATCTTGAGTAAGGCTGCTTATAAATTTAAATATAATCGCCATGAGATCCAAGATGTTAATCAGTTTATCGGTAGTGTTTTGTCACAACTAGAACCTCTACAGATCTCTAACTCATCCAAAGATCCTGCTGTAGTTACAGATATCGACGTAGGTGACGATACAGCTATGAGGTCTATCTTCAGTGATGTCAGAACCAGCAGCAATGGCGATGGGATCATGAAGACTGGTTGGCGAAGGTTTAATGACATGTTGCAAGGTGGCTTTAGACGTGGTGAGTTCACTATGATCGGAGCACTGCAACACAAGTATAAAACAGGTTTTAGTCTATCGCTGTTTGAACAGATCGCTATGTTCAACACGCCTTATATGCTAGATAGCAATAAGAAACCTTTGTTGCTACGCATCTCATTTGAAGATGATCTGAACCTGAACATGCAGTTCATGTATCAGTATCTCAAATATAACGAAACCAAAGAACCTGTCAGTATCAAAGATATCGGTACTGATGAGATGGCTGAGTTTGTTAGGGATAAACTACGCATCAATGGTTATCATATCAAGCTTATGCGAGTAGATCCATCTCAATGGACTTACCGTAACATCTGTAATAAAATTATAGAACTAGAAGCTCAAGGCTATGAGATCCACATGCTGATGCTAGACTATCTAGCCATGTTGCCTACTACTGGCTGTACTGTAGGCCCTATGGGTACAGATAGACGCGATATGATCAGACGAGTACGGAACTTCTGTTCGATCAAACGTATAGCTGTAGTTACACCGCATCAGCTATCTACTGAAGCCAAACAGTTGGTTAGAAATGGTATCCCTGAAGATAGGTTTGTTAAAGAAGTAGCAGAGCGTGGATACTGGAGTGAGTCTAAGCAGCTAGATCAAGAGCTCGATCTTGAACTTCATTTGCATATCTTCAAACATAAAAAAGAAACCTATCTCACAGTACAAAGAGGTAAACATCGCATCCCTACTATCCTACCTGAAGAAAAGAAATACATGATCTATAAGTTCCCTAAAAATGGCATGCCTTTACCGCATGACTTGGATGGTCCGGATGGTGGTTGGGGATCATTGAAAGAAGCTGAAGATGGTGTTAGCGATACTATCAATGCTGAGTTGTTTACGTTCTGATAAATAGTTAGTCTACCAGACCACCTATTTAGGGGTCTGGTAGACTATGTCTTATTTCCAATCTATGAATGTCTTATCGGATACTATCAGTCTTTGATTAGTCACCATGCGAAACTTTTCTCTTTCTTCCATACTGGCTTGATAATAATTTTCGGCTAGGTCAGTATTTTTCTGTTTAGTATAACTATATCTTAAATGACCTGATAGATCTGACATCAGAGCATTGTTGATGCGTATAGCATCTTGATCAGATCCATCACATAGTTGCACTAGATAGTAATAACTACACAACCAGGCTTTATCATATCTGGTTAGGTCGATTACCGGTTTACCTAGTAGTTTAGCTAGTATATATAGTTCCGATGCTGCTGTAGAAGCTATCTGTTCAGCATGTTCTAATAACTCCATGCCACTGATACGTCTATCTATCAGTCTGTGATAACCATAGATGGATGCTAGATCACGTATCATGGATTCGTTGGTAACAGGGTGTAGTTTGATAACCCATTCATCATCCTCCATCATGAGCTTCTGTAACGATGATTGATCTATGAGATGTAATGAGTTACTACCAGGTAGAAATATAACTTTTCTATAACGCTCACAAGTTCCTATCAGTGTGTACTTATCCATGCACTCTCCTATAGGGAATTGTGCAGTAGTGTTTATGGATGACGCTTTTAAAGACATGCGACATGTGATCTCTGCTGACATAGTAGTTAGACCTATGCCATTGAGTACGTCATGATATACATACTCTGTAAAATAAGGAGGATGTATGGGACGTACGTCACATGTGATGGTGAGTGGACATTTAGATGTGATGATAGATTCGATATCGTTGATAGGTGCTAGTTGTTTGTTGCGTTGATTATCACCTATGCGATCTGGGTTACTAGCGTCTTGAGATAGTCGAATAGATTTCAATGGTTTCATGGGATGTATTGAGTAGTGCGTGACAGTGTGAGTTCTGTATTAACATTAGTAACTACATCTGTAGCCATGGCATCTGATGTAAGATAACTAGTAGTGGTGTCATAACGTGTGCCCATGTTAGTCCACTTACCAAAATACCATGTCTGATGTGGTTCACTAGTTGTTTTACTAGTCATATGCGAAGTACTAGTCGCTGCTACTGTAACTCTATCATAATTGGTAGTTACGCTATATGAAGTAAGACGTTCTTCATATTCTTTATATGTAGGTATGCGTATAATGCGTTCACCATCATTACGTTTGATAGTGATTTCTGTAATGTTGTAAAGATATTCAGACGGCAATAGTTTGTATGATATAGTATCATTAAGTATGGATATAGTGCCTTGATTAACCGATACACTATACGTGCTAAAGTCATCATAGTTAGTGATAGTGAAAGTATAGTCTATATCACCTACTATCATATCTGTACCTGATACAGAGATCTCTACACTATCCATGTTTGCTGGGGATATGGGATCTAGTAATTGATTATCAGTACCTAGTGTAGCTATACCGTATGCATCAGTAGGTATGTGAGACATAGGGATGTGTGTAGTATCGTCTATAGGTACAGTATGGTTAGCTTGTCCTGATAGTGATTTAGACAGCGCATCGAGCGCTATGATGGCTTGATCTCGTGTGGTTGAACCCGTACCACCTTCAGCTATGGACAATGTCTCAACTAAGCCAGAATTATGATGTAGTGCAGGATTGTAAATATGTCTGTATTGCATGATGACCTCTTTGGTTTGTCTCAATGGATTAAGCGATGACTACCTACTGAGTACATGCTCAGTAGGTAGTCAGTTATGTATTATGAAGATGGTGTAGTTTGATAAGAGAACTTATAGTTACCAGATGTATTGGTAAAGAACGTTATGGCTTCAGGGTAGTATTTTATAGTACACTGATTAGCATCTGTTTCTTGCCATATAGGTGTGTAATCTATACTAGCTGATATATTATCTACTGTTAGATTAGTGGAAGTAGCTGTAGGTAGCATCTGAAATGCCATGGCAAATCCTAATTTATCAGGTAAACCATTAGGTGCTGTGGTGTATAGTAGAGCCCATTGTTCTTTAGTAAGTGATTGTAGTGTAGGTATGTCTATACAATTATTGATAACATGATTACCTGATATGCTGTTAGGTGATAGAGCACCTATAGATAACCAGTTTGTACCTGTCCATGTAAAATATTCACTGCCATCTCTAGTAACTGCTATGCGTATCTTCTCATCTACAGGTTCTGTATATGTGAATGTTATTGACAGAATAGATTCCCATGTACTAGCATCTATGAGAGTAGCTGGTATAAGGATTTGTGTATCAGGCTGCACTAGTGCTGTAAAGGTATTAGAATGATTAGATATCATAGTAAGAGGTGTTATAGTAGTGATGTCTGGCAAGATAACATCAGCAGCTAAATAAAGCTGAAAATAACTTATAGCAACAATAGCACCATTACCATTGCTAGCTGTTATGTAAATACGATAATGTTGATATGATACTGATTGTGAAAGTTCATATGATCTAATTTGATATGCATTATTATTAGTATCTCCCACTACACTATGTATATCTACCCATGTAGTACCATCTAGACTACCTTGGAAGATCCAGTCTTTAGGAGAATATAAAATATCGCCCGTAGTTCGTATACTGTATTTGTCTATTTTTATAACATCGCCTAAATTTATACTTAGCCATATAGGGTTAGCTGGTGTGGGCGCATTTGAACTTCTCCAATAAGTATTATTTTTCAAAGTAAATCCATTATATCCAGCATATGTTGAACTAAATTCGTCATTGGAGGTAACAACATATGGAGATGGCGTGCGGTTACTAGTCATGTGAGGAACTATAGATCTGGTTATTTGATCATGAGCATAATAGTTTCTACCGCTGCTGAAACCATGTTCTTCTATATAAGTAGGAGATATGACTTCAACGCTAGGACCGTAAAGATAAAATCGTCCTATAGAAACATAAGTATTGCCATTGCTAGCTGTTACATATATGCGATAATGTCGATATGAAACAGGTTCTGTCAATATAAATGTTTTAGGACCATATGCAACGTTATATGTATCTCCCACTACACTATGTATATCTACCCATGTAGTACCATCTAGACTACCTTGGAAGATCCAGTCTTTAGGAGAATATATGCCTGAAAGATTCGAGTTAATTATGCTATATCTGTTAACTAAAGTCCCCACACCTATATCTATAGCTAACCATTGAGGATTAGCTGGTGTCGGGGCCGATAAACTAGCCCAATGGTTTCCATAGATGTAACTAAAAGCTTTCCAAGGATGTGTATTAGATGTCATTATGCTACTGGCACTAGCTACATATGGTGATGGTGTAATGTTATCAGTCATCGTCGGTATGAGAGATTTATCTACTGTAACTGTAGTGGGTGGACTAATTATAGATTTTAACTGATTATTATCTATAGTGTAATATGTGTTATTTTCAATATTTTTATATATAGATGTATGTTGTATGTCTATATATAATATAAAATTACCTATATGTAAAGATCCAGAAGTTCTATTAACATCCGTTATATAAAGTCTATAGTGTTTATAATAAGCCGGTTCTGTAAGTAAAAACCCTCTTGGTATTTGCGGTGTGGTGTTTATATTGTCAACTACCGTATCTAAATCTATCCATAATCCTCCATCCATGCTACCTTGAAACAACCAGCTCTTACACGTATAGCCGCTCGTGGAATTTTTAAACATATAACCTGTTACTTTTTTGATAGTACCCAAGTCTATAGCTATCCATTGTGGTCCAGAGACAAGTGGGTTCGATACAGCAAATGCATTATAACCATTTCTAAATGCTGTATAGGGTCTATTTATAGTCGATGGTTGTGTTCCATAAGCTATATAAGGACCAGTCCCATAATCATTTGCTAAATTAGCTATTTCTGATTTTGCTTCTAAGTAAAATTTACCCACAGCGACATATGGGTTACCACCGTTTCTACCAGTTATGTAAAGTCTATAATGACGGTAATAGACAGATCTAGGTAATTGAAAATATCTTAAAGTATTGTAACTAGGACTAACATCATTACTAACAACATCTAAATCTACCCATGTAGTACCATCTAGACTACCTTGGAAGATCCAGTCTTTAGGTGATGTAGTAGATGACCCATTAGCATTATAGTCATTTCTTATAACATATCTATCAACTTTTATAATGTAGCCCAAATCTATAGCTAACCATTGAGGATTAGCTGGTGTCGGCGGCTGACCATTTATCGACATCCATGCTGTGTAAAGATCATTGGTTGCAGCAAATGCTTCCCAAGCTTGAAATGATGCACTAAATGTACTACTGGCACTAGTTACTATAGGTGAATGTGATGTAGCAGATGTGAGTACAGGTATTATATTTTCATGATAAGACTCTGCGCTTACGACAGTTAGTGATTTTAAAAACGTTATGTCTTTAATAGCTTCAATACTTTCATAGTAGCCATTATTATAAATAGTAGTGATAGACTTACTAGTGTATATTTCACTTTTGCTAGTTAATAGTCTAATCATCCAACTAGGAGTATATTTAGCTTCAGTACTCATGTCATCTAACACAGTGGCTTTAGCTCTACCTAAACTATAATCCCTATATGCTTTAGCATTTAGATCATATTTATGCTGTTGCTCATATGCAGACATAGTGAATAGAGCATTGGCAGGAAGACCGAAATAAGTTTCAGATTCATAAAATCCATCATCTCTACCACTAGCAGATGCTATGATAAGCTTACCAGCAGTATCGTCATATATAACTGAAGTATTAACACCACTAGTAAACATCTCACCCATGCGATCTTGTACTATTTCGTCTAGACCGGTAGGTGTCATATACCGTGCATCAGCACGAGCATCATTTAGATATACCATATGTGGATCTGGAGCACTAGCATGAGCAGTATAAGCACCAGCTACTTCAGCACCTATATCACTAGGCGATAAAACTACTGCATTGCTACGAGTATTAAAACTACTAACATAAACACCATTGATACCTAGTGATATTTCTATAGTATCTGGTTCTGTACCTGCAGCTATAGTGATGCCTTTACCAGCTGTCAATGCTGTCAATACATAGTTCCTAATAGTGTTGTTCAAACCAGTATCTCTTACATATCTGATATCGCCTTTAGTGATATCGATATATTGTATATGAGGATCTAAATTAGCTTCATGTGTAGTATTGGTGTTCAAAGCATCATTGACAGGTGCTAAACCCATATTAGCAGGTGTGAGGTTTAATATACCTTCCATGCCATTCACACTAACTACAGCGCCTGTCATAACAGTAGCTGATAGTCTAGGTTTACCATCTACAGTATCTAGTACTGTGTTATCACTAGCTTGTATGGTATTTGATATGCGTGTAGATAGTGGAGCTTGGATATTAGAAAGTTGTATGTATTTAACATCACCTTCAGTTTCAGTCATATACTGAGGATGGGGATCTGCTAGTGCAATATGACTAGATAGACTACCAACAGGTTCAGCATTGATATCAACGGCAGTTAATACTACATCTACTACCTGACCATGTATGCTATCAACACCGCCAGAAACTACATTAGCTGATATAACATACTTACCAGCATCTAATGTTTTAAATATGTTATTACCAGCTTGTAAATGAGTACCTAGTGTGGTATGTGTAGTATTTTGAAGCTCTGTAGGACTGACATATCTGACATCGCCTTCGCTCTCAGTTATATACTGAGGGTGAGGATCTAGTTCAGCTATATGGTTACTGATAGCTGTATTAGGTTCTGCTCCTATATCAGCAGATGTAAGTACCACGTCACCTGTCATGCCATGCACTGATGTAACGGGATTATCAAAATCAGGACATGTAATAGTCATTAAACCCGTTTCACTATCGTAAGCTAGTGTAATATTAGTACCATTAATGACACTAGTTGATATGGTGTTTTTAACTGCGGCAGATAAATCAGTTATCTTTAAATATTTAGCATCAGCTTCTGACTCTACTAGATACTGAGGATGAGGGTCTAAATCACTGATGTGAGTATTTAATGTATTAGCAGGTTCAGCACCTACATCACTAGCTGTTAAAACCACATCACCTTGATAACCATGTAGACGATCTACAGTATCTTCCAATATAGTTGCTTGTATAGTAACTATGTGATTAATAGCATCTTTAGTGATGATGATGTTTTTACCAGCTTGTAGTGTAGATAATATAAGATCATCTATGACATCTACAGCATCTGAGGTTTGTGTATATATGCTATCAGCTTCAGTAGCATTTAGGTATAGTAAATCATGATCGGTACTACCAGCATGATCAGTAGATGATAGGTACTGAGGATGTGGGTTATTATCTGCAAGGTGTGTGTTTAGAGTACCTACTGGTTCAGCATTAAGATCTACCAGACTCAGAACTACATCTAGGTCACGACCGTTAACGCTATCTACACCCGCAGAAGTAACTACCCCGCTAACAGTCAAGGTATCTGCTAGTGCATCGTGTGTCAATGAGATATTAGGACCGGCTACTATAGTGGGTAATGTATCATAAGTCTGTGTGATAATCTGTGCTGGCTTACTATATCGTATATCAGTTTCTGTTTCAGTCATGTACTGTAGATGAGGGTCTAATTCAGCAGCATGAGCAGCTACGGCACCAGCAGGCTCAGCGTCTACATCAGTAGCACTAGTAATCACCACACCTACTTCACCATTGATGCTATTAACACCAGCTATGATAGGAGGCGATTGAATAATAACTTGTTCACCACTACCATCTAAAGTAATGCCAGTGTCAGAACTAACGTTACTGAGTATAGTAGATTTGATTTTATCATCTATATCTGTGATTTCAGATGTGGTATGTGTATGAGATATTAGAGGATGTCTAGCGTCTGCATCTGACTCAGTATAATACTGATGATGAGGATCTGTTTCAGCAGCATGAGCAGCTACAGCACCAGCAGGCTCAGCACCTACATCAGTAGCACTAATAGTTACATCACCTACTTCACCATTGATGCTATTAACACCAGCTATGATAGGAGTAGCCGTAATGACGATTTGATCATCTATCTGACTGTAAGAGATATGTTCGGATGTCTGTAATACTTCTAACATCCTAGCTATGATTGCATCAGCTAAATCTGTAAACTTTGTGCTAGTATGGGTATGTGTTTTTAATGGATATCTAGAATCTGCTTCTGACTCTACCATATACTGAGGGTGAGGGTCTGCTAGTGCGATATGACTGGACAGACTACCAGCAGGTTCAGCTCCTATCTCTACATCTGTATGCGTGTGAGATATAGGTGCTAGTGTAAGTATAGCTGTACTATCACTGATATATTGACTATGAGGATCTAGATCAGCTATATGTGTAGACATAGTACCAGCAGGTTCAGCACTCATACTGGCAGCATCTACTACTACAGCATCTTGTAGTCCATTGACGCTATCTATGCCGGTCATGACTTTACCGCGTACAGTAACTATACCTGTTTCATCATCGTAAATGATAATGAGGTTATTACCAGCAGTTAATGACATGCCTGCTATATCTTGTACTGTCTCTATAAGGTTAGTTAACTGACTAGCTGTATGTGTATGTAGCTTAGGTGAAAATGTATCTGTGAGCTCACTATTTAACACATATTGATCATGAGGATCTATGTCTGTCTGGTGTGTGGCTAGATAGTCAGGAAATTGATTGATGGGTATTATGCTAGCAGAATTAAGACTAGCTATGCCATCTGGGGCAGCTTTTAAAGATGTGTGTAAAGTACCTAGTTGTATAGTGGCTTCTATATCCGTACCAGCAGATGTACCGCCCATGCGTACTGGAACTATAGCTGATAGTCCGATATTGTTATGTAAGTGAGGGTTGAAGAGTTTGCGTGACATGATCCATCCTAAAAAAGTTGAGTGACATCTACCAGACCTGATATTACAAGGTCTGGTAGATGATAGTATGTTAAGCTATAGGTTGTTGATAAGCTAGTTTGTAATTACCAGCTGATGTAGGTTTAAAAGTTACTCTATCTGGATACCATTGTATTACGATTTCACTAGCTAGTTTTTTAGTCCATGCACTAGCATAGTCTATATTGAATGTTAGTTGATTATACCTGACTGCATCAGTAGCTGACTGTATGCCCATAGCCATAGCTACTGCTATACGATCTGGTTTACCATTAGGTGCAGATGCATAGAAAGTCTGCCATTGCGTAGTCAGACCTGTAAATACGGCNTTAGTCATACCTTGAGTCATAACTTTATCGGCACTAGTAGTATCGTTGGTTAGAGCGCCTATATTAACCCACTCAGTACCATCCCAACTATACCAGTCTACTAGGTTACGAGATATAGCTAATTTAACTATGCCTGTAACACCTGTTTGGACTACTGACAATGTAGCTGAATTGATTTTATTGTATACAGATGCTAGCGACAGAAGTTTGGGTACGAGTAATTGATTCTTAGGTACATAGTTTAGTATACTTGTGTACTGTTCTGCTGTAATGATGGATAAACCTGGTTTATCAGCCAAGTCAGTAGCAGTAATTTGAGAACTAGGCAATATGCCTGTGGTAACTATGTCGTTGACAGTTACAGGAGCAGTTACTGGTGTTAGTGTGTTATTGACAATGCTATAATACGTAGTGGCATCTTTGAATAGTATTTTTTGATGATCGTTGTATAACTTGAACTCAGATATAGCAAGACGTGTGGTATTCAATGCTCCATTAACACCTGTTATATATATGCGATAATATCGATATGATGCTGGTTGCGATAAGATACGAGTTCTAACTATATTTACGCCAGAGTTAGTATCGTCGACTACTGTATCTAAATCTATCCAAGTAGAGCCGTCCGTACTACCTTGGAATATCCAGTCTTTAGGATTTCCAAATGAACTAGTAGAATGATTTTCTATGGCATAATGTGTGACTGTATAGAGATTACCTAGATCTATAGCTAACCATTCTGGAGCAGATGGCGATACAGCTATACCTGTATTAGCCACTAACCATCCTGAGTTACCACCAGCGGCACCTGGGTTTTTATTAAAAGCATACCAAGCTTGATATGCTGTATTATATTCGCTACTAGCACTAGCTATATATGGTGCAGGTGATGTATTAGAAGTCATGGCAGCTGTTATGTCACCATCATATAACTGTAATTTACCTATACGTGTAAATGTTACAATAGCATCAGAACCGGTTACCAAAACACGATAATGCTGATAGTAAGCTGGTTGTGTTAGATATCTATATGTGTAAACAGTAGTAGAATAATTAGTATCATTGACTACACTATCTAGATCTACCCATGTAGTACCATCCAGACTACCTTGGAATATCCATGTATGACATGTTTTATAAACCATGCCATAACCAACCACCCTAACTATAGATCCAATATTTATAGCCAACCATTGAGGATTAGCCGGAGTAGGCGGTTGTCCAGCTATGCTGACCCATCCAGTAATAGAATCATTTGTAGAGTGAAATGCTTCCCAAGCTCGATATGATATATTATATATGCTACTAGCACTAGCTACATATGGTGAAAGTGTATTATCACCCGTCATGACAGGTATGATAGATGTCTTGTTTTTAATATTATCAGTAGTCACAGATTGTAGTTCTGCAGATAGAGTTTTCTTGTAGAATGCTCCATCCATAGCATCAAATACCAGAGGTTCAGACATTTTCATACCTACTTGACCAACAGTAGTAGTCCAGTCTAACATCTCTGTAGTATTATAACGACTAGCGTTTGCAGCATCAAATGTTTCCACTACTACGTTTTGTGCAGTGGCTCCCGGCTCTTCTTTCAGCCCGTAAGCATCGCCATTAAAATTAGTACTGTAAGGTATGGAGAAAGTATGTACTTGGTTAGCAGTGCTTACTACGTCATTAACTATATAACCCTTAGCATTAGGCGTAGCATTAATCGATGTCCTATCTAACCCACTATCATAAGCCAGACTAATATTGTTACCAGCTATCAAGCTAGTACCTATGACATCATTGATAGTACCGGCCAAACCATCTTTAGCCATATACTTGACATCACCTTCAGCCTGTGTCATATACTGAGGGTGGGGATCACTTAATGTCATATGTGCTGCTAGACTACCGGCAGGTTCTGCATTAAAATCATTGGCATCTATAACTACATCGCCAGACATTCCATTAATAGAAGTGACTAGATTAGTAGCTGCATTTAAACCTACAGTCAATGTGTTAGCTGCATCGTTATAAGTAACTTCCATACGGTTACCGGCTACCAGTGTAGTAGCCAATACGTCTTGTATGGTTTCGTTCATTAATGATACTTGAGGATATCTGGCATCACCTTCAGCCTGTGTCATGTACTGAGGATGAGGGTCTGGTGCGCCTATATGGTTATTATACAGAATCTCAGCTGTACCAGCAGGCTCAGCACCTAGTTCAGCAGCTGTGATCGTAACTACACCGGTTTTACCATTAACACTATCTACAGAACCTGTCAATACAGCAGCAGCTATACTGGTTTTACCAGTACCAGGATCATAAGTCAATGTGATATTAGGACCAGCTACTAGAGCATCAGGTACTCTAGAATCAATAGCTGTATTTAGACTAGCTATCTGTGCATATCTAGCATCACCTCTAGTCTCATTAAGATACTGTGTATGAGGATCTGCTTCAGCAGCATGAGTAGCTACTACACCTACAGGTTCAGCGCCTACGTCACTAGCTGTTAAAACTACATTACCTTGATAACCATTGACTGTGTTAACAGCACCTGTCATAACACCAGCTGTGATAGTAGTCTGACCAGTTACATCATCATAGTCAACAGTGATGTTATCACCGGCTATAATAGAACTACCTATGACAGGTTTGATAACTTCTACAGCATCTGTTTCTTGTACATATCTAGCATCACCTCTAGTCTCATTTAGATACTGTGTATGGGGATCTGCTTCAGCAGCGTGGGTAGCTACAGCACCGGCTACTTCAGCACCTACATCAGTATGTGTAAGTACTACATCACCTTGATAACCATTAACAGTTCTGATCAAACTAGTTAAACTACTTAGCCCTATTTCAGTTTGACCTGTTACGTTATCATAGTCAACAGTGATGTTATCACTACCTACTATGGTACTGCCTATAACCGTTTTAATGTCAGTATTTAAAGTAATTAACTGTTCATATTTAGCATCAGCTTCTGACTCTACTAGATACTGAGGATGAGGATCTAGTTCAGTAGCATGGGTAGTTACAGCACCAGCAGGTTCAGCACCTACATCTGTAGGTGTGAGCGTAACAACTCCTTGATAACCATTGACACTAGTCACACCGCCTGTTAGTACGCTAGCTGATACAGTTATAGTATCAGACACATCATCATGTACAGTACTGATATTGTCTCCAGCTATAATAGCTAAAGGCAATCTATCCGATATCTGATCATTTAAATCAGTTTGTCTAATATATCTAGCATCACCCCTAGTCTCGTTCAGATATTGAGTATGAGGATCTGCATCTGCATTATGTACAGATGCTAACAAATACTGATTATGAGGATTACTAGCAGCTACGTGACCAGTAACAGCACCAGCTACTTCAGCACCTACACTAGCAGCATCCAGTACTACATCACCTTGTAGTCCATTGACACTAGTCACAGTACCTTCTAATAAAGCAGATTCTAATGTTACTATATGCGTAGTAGGATCTACTTGAACTATTATATTAGGACCAGCTACTATGGCAGAACTGACAGCTGTTTGAACTACATCGGCTAGATCTGACTGTAGAGTATATCTGACATCGCCTTCTGATTCTACTATGTATTGAGGGTGTGGATCTGGTTCAGCTATATGGGCAGTCATAGTACCACTAGGTTCAGCACCTACGCTGGCAGCATCCAGTACTACCACACCTTGCAGTCCATTGACGCTATCTACACCACCAGACATCACTACTGCTGATACTTTAACCAGACCACCAGTGTTATCTATCACTACGTTATCACCAGCAGTGATAGTGCTGACTATTTTACTACCTAATGCACTATCAAGATCAGTGATGTCAACAGCAGTGTGTTCATGTATCTTAGCAGCATATCTAACATCACCCTCTGACTCTACTAGATACTGAGGGTGAGGATCTACTGCAGCAGCATGGGTAGCTACAGCACCGGTTACTTCAGCACCTACACTGCCAGCATCTAGTACTACCACACCTTGCAGTCCATTGACGCTATCTACACCACCAGACATCACTACAGCTGATACTGTGACCAGACCACCAGTGTTATCTATCACTATGTTATCACCAGCTACTAATGTAGTAGCCATACGAGCATCTATGGCACTATTCATATCAGTGACATTAGATGCTGTATGCGTATGTACTATAGGTGAATATCTAGCATCGCCTTCTGACTCTACCAGATACTGAGGATGAGGATCTACTGCAGCAGCATGGGTAGCTACCACACCAGCAGGCTCTACACCTAGTTCAACTGGAGTATGTGTATGTGATATTTCACTATAGTTAGCATCTATATCTGTTTTTAAAGCATATTGAGGATGGGGATCTAGTTCACTGTTATGTGTAAACATCATACCTGCAGGTTCAGCACCTACATCGGTTAATGTCAATGTCACATCACCAGTTTTACCATTTACACTACTGACAGCAGCATTGATAGTAGCACTGATAACTACTTCACCCGTATTATCATCATATACAGCAGTGATGTTAGGACCAGCTACTACAGTAGCTCCTATGATGTCTTGAATCTCTTCTACGATATCTGTGACATCAGTAGTAGTATGTGTATGCGTAGGTGCAGCATAATTAACCTGAGCTTCTGTTCTGCGTACATATTGGTTATGGGGATCTGCAGCAGTAGCGTGATCTTTAAGATATACAGGTAGTTGTGTATCGACTAGTTTACCTGTAGCATCCAATGTAGCTAAACCATTAGCTACTCCTTTTTCACTACTGGCTATAGCACCTAGGTTAGTACGTGCTGCAGAAGCACTGGTGGCGTTAGTACCACCTAGATTAATAGGTACTATGCCAGTTAATCCAGTTTTATCATCTATATATCTAGATGTAAGCTTACGAGGCATTTTATGGCTCCTTATAACAGTCCAGAGGATTAAAACAACGCTATGACATACCAGACTGCCATATAGACAGTCTGGTATATTTTCCATGATTTAAGTTGTTGGATAGAAAGCTATCCCATTAGTCTGTCCTGTAGGTAGTGTAGCAGGATCAGCTAACTTAGTAAACACGTCAGTGTCAGTGTTATATGAATACAATAACACATAAGGACTCAATATGCTACCTACTGCCAAATAGTTCTCCGTTCCAGAAAATGCAACACCTCTAGATTCATGAGGAGGTAGTGTGGTAGGATTAGCTAACTTAGTAAACGTAGTACCGTTGCGCTTATAAATAGTCAGATATGGAGAGTTTTCATGTCCTACTGCAACATATATACCAGTTCTATCAAAACTAACAGACCAAGCATTGCCAGTAGGTAAATTACTAGGATTGGTTAATTTAGTAAACACACCTTCAACTATCTGATAAATAGTTATAAAAGGACTAGTAGCGTGAGACACAATTAAAAAATCATCAGCAGGACTAAAAGTAACACCAATGGCATTACCTGTAGGTAGTGTAGTGTTTAGACTTATGGCTGTAAACACACCTACAGATATCTGATACACTGTAACTCTAGGTGAGTTAGCATGCGCTACTGCTAAATACTGACCGTCATGACTAAAAGCAAGACCCCTAACTAGTCCAGTAGGTATAGTAGAAGGAGATTGAAGTTTGACTAATGCATTGTTAACTAATTCATATATATGAATATATGGTGTAGATAGTGTGCCATATACAAAATACTTGTTATCTGGACTGATAGCAGCGGCATAACAAGTACTATCTACATCAGAATTTACAGACAGTTTATTGAAAAAATCACCTGTTCGCTGATAGATATTAGCTCTAGGGGTAGTACTATCTGCAACGGATAGATAAGCACCATCGTCACTCATACAAACAGAGTTCACTATACCGCTAGTATGGAGTCCTGTTAGATTTGATAGTTTGGTAAATGTTTCAACATCCTGTCCATATATGGTTACATGAGGTGTGTTATTGTGACCCACTATTACATATTTACCATAACCAGCAGACACACCAGTGAAACTTCTATATGTCCACTCGCTTAGATAACCCAAGGTACTCTCATATCTAAGTTCTATAGTCATAGTCTGATCTGGAAGTATGACACCATATGGCACTTGTATGCTAGTTAGATTAACAGTATCTCTACCTGACTGATAGGCTATGGACTGATCCTGTTTCCTGATGATCCAGTAACTGGCTGCATGGGTATCGGCACTATTCACTATCTGAAATGCCGATGCCACTATCGGTTGATCTTTATCGGATAATAGACCTGCATCTTCAGGTGTAGTGATAGTAGGTGTCTGTATATAGATGTCTAGTGTTTTAAATGTCTGTACTTCAGACTACAGACCTACTTCAGACTCAGTACTTACATCTCTACATCTCCACTGGAACTCAGTGTTATCAGGGATGGGA